ACCGAAGTTGTTCTGGTGTCAGATTTTTAAACGCTTCCAGGTCCGGATAAGGCTTACTATAAAGAAACTTTTCTGCATCAATTATCGGAAGATTATTTTGAGTGTGTATAAACTCTTTGACCAGGTTGTTTATCTGTTCATTCGTGTAATTATGATATTTCCATTTAGACATAGCCTCCTTTAACTGGAGTAATGCTTTTGGCTTTTTTTCGTGATCCAAAAACTCGTTTAGACTTTCAAGAAACCTTATGTCTGAAACATTCCCTACACTATTTAAAAAAGTTTCCAGCTTTGATAGAAGACTCATTTTATAAACTCTAATTGCCTTTAAATTATAACTCTATTTGCCTCTAAATTATAACTCTATTTGCCTCTAAATTATAACTCTATTTAAAAACAACTTACCGTTATATAACAAGTATCCCATATGGTCTAATGGTTATGATTCACGGTTTTCACCCGTGCGACCCGGGTTCAATTCCCGGTATGGGAGATTTATTTCTTTTGCGGCAAAAGAAATAAAAAGTTTTTGTCTAATAAATGAAAAGATCACGAACGCCGTCACCTTCAGGTTCGGGCTCTGGCACACCGATACCTTCTGGTTCAAGAACTCCGTCACCTAAACCTGTGGCTAAAATATCTCCTGCAAAATTGAATGCGGCTTTAGTAAAATTACAATCAACTTGTTCTATTACAAAACAAAATGATTGTAAAGAAAAAGACAAGCTTTGTAACGGAGACACAAATCGCTGCAATTCACAAGAGTATGCTAGACGAAATTTAATGCAAAAGTTAAAATCAACGGCAAATTATCAAGACTTGCCAAACATCCCTAAGGTACACCCTCAAAGAAAGTCTCCGCGAAAATCTCCGCGAAAATCTCCGCGAAAATCTCCTAAAGGGGGTGCAAAATCACCTACAAAAAAAGAAGAGTCTTTTATGCCCAAACCTTTGAACCCCAACTCACCTCGTTCTAAAAAACCGGCCTCAAAAAAGACAGGTGTTTCTCATAAAAAACGGTCGCCGGCACTTTCTTACAAAGTTGACCCTATTGATATTTTGCCTTTGAAAAAAGTATCACTTAATCCGTTAAAAATTAAATACACTCTTCAATCCATGATAAAACCATGCATTATGAGAAGTAAAACAGAATTGTCTGAAATCCAAGCTCCTACTGTTAATTATTTTAACGATCACAAATCGTTGTTGGTTGTATTTGGGACTGGCGTTGGTAAAACATTAACGGCAATAACAGCAGCAGAATGTTTTCTTGAAAAGAACCCGAGTTCTGAGGTCGTAATTATTACTACCACTTCGCTACAGAAAAATTTTCAAAATCAATTTGAAGACTATGGAAGAGATCAAGTTCACAAGAAAAAGTACAAAGTTTTCTCTTATAAAACTTATTTGAACGATTTCACAAAAAATAAAAACTACAAATGTTCCAATGCACTTCTTATAATAGATGAGGTGCATTTATTGAGAAGTTACGCCGGCAAACAATTTGAAGCTGTCATGGATTGTGCCATGTCTGCAAAGAAAGTGTTGCTCCTAACTGCAACTCCGTTTGTTAACGATGTTTGTGATTTCATCCCTCTGATTAACCTTTTACATCAAAAATACATTATCCGCCCGAAAACTATACCCTCTAAAGACCGAAATAGAGCTATATACAAAAGTAAAACTGTAAAATATTTTATGTCAAATTGTAAACCAAAGGACCATTTGCCTGAAAAACTAGAAATGCTAGGTAAATTACTCCAGGGTAGAGTTGCGTATACAGACAAAAGGTCTGGAAATTATCCTTCTTTTGAAGTAAAAGAGGTACTTATTCCAATGGCAAAAGAATACGAAGAAGCATTTCTTTTAGCTCTCAAAGACAAATCAATATTTGACAAACCTCAAGTTTTTGCAACAGGCTACAGACAAGCTGTTAATAGTATAGGAGATTCGGGATATATTAGTGGTAAGTTAGAAGAAGCTATTCAAATTATTAAAAACGATACTTCTCCATTTGCCCGTAATGTCATTTTTACAAATTGGGTTCAATTTGGTACTGAAAGACTTAAAAAACTGTTTACCGAAAACAGTATAACTTATAGTATTATTTCAGGTGATTCGTCTGCAGAAGAACGTGCTATGTGCGTAAAGGATTTTAATGAGGGAAAAGTTAACACCTTGATAATTACAAAGGCGGGCACAGAAGGTATTAATCTAAAAGGAGTTCAACAAATTATCGTTCTTGATCCAGTTTGGAATAATGCTACTTTAGACCAAATTAAAGGTCGAGGCATTAGAAATAAATCTCACGAAATGCTACCTGAACAGTTTCAAAAAGTCAAAATTTACCTGCTTATGTATGCAGAAAAATCTTACATTAATGGTACCTCAAAAACTACTTATTCTGGCGATGTTATCCTTTATAAATACATAGATCGTAAAAAACAAATTGAAGAACACGTTAAACATATGCTAAGTAAAATTTCTATATTTTAATGTCAAAATTCTAATTTACAAAGGAAAACAAAGACTTATTCATCATCCTCATAACGACCCTTTTTGAAAAGGCGTCGAGCAACTTCTGTTTCTCCATGTTCAACACACCACTTGCTATCACCTTTGCAAGTTTTCACACAAGACAATCCTTTCGCAGGTCCTTTCTTATACACAAACTGACATGTCTCTTGTCGATCCTTGCGCTTTCGAGGAGCGTCTGGAATAGCTGACGCTTTATGTGTTTGACGTGGTGTTTGCATCTCCATTGGGGAAATGAAGATCTCCACATTAAATTTAAACTCATTATTACAGTCATCATCAGCTTCGAGGTCAATTTCCTGGTCATCACTCTCATTCTCAGTGTCAGTCCCATCATCGCCGTCAGATTCAGCTTCTAGATCAATTTCCTCACTCTCATCCTCACTCTCATCCTCACTCTCATCCTCACTCTCATCTTCGCTCTCATCCTCACTCTCATCCTCACTCTCATCCTCACTCTCATCCTCACTCTCATCCTCGCCGTCAGATTCTGCTTCGAGGTCAATTTCTTCATCATCGCTTTCGGTCTCAGTTTCGCTCTGAATGTAATCTTTGTCATCTTCTTCATCAGAGTCGGCAATCTCAATAGTATCGTTGTCGAGTTCAACTGTGCGACACCAAGCGACTCCGTCCATGAGATCAAAAAAGTCGCGAATCTCTTCAGGGTCGGCTTTAAAACAACGTCCGACTCGCTCAAGATGCTTGTTGAGAAGAGTCAGTAGCGTCTCATACTTAAAAGCCGCACGAGTAACGCGTTTGGCAAACTCTACATAGTAAGGAGTAGGAAGATGCCACGCATCGTCGAAGGAATTGGCGTATCCAATACTTTCCTCAATAGTTTTGTAGGTATAACCAATCATCAACAATGTCGGCATAGAGGGATTAGAAAAGCAATAAATGTATCCAGACATAGTGAAAATTCTGAAGAGGGAGAATTACCATATCAGAAAAAATGATTGAAAAAATCAATTGCAAAATTATTTTTTCTCCAAGTGAAGAAAAAATCAAAATGATAGATATCACGTGCTATATCAAATGCTTCATTAGTTAATGCCCTTCAAATTTATTAATAACCATAATTAAATTTATTTTAATAATTGAATAAATGACAAACGAAGCAGATCTTCGAGCTTGTGAAAATCGTTTACGTCAAAATTTCCTTGAAAGAATTTTAAATGCAACCATGGATAAGGATGATCATGCGTTTCATAGGGACTTGGTAAAAAGAGCAACTCGCGAGCATAAATTAGACAACGCCTATTATAGTTATATTGATCCTCAAACCAGACAAAACAAAGAAATGCTTCTTGTCCAAAGAAATCAACAGACTCTATTACCACTTGACATGACTCAATTATGGTTTCGCTTTACAGGTCCTGTAATAGCATTTGACACAGATTATAATTTACTACAAATTTATAAACTCATTCGAGAGGGAGATTCGTTATTTATTTTTGGCACATTAGATGCACGGGGAAAAGTAAAACACATAACAGCAGTTATTGAAACAGATGAAACTATATTAAGTTTTGGTTTAGGTGCTGCAGGTGCGACCGAAGATAGTTATAAAGATTTATTTGGGGAACAAAAATCACTCTTAATAACCCCTGATTCTGTGTTTGAATATAAATTTTTAAAACAGCTTCAAAATCCAAAGGAAAGACATGTCAAATTAATCGCCTCAACAACTCTTACTAAAGAACACGTACTCGCCTTAAATCATGAATTCGACCAGATTACGCTAGAAAACCTTTATTCCAAAGTGTATTCTTCTTACAGTACTTACACTCCATTTACTGGTAAAACAGTTGAAACTTACAAAAATAATATGGTTAAATTTTTACAAAGTGGAGCGTATTCTTATAGTGAAGATCAAAAAATTCGTACAATGTACTCAGATACAAGTAAAAATTTAAAGGTATCTCTTTTTCCTGTTTTATGTTTTTCATATATAGCGGACTTAGCCACAACCAAGTATTGTACTTTATCATCCTTTTCCAAAAGGGAAAAATCAAACTGTGCGTCGTTTGTTCAAAGAATGTTCAAATCGGTTATCAATTGCTCAGTTTTTCAAAGCAAATATTTGAGAACTGATCGAATCGTTTCCAACCCCGATTATTGCAGGCAATGTTTCAAAAAGTCACCTTTAAGAAAATGTAAAGCGGATACATAACGAAAATTTACCCATTTTTGAGTTCTGTTTAAATTGAAATGGTCGGGTTTGAAAAAAGTAAATGAGTGATCTTCTCTCTTTACACCCATATGTACTAAAAACCGAGACAAATAACGATTACTGTTCATTTATAATTTTGAATGGTGAAGAAGAAATCGCACATCTTATTTCTTTTATTTATACAAAAAAGAACCTTGTTTATATACAAAATTTATTATCGAAAGAAAAAGGAAAACGGTATGGTTGTTTTTTAATATCCAAATTATGCGACTATATCATCTCTCATTATCCTCTTATTAAATGGGTAGAATTAGACGACAGTACAAGTGTGTCTCCTCCGTTAAATATCTATTACAAACTTGGGTTCAAAGTACGAGATAATAACCACAATCGTTACATCAATTGGCAAACTTGGTTATCCAGATATACTCCCTTACACAATAATCCAACTGAAGAACGTCGTATAAACATATACATTTTGAATGTAAACGTACAAAAATTTCTTTTGTCTTAACTGAAAATAAACATTAACTAGAACTTTCTTTGGTGTATAATACAAACTCATCTAAAGTTATCTTTGCCATTTGTTTTGCACTGCGCCTCTGTAGTACGTCCATTTTTAAAATTTATACTTTTTATAAGTATAAATTGGCTCTTTTTACAAGACTATTTACATGTCGTAATCAAAAAAGGCAGACTCTGGAGTTGTTTGCAAATATTTTCTAGGTGACATTTGTCCTTCAGATTCTACGGAGTCAATTCGTCTTTTTTCTCTGACTATGTTTTGATCCATTGACTGTGCAGTTATTTGCGACACTTGATAAGAGGGCTGCTTTATTACTAACTGGTTATACATACGGGCGAGACTAAACGCGCTTATGTAATCACTAAACATTGTTGCAAAATCTTTAAACATTTTGAACATAAATTTTGACCCAATAGATACTTTTTCAGAAATGACCCTTAACGTGTTCACACAAAATTTCATTACCATTCCAATACTCTCTATAGTCATCACAAATACTTGTAAAATAACATTAACAAGTGAAATAATGAGGTAATAAATTGCTTTCAAGATACTGCTGACTTCAGAGACACATTTTTCTAAAAATCTATATATAAATATTACCGTCTTAAATAACCGGTCCTCAATACTAAGTAAAAACGTCTGTACATCAATATAACTCGCAGTCGCCAAAACGTTTTTGAAAAGTCGGTAGATATATCCCTTTAACATGTCATTTGTTGAAGGCACGGGAGTTGCCGCTTTTGCAGGTGCGGTTACGGTGCCAGCGATAATCACAGGCATTGTGGGAGCCATCTTTGCATTTTTGTCCAAATATGTCGATGCATTTATAGGTTTTAAAGGTACCATTCCGGGATTATACGTTAGAAAAGGTACAGCTGTGGGATCAATGGCCAATCCTGAAAATTGCATGTCTTTTATGTTTGGTTTCGGTACATAAATGGTCGGTAGATTACCAGGTGATAAAAATTTATAATTAAGTATAGGATTTCCTATGTTATGCGATAATAAAAACATGTTGAATCTGTGGATTGCGTCGGTTTCGAATAAAGAATTGATATTAAAATTAAAATCTTGTGGTAGCTGGCAATACCAACCTTTATACAATTGTATAGATTGTTCTTTCCTTAATTTGGTGATCTCAAGGTCAATCTTTAATAATCTATCAGAGTATTCTTTATTGCCGGCTGTCAAAAATTGTATCATATCACTAAATTCTTTGGCTGTAACAAGACCAACAAGATTTTGAACAGTAATTTCGATAAAATATTTGTTGTCAAATTGACTTGAGTATATCAACGCCTTATTATCTTTAACGTACTTCTCTATATTATTAAAACTCATATTTTCCAGTTTGTATGTTTTTGACTCATCCGCAGTGATGTGATCGAACATCTTTGTCTCCTCTTTAGATTTTAATATTCCAAGGTATAGCAACATTTGCAAATGCTTCTTTGTCCAGGTAATTTCAGAAGTTAATAATGAACAAAGAAATTGAGTATAGTCCCTATTAGATTTAAATCTGTTAATCGTTCCGGTTTGGGGCATATCGTCAACAACGTCATTAATACCTAAATTCTCATTATATCCACGATCCATATCAAAAAATTTGACAATATATTTTGTGTTCATTTTAAGAAAATTGCCGTTGATATTAATGTTTAACATCACGGGTGTAGTTAATTCTTCAACAAGAATATTTCCAAAATGCAAATCACCTTGACGAATTTGAAATTTGTTCATAACATAAAGACCGTACAGACATTGCGTAATCACACAACATAATTCGTTTTCATCCGATATTTTAGGAGGTTGAAGATTTTTATTGTCGTCATGATGGGAAGTTAACGCATCTTCAAGAGAAAAAATTGTCGAAGAACTTCCGTTTAGCATAAATTTAAGTTTTAATGTAGGGAAAGCAGACTGTAATAATTGCAATTTCATTATAAGTGCTTCTATATTTTTGACACGATCATGATTGGCTTGTAAAGAAGCAATAATATCGTCGAGCCCACATTCAGACGCAGAAAGCATAGGTATAAAATTTGGAGAGATGTTCTTCATTACAATATTTTCTGTAATATATTGATACATTCTTGCCTCGTAATCAAGAGATGTGCTCCAAATAGGATCTGCAGATCTTAATTTGATATCAAGGTATTTTTTTCCTCTTTTTTCCATGGCTTCTTTTAATTTTGCGGGTGGTAGTTTGTCCGCATTTTTAATAGGACCAATAAATATGTCTAACACGTTTACATTTCCTGCAGCCTGCGCTTCAATTTTTTGAAAACCTTTTTCAATCTGGTCTTGCTTTAATTCATTCCATCCAAACCATATTTTCAATGCAACATTAAAAAATTTATTATCTGCGCTTGTCTGAGCCTGTGCTAATATAATATCTGTCAAACTAGCAGAGTTTTTTGAAATAACTTTTCCAGATAAAATATAAGCTTCATTTACTTTGTCATTAAAAATTTCACTGCAATTTCCAAAAACATTACTCTTAGTTTTTCTAAGAGAAAATAAGATACTATTTAAGTCCGACTCAGATAATATTGACATTTATAATACTATGATATTATAAATTATTCTTTCTTTAATTCTTACTTCATCGGGCACACCCCTCCAATACATTCTCCCTCTGTTGCATACTTTTCATCACTCGTTGTGTGACAAATCTCTCCCACATTATCAATAGGCCTACATGTCTTCAACATCTCTTCATATTTCTCCTTTGTAATTTCCTCCAAAGGAGCTTGAATAAATCCGTGCCCAGAATGTAGCAAAAACGACACAGACTTGATGTTGTCGTTGTAATTCTCCTTTAGCCACGCCTTAATGCCCGGCAACTCTTCCTTCTTATAATACACAGTCACAGATACCGCATTATCAGACCAATTTTTTTGCACAAACTTAACCCACTCTAGCTGATCAATTGCAGTCAAGTCCTTGGCGACAACTGTGCCTTCAGGATATTTGTAAGGAAACGAGATGACTGATGTGCCATAATCGAGCGTTCCGTCAAAGTTCTGTACATATTCGACATGATATCCATGTTCTTTTGCCAACTTAATCAGCTTACTCTCAGAGGAAACACGAATTCGTCGGATTAGATAGTGAGAATAAGCTGGATGAATTCCTGGAGAAACATGACCGAGAAGGGAAAGCGTGTTGTGCGAAACAAAACCGTTTAGTCGGTAGTGATGGGTGTTTTCAACCTCAATATCATAAGTTTCACAATTAGACTTAACAATGGATATGATAGGGTCAAGGAGAAATCCATTTATATAATGGGCATTTGTTTTGTCATCTAGGACCCTGAGATTATCTGCACGACGAATACTCTTGTTAAATCCACAAGAACGGCAAAGTTGTAAAATCTCTTGATTGATAGAGTTATTGACGCTTGGAAAGACACGCTGAAAAAAGCCGTCAAGAAATTGAGTCACATTTGTGGCCGAAGCGTAACGAATAAACTTTGGCACCTTGTTCTTTTCCACATCAACATTAGCAGTCAACCAAGAGACCAATTCTTGGCTATGAATAATCAACTTCTTTCCAAACAGCGACATCGTTTGGATATTAAAATCTTTCGTCATAGTGTTGATAATGTCTGAAAACTTAATCGTGCTGTAGTTGAAAATCACATCTTCACCTTTAACTGAACCATTACCATAAAACTGACCGAGAAGCTTTGCAAGTCGGGGTGTAAGAAGATTTGGAGTTCCAGTTAACTGAGTTTGAATATTTCCATCTGGATGACCTCCCAACTTCACAACAAGACTGTCTCCAAGCTTAAGCTCATCAACTCGCTTCCAGACGTAGTTGTTGCTTTGGTCAAGAATTCGGTATCGGTGATTAAGAGAACTTTCCAGCTCAACACCATCTTCGGTCTCAATTTTACGAGTCTCAACCTTGCCATTAACGTAAAACTTGGTAATCACTTCTGTTCCATCTTTGTCGGTGTATGCTTGAGTATCCTTGACCTCTTGCCAAGTGTTACCCTTGACATCTCCCAACTCATCAAGACGCTGAAGACCCTTGTTTGTAAGGATGAGAGAATCTCCGCGAGAACAACCAGAAGGTTTGATTGTCGTAAGCTTAATTGAATGCGGAAGATTATGTTTATCCGAATAAGTCTTGTCAAACTCGCGAAGATACTCGTAGCAGGGACTTAGCCAAGATCTCTGCTCCTCGGTTGCTTGCAACACTCCCGTCATTCCAATACCAATTCGCATATGCTTGTGCACAATGTCCTCTGTCTCTTGGGAATCAGCGCAAGGAAGAGTGAGACTATGTTTGCACGCGCGGTAGATATACGTTGATGCCTTTTTCAACTCTTCAAAGGAAGTAATGTTGGGAAGAAAAATCTCGCCTAGACAACAGGTTTCATGGTCGGCAAGATTTTGCTCTGAGCAGTTGTGTGCTAGAATACCATTTGCTGAAAACATATGAACTTCGGGGACAGTACAATCATAAACATTTTCATTGGCATCTTTTTGGATGGAAACAACTTCTTCGTAAAGTTCGGATTTATGGGCATCATCAACATTTACGGTAATCATATCACAAATTTGTAAATTTTTGAGTTCAGTCCATCCTTTAGAATTGATCAAAAATTTATGTTCGGGAGTTGCTCGAACTGTTTTGCCGGTATTTGTTGTAAGTTTAAAAAGAAGTCGATTTGTACCAGTCTTGAAAAATCCTTCAGCTGTTGTAGGATATTTCTTTCCGTTTAGAATAACTGTAATTTGACCTTTACCAACAAGATCGATCACAGGAATTTCTCCTTTGTCTGTCAAAACAAGTGTGTCTCCACTGACACACGGATTAACCCCCTTGACATCCGGATCAGAATATTGCGTTTCACCAATACGACCACATTTCTTGGCAAGGTTTAGATTAATAAGGCCATAAGGCTCGCCATTACCTTCATAACCGGACCAAAATTGTTCGTCCTCCAAAATGTCATTTATGTTGTTACAGATGATACTATTATTACTGTAACAACGCCAGTTTGGAATGGAGCCAAGGTCCCATCGCTTTGCATTTAGATATTCCTTATCACTAACATCGCCCAAAGCAATTTGGGCAGAATTATGAGTCAAGTATGTGTTGCAGAAAAACTCGTGCATTTCCTCAACCTCAATGTCCCAAGTCTCTGCTTCACCATCTTCCTTAATATCAATCACTCGCTCCATTTCTAAATCAGCGATGCAAGGCTTATAGCGATCTGCTAGAGAAAGCAGATAATTGGAAAAATCGATTTCACGAGCCATTTTCCAAACAATTTGTGCATCACTAAAGGTTCGAGTTGCCATACGATGATTTGATGTGCACCGAAACGAACCACAAGTTGTACTAATCTTAACAAGTGGCTGAACACCTTGTTCGAAGACGTTTGTCACCTTCCTGTATCCATTTGTTGTGAGAACCTCATCGCCGACCTTTAGCTTTTCTATTGCCATCAATCCGTCGCGAATATGCACAAGAGAGCCCTTCGGCAGACACCGCCTTACATTGCCTGAAACTACAACCATGCCGATGATATTCGCAATGTCCAGTGCGTCAACAGTTGTAAGACGAGGATTCTTAGAAGACGCACGACTGTTGAGGAGATCATTAATCTTTGTTATGCCATCACAAAGGACTTGACCTCCCGAAGAAACTCCACCAAAACTCTTAATTGGCACACCTTTCTCTCGAAGAAGCTGAGTTGAGTATGTAAATCCTTTGCCCGAATAAAAGTGCGCTTTCAAAACCTTGCTTAACAATTGAATCCAAGCACCTCGATGATCTGCAAGAATAAAGTCGGCGTCCTTGTTGTCTTGACGAACAATTGTGGCATGCTTAACCGGAGGAAAATGCTTCATATCATCCTCTATTATACGGTATCCAACACCGGCACCAAGCATGAGAAAGTTCATCAGCCAAGTAAAAGATTTGTAACTATTAATTACGCAGAAGGCACAATTTTGGAGGGACATCAATCCGAGCTTATCAACTGTACGAGTTCCAAGCTGCCATAGAAAACGCCCGGCAAGGGAGCACTTCAGGTTGTAAAGAAGATCAAAAAACTCCTGTCCTTCCTCTTGGGAAAAGCCACACTTTAATTGAGTATTACATGCGTTGATACAACGGGTAAGAGTTTGCGACCAATTTTCAATAGGTGAATTCGGGTCTCCCTCGTTCAATTTGCGACTGTAAGTCCTCAAAAACGTAAAAAGACCTAGAGAATCAAACGGTTGAACAGGGCCGTGAATTTCAAATTTCATTTCGTTCATTACGGGTTGAGTTGCCATTTTATTTAAAGCATTGAGGCTTTAAAATCATTTCCAAAAAATTATTTTTGAGAAAAAACTTTGGAGATTTCGTAAAGATAAATGTTTGAGAAAAAGAAATTACATTTCAGTAGTGGATACATTTTTGCGCGCCTGATAAGAAGGCGGAGAAGATGAAGGAATAAATACATAAGGAGGAGGGGGGAGAGGCGTATTAGTCCGACGGGATTTAATCATGCCGTGGCAAAGTAGTGAACACAGAAAAGTTATTAAACAAAAAAGAATCATCATAATTACATATGTTATAAATGAAAAGTATGTTTCATTTCCCGAAGAACAAACTTGCTTATAATTTTCTTTGAGACAATCACACCATGCAGTAAGTGTAGAATAACCGACATTGCAAAAGTGTAGTAGCTCACTACATATCTGGTTGGATGAAAAATTTGAACAAAGATGCGACATTTTAATATAATTTTTATTATATTAAATTATTTCACTTCAAACATCTCCAGATTTTGTAAAATCTCTTTCTTATTTACATCCAACTTATAATTAAGAAATTCAATAAGATGAGCTTGAACGAATCGATAATTTTCAGGAATATCTTTCTCACTTATACTTATATTAGTATAATCTTGAACAATACTAAAAAACAAGTCTCGATTGCCATAATCAAATTCAATAGGTGTTAGCCGACCCGGTCGGACAAGATAAGGATAATCTTTGTTGATGCTTACAAGATCATTACAAGCTGCAATTATCATTCGTTTGTCAGGAATATATGTACCACAAAAAATTTCAAGAAGATCATCAATATCCCAATCCATTTCATTATTATCTTCCTTTTCATTTTTTCTTACTTCCGGCTCGTTTTTGTTTTCATTTGTTTTCAAAAAAAAACTTTCTTCCTTTTTTTGCTTTGTTTCTTTTAAAATTTTAAGTTTTTTTATTACTTTATCAAATTCGTCAATAAAAAATATGGTACCTTCTATAGTTGAAAAATAACTACTAACTCCTGGTATATATCCATCTGCAGAGTAAAAAAGGTTGATTAGTTGTTGTTTCTTTTTCACCTCAAACAAATTGACAAGAACTATGTTTCGATTTGTATACTCAGCAATGCGCTTGACAATTGACGTTTTTCCTGTTCCAGATTTACCATGACACAAAATTGAAAACTGCCTTGCTTGCCCGTGTTTTGAAGGTTTGTTTAAACTATCTATCCAGTTAATAATTGTATCAAGCTTTGGATTATAATAACCAAAAAACGCTGTTTTATTACCTTCTTTTTCTATGCAATTGTCCAATGTTGTTATCACGCATCCCAAAGGATACGCAAAAATAACGGGTTCGTCCTTTTTCTTCTTTTTCTTTTCTATTTGACTCATGAACCGAAAAAGTTCATCTTCAGTTCCTTTATCTATTTGAATAGAAAAAGAACGAGTTGATAATTTTTTCTCTCCATTCTGCGTTGAAACTGTGATATAACAAGACAGATTCTCATGCATATTCACACGATACGTTCCATCTTGTAGAAAAACGCTACTGGCACAGATGGTATAATATTTATCATTTTTTCCAGTTTTGATAACATCTCGGTTTCCACAAATCCATTTTGGCTTTTTAAGGAAGTAGTGTTGGTTGTCGTATAAAAAATGTTCTATAAAACTATTTTCTCTATCAGTAACCACTTCTTTTTCAGAATTAAATGCAGTAAGAAGTACAATACTTTTGTTTGAAAAATTTAACCCAGATGTAAATTGCATTTTTTTTAAAAAATAATAAATCATAATCAAAATACCGATTCCTAAAATTAACAACGATGCACCTTTTTCAGTCAAATACATCATATTGGAAACACCATTAAAAAGAAGGGTAAAAACAGTACAATATCTATAGTCAAGAAGAAGATATTTTACTATTTGTTCTGACCAGAGAGGTGACAACATTTGAGTAACCGAAACGACAGTATCGTTTAGCATAATGATACTTTATCTTAATCTCAATATGTTTTAAAGTCTTCTTTTGTAATTTTGTGGTGTATGTGAGTTTTAATTGGTTTGTACCAATTTTCTCCATATTGTCTTAGAAAATATTTCACCGGATTGTTGGCGCCCTTTATCTTATTTTTTCCAAAATTGTATGATGACAAAGGAAACAACTCATTGTACATGTAATAAGCATTTGGATATTTTGTTTTATGTACTTCTGAGACAAAATCAACTTTATCACCTTTCAAGTTATAAACAAAAATGTCAATAAAAATATCGTTTAAATTGTCAGTTGGAAAAAATTTGTATAGCTTACCGTCAAATTTCAAATGTGATTTTGCTAAATCATCTGTAAATTTTTTAGAAAAAAGCTTGTATTCGTCTTCTTTCATTATTCCTAAATCCATGTCATCATCGTGGGCTATTATTTGCCGATCGCGATAAGCACCCAAAAGTGTCCCTCCATCCGCAAAATACTTGACATTATGTTTTTCTAAAACGGGCTTCAACTTTTCCCACATGTCATATAATTTTTCGTGTATAGTGCTTATTTTATCGTACGACTCGGCTATTAAAAGACAATACAATATTAAGCAAAAACCACAGACAAATAAAAGGACATATGTATACATTTACTTTATATATAAATTTTAAAATAAATAAGAGAAATTAATTAGTAATATAATTGTGCCTTTGCCCAATCTCCTGTGACAGGGCAATTAGTTTGAGGTGCAAAAGTCGCTAAAAAGGAACCAGTCGGGATTTCTCCGCCATAACAGTTTCCGTGTGCAATACTAATCGCGGGATATCCAGCAGCATCCGCAAGTGCTTCGCAACTTCCAACTGATATACCCGCAGAGCTATAGTTTAGCCAATAAGGTAATATACGACCGGCCCAATCACCTTTTCCAGTACCATCTATATTTGGATCCCAAACTCCGGAATAACTATCGGTATAACAACCTTGCTTTTGACGATTATATACTTTTGTCGAAGACGCATTTGTAGTTTTGGGAGATCCGGTAGCAGGAGAACCAGAAGGAGTTTTAGGAGAACCAGAAGGAGTAGCAGGAGAACCAGAAGGAGTAGCAGGAGAACCTGAAGGAGTAGCAGGAGAACCAGAAGGAGTAGCAGGAGAACCAGAAGGAGTTTTAGGAGAACCAGAAGGAGTAGCAGGAGAACCAGAAGGAGTAGCAGGAGAACCTGAAGAAGTTTTAGGAGAACCTGAAGGAGTTTTAGGAGAACCTGAAGGAGTTTGGGAAGGTCCTACACCAGGAGTACTTAAATGTGTGTGTTTGATACCTGGCATGGGTGCTGGCTGCTGTACGGGAACAAGAGGAGATGGTTTTTGCATGGAAATTTTCTTGGCTGGTTTTTGCATTTTTGGCGCAGAAGTAGTTTTACGAACTGTCTTTGATGAGTTTGAATTATTATTTGAGTCTGCGACAATTAATATTACACCAATAATTAAAATAATAAGTATGAAAATAGATATATATAAGGGTTTCATTTATTATATACTTTTGAAATAATAAACGAAAACTAATAAATTTTCTTTATTAAATGAGTGGAAGTTTTGCTTATCAAAATATGGTTCAAGCTTTATTGACACAAGCAGTGAGCGGCTTTAAAAACTTGAAATCTCAGTATGCGAGCCAAAATGAAATTTACCTTCTTGAAGTTAATGCAGATCAACTTTTTCATAATCCATCGGATCCTTTTATCAACGCTAATGCCATAACAAATGACATTGATGATAATTTAAAACTCAAGTTACATTCACCACAAAACAGCGACTTGAGAGTTTTATTAATATTAAACGAAACAAACAGTGCAAAGAAACTTGATTTAACAATAAACGCAAATATCGGTTCGAGTAAAGCATTTGGTTTATTTCAGTTGAACTACTCCAACATTTCTATTCAAAATTTTAAACAAGTTCTTTTCAATACAAATCAGAACATCAAAATAAATGAACATGTCGAGTTAATACTAAACCCTGAAGATTTGATTTGTGTTTTAGTTGGTACAGTAAACGATGAAGATGATGAGGAAGAAACTATGATATCTTTGTGTTTTAACAAAGATACCGAATATTGTTCTATGGGACCGATAATATTTGGAGCCATAGTCATCATTCTTATAATAGTACTTTTATATTTTCTATTACAAGGCGATAAAGAACCGGAGGAAGAAGAAACGCATTTTTATTTTTAAAATTAAACTATTATCGAGTTTAATTTTACAAGAATTACTCTTCCATATGCAAAGACAAATTAGAGTATTGACACAAAACACTACAAAAAAATGACTTCTTTGGAACCTTCTTCAAATGAATACAATTGATGTGATATCCCTTATCACACTTGTCACATAGTACCATCTCGTTGCCAGATTCGGAATGTCCCTCTTGACAAATCTCACACAGCTGTCCTTCAATTTCTTCTATTGAAGATACCAGACTTTCATCATCTTTGAACTTATTGTAAATTGCTTTGACAGATTGCGAAGTCCATTGCTTGCCTCGACGATGGATACCTTCATCATTTAGCATATCAGCAATAAGATTGCAAATTCCAACTCGGAGTCGTTTGTCTGGTTGACTCTCGATAATGTCATCCAAATGGGTACGATTATCAACATGATAAAGAATACGTTTTACAACTCCCATTTCCATCGGATTTGGTTGCAAAATCAGAGGATGATAATTTCCGCCTTCTATAGCAGGCTCGGTTGAACGAACGGTCATTTCACCGTATGGCGCAACTCCAATATAACCTCCATGCTGTTTGATAAACTCTGTTGCGCCACGCACCCGGTCTGAAATAACATCAGACTCTTCGTTTGCCTCAACAAGCTTTGTTCTAAACGAAACTCGATTTGCAATACTGTTGATTCCTTCAGTTACAGAAAGAACGCTAATTCGGCGTTTGTAAAAATCGTTAAGGAGGTCAATTCCATATGCAGCATCACGTGTAAATCGTGACACATTATAAACTACAATGATGTCGCCGCTTGTAACAATCTCTACAAGACTCATCAATGCGTTTTGTTTTTGAAGAACTCTTCCAGAAGTCGTCTCGGAAAAAACCGAGGTCGGTTCCGAATCAAGATAAGTCATACATTTTTCAAGCTGAGCATCAAGAGAAACATGATTTGCTTCTCCTTGGCGCTTGCTAGAAACACGAGTATAAATGTAAGTCGAGGGCATTTTTCCAAACAAAGTGGGTGGAAAATCAGTTTAAAATTAAATTTTTCGGCTAAGTGAAATTATCTTATTTAACAAATAAGATAATACTTTTTATAATAAAATGTCATCTTCTGCCGTGTACTCTGGCTTATCATGGATAGGAGAAACACAAGCGAAAATTAGTTTTTACGTCTTTCTTTTTATTACTAGTATTTTTGCCCTCGTTATGATTATAAATATTATGTCACAAAGTTACGCATACTATAAGTCCGATCCTACAAAAAGACAAAATCTAAAAATTAGGCTTCAAGGTTCAATTAAACTGTTTATTATTTTGGGCTTTATATTTGGCCTTATATTGCTCTTTTCTTATTGGAATATGGAAAAAGCAGAGCATAGCAAAGCATATGCTGCAACAGAAGGAGCCATGGATGTTATTTCTGACATGACACGTCGTTATTAAAAAGCTTGCCCGTATCGTTTAAGTATAAGAGGACAACATTTTCTAGTACACATACAATAGCCTGACTATGCTTCCAAGCAACGCGTTAAAAAGAGAAATAAGAACGATGAGAAGAAGCATCTGCCAATTTGAAATTAAAAAAAACCAAAGAGCGCCTCCAAGAAAACAACCAACAAAAGATGATACAAGCGGATTACTATCTTTGTAAAGTGTATAAAAAAGTGAGGAACAAAATAGAAGAAACATCAAGGACTTAAATTCAAATTTGAGTTTTTGGTTCATTGCTGTTTTTTTCAAAGGCTTGTGGATAATTTTCATTTTGAAAAAAACTCGCCGATTTAAAAGAAGGTGTGCATTTATAAAATCTAGATTATGCCTCCTTTAAAAAGGGAAAGAAACAATGATAACTCGAAAAGGAAGCGTATGCGCTATGAGTGTCCCCCAGTTCGTAATCTTGATGACCTCATTTCTGTTGGCCAGTCAAATATTATCTATTACAATATAGACTGCATAGCTCTATGGAATATTGTACCTCACCTAATCAAATTAAGAGACATGATAGGAATGGAGAATGTAAAGATGACAATCTTTCGACAAATTATTTACTACATACAAGGTATGCATAAAAGAGATTCTGACGGAGAATATCTTCATACATGTATTACAGGACCTCCAGGAACTGGAAAGAGTACTATAGGTCAAATACTAGCTCTTATTTATAGAGATTTAGGCATTCTTGGGAGTGGGTCCTTTAAGATAATACATCGCGACGATCTTGTAGCAGGGTATGTTGGACAAACAGCAATTAAAACAAAAAAAGTTTTATCATCTGCTATCGGAGGCGTTCTTTTTTTAGATGAAGCATATTCTATGGGTTCGGCTGATAAAGACGGCGGAGATACTTTTGCAAAAGAAGCAGTAGATACTCTCACATCATTCCTTTCAGAGCATAAAACAGACATGTGCTTTATTATTGCAGGTTATGAAGAAGACATCAAAAAATACTTTTTCTCCCTTAACAAAGGTCTTGAAAGACGTTTTCCTTGGTTACATAAAATACAAGCATACACACCTAGCCAACTTGCAAAAATCACAATTAAACTAATTCGAGACATTCAATGGGCCACTATTGTTGGCGAAGAAGAACTAACTGAACTTATATCACACCATAAGGAATTGTTTCAACATGCAGGAGGTGATGTTGAAACATTTATCTCTAAAACAAAAATTGCACATGCAAATCGTGTTTTTACTCTTGATTCGGAAATCAAGTTTATTTTAACAAAAGACGATTTTCTGGAAGGAATTAATATTGTAAAAGAAAATAAAGAAAAAGAAGAGAAAAGATACATGGATATGTACAACTAGGTTGTACATCATCCTTTGAGCAATTCACAGTTTTTGAAACTCAAATGAGAGTTAAAGTTACAACAAGGTACAATGTATCCCATTGGAACCTTTTGAACTCCATCTTCTTCAAGCGCATGTTTGTGGATACATAGTTCGCAGTAGTCGTCAAAAAACATGTCATACCCATGCACCATCAGAGGATTAAACACGATGGTTCTTTCGATATGCGCAAATGTACACGCAGAGCAAAGCTTGACCGTCTTCTCTGTCTTGATGAAGCCAATGCATGAGGTAAGACAGAAAAAACATTGCTTGTTGTATCTGTCTGCAATACATGTGTTGGCGAAAAGACGGTTTATTTCACCAGTTTCGTTTGCACTCATCTTGACAAGAATACTGTCATAAAAAAGTATTAGAAAAAAATCAATTTATGATATAAAATTAATCATAAATTATGCCAGAAGGAATCGAAGTTTTCATTTTAGCCAAAGTATTAAAAGATATAGGTTATGTCTGTCATTCTTTAGGAAAACATTTAATTTTGACTCATCCATATACAGGAGAACTATATAATTATACTTTTGGTTTAGCAGGAAGAGTAAAAATCAATGAAGGAAGTCTGGAGTTGATCAAAATAAATCATCCCCGAATTGTATCTGGTGAAATGACAAAAATTAATAATGTAAAAGAAGTGGAAGAGAAACTCGGAATTGATTGGATGTTTGCAACAAGAGAACAGCTTGAAATTGTGATAAGAAGTTGGTTGGGTAGAAAAAAACAAATTGGTGCATTGCTTATCGACCAAAAAGAAATTTGTGGTATTGGAGTTACATGGGCAAGTGAGATTTTGCATATTTCAAAAATTCATCCAACACTTAAGACTAATCTTCTACAGTTTCTTGATCTAATAAATGGTTTATTAGATGCAATCATAAGCACAAGAGAAAAGTATGTAAAAATTTATTATCGAATTATCACAAAAGACAGAAAAAAATTTGTAAACTCATGGTTTCACAACCTGTATGAAGAAAGAAAAAATTATTTAAAAGTTTATGGTAAAGGCGAAATTTTGCGAGTATCTGGTAGAAACTTTTATATAGACAAACCTATAGACAAACCTAAAAATGATTCTCTCGGAAGTACGAAACAATCTCCCACATGACTTTGCAATCAACCTCGTTATATTTTGTCACACTTTGGAGCTTTTCATACCTTTCTTCTTTACTCAACTCTAAATAAAGCCGCTTTCCTTCTTGCATAGCATCTAAGCCATTTTTGACTTCATTGTTTTCAGGCCAGATTGTTGTAATACATCCTCCTTTATGCATTGCTTTTGCAATATTTTTCAACGAATACCCATGCAGTCCTGTAACAGCTACACTTTCATCTCTAAAAACTTTGAGCAAGTCTGTGTACTTACATTCGGTAAATACATCCTTATTTCCAGTGACTTTTTCAAAAAGATTCTTTTCAGTTGGACCCCAAGAGTAAATTTGAATGTCTTCCTTTTCCCTTATATCGGCAAGCCATAAGTTGAAGAAATTCTCTTTGCATGTTTCTAAAAGTGAATCCAAAATGTAGGTCTTAAATGTCCATGTATTGTTTCGGACAAACCCGCAGCCAATCATATAAGTCACAGTTTCCCCGAGATCAAGACTTGTAATGTCGCCATGCGTGTCTCGGTGATAAAACGTCTCGTAATCTACATACAATTCGTTTTTGTGTGGCACAAGTTGCTTTTTTGCGATTTGCGAAAACCGTCTTGGAGAAATAACAAAATTTTCAGAACAATTGACGGTCACACTGCGATCAATACTTTTTCGAATCTTTCTTGATTTGACATTTAAATTTACACTCCTTACATTTTTCCATGAATCAATACTTTGTTCATCGGTCAATACTCGTTTCTTTTCGCCGCATTGATAAAGAAGAGTAACATCCTCTTGTTTTTCTGCAATGTCTTTTTTGACGTGTTGCCACTTTGCCGATTGCACTTTCATGTTTGGTCGTAGTTCTGGAATGCTTGGCGGAAAAATTAACCACGTATCACCATAGCTCCGAACACGGCGAACCCAGGCAAGTGCTTCATCAACACGAGAAATTATAAAGTTGTCGTTGTAGTGGAAGTCAATTTTAGCCATTCGTTGTAATGCATTGTTACCAATTGTTTTTTGTCCATCTCTTGTAAACTCCCAACCATTTCCCAAAATGTACGCATGAATTGGGTCATAATTTTGCATATGCTTTAGAGCTTCTGTATACATGTACAGCTGACCTTTGTAAAAAGTGTAATTGCGACTATTTTGAAGATGAATTCCGTCCTTTGTCAAAGACAAACGTGAACATTTGATATCTATAACTACATAATGTTCACGTTTGTCATTGATGAACGCAATACCCTGATTATCTCCTACAATTTTGTTAAAAAATGTTGAAAGCACAAGAAGGTCGCAAATTCCTCCAATCTTTTTTCCAAAATGAACAAGAACTCCTTGATAAATTATCGGTACTTTTTCCTTCATGTAACTTAATGTTTGTTCATATTTTAGAGTATTGTATAAGTCTGCGGAGTTTTTAGCCACGGTTTTAACGTTTTCTGTTCCATACTTTTCTTTTAAAAAAGTTAAAACTTGTTCTTCGTATTGGATGCCTTCATGCATAATTTTTTCAATTGCAGGATTTACTTCGGGACGAAATTCATCTTTTTTGGTTTCAAGCCAGTCGCACAAAGTATCATCAAGAATATAATTTCGAATTGAACTTGGCGTAACCCAATCGTTGTCATTGGAATCCATTTTTCATTACAAGCATAATGAAAAATCAATTTCTAAAAATGACTATCAAAATGATGAGAAAAATTAAAACTAACAGAAAACCTAAAATCCATATGTTTACGTCGTTGAATTTATGATTATTATTTTCAGTCATTTTTTCAATGACTTGTGGTTGAGGTACAATAATAACTTGAGGCTCGGCCTTGTTTTCATCTTTTGGAGGTTGTGAGAAATAGATAGGGTCATAATAAGGCGGATAAACAGGCCAGCCATACCAACCCCAACCTCCAGGCCCATATCCAAGATGTCCGTTGTTATATCCATGATAATGCTCCCCATGAGGACCTCCATTTGCATGTCGGCCATATTTTTCAAGAGTATTTCCCATTTATATAAAACAAGTTTTTTCTACATAATTTAAAATGATAATTTCATTTAAGTTTGTTTGGAACCTTAAAATGGATTTCAACATTTTGCGTGAGTTGGTGACTGATGGATATTTAGAAGATATCCTTGACTTTCTCCAGGATTTTCCAGGAGACCTTAATGATGCGTATAACGAAACTTTACGTTGTGCGTGTAAAGTTGGTTGGAAACACATTGTAGTACACTTTGCGGAAGTCAAAGGCGTCGATGCATCAAACTATCAACAAAACTTTATCGCAGCATGTAAATCAGGAAACGAAGGTTTGATTCAATATCTTTTTCGCGAGTTTCATTGGGATCAAGACACGTACGAGTCGGGCCTTGCTCTTATACTTGAAAATGGACATGCAGAAGCGTTTGAAGTTTTTATTGCAGAAAAAATGGTAAATAACTTTAATCTAATTGGTCGTCAATTGCGAGAGAAACAAAATCCATCCATGTTCTATATTTTTCTTAAACATTTCCCAGAACGTTTTCATCTTGTTTGTGAGGGTCTTGAAACAAATTTTATTGACCTTCTTTTAAGAGAAGGAGTTTCAGAACATTACTTTTCTCCTAAAGTTATAGACGAAGTTAACGAGTATCGAGAGGAACAAATGAAAATTGTCTTAGAAAATGTATAAAACTATTCGTGCTTACGTTTCCAAGCAATAAAGATTGCAATAAGAATTACAACAATGAACAAACCCAATCCACCAACAAACCATGGTGAAAATTTACTTTTAGTGTTGGGAGGTCGTGGAGAGTTTAGAGAAGGTCGTGGAGAGTTTCCATGAGGTTGTGGATAGTTTAGAGAAGGTTGTGGATAGTTTAGAGAAGGTTGTGAAGCGTTTAGAGAAGGTTGTGGAGCGTTTACAGCAATTTGTGGAGCGTTTACAGCAATTTGTGGAGCGTTTACAGAACCTACAGAACCTTGTGTATAAGTTGGTGCTTGGGGTAAAGGAGATAGTTGAATGCTTACACTATCTGTCGAATTTAATGGGTTTTCCACAAAGCACATCATAATTTGATTAGTATTAATTGTCCATGGCACGGTGTCTTGTCCTATAATATTAAAAGTAGTATCAATGTCTCCAGTCGTACCGTCAAGTAATAGACAAACAAGTTTATTATCTGAAGAAAAATTTGTAATGACATCAAGTTGATAAGTAATACTAGTGTCGCTTTTGTTTATAAGTAATTGCATATTAGGTTGCGGTATAATTATAGGAGTAAAAGATATTGTTGCAGTATTTTCAATATTTTTATTGCTGATACTTTCTACACCATTTTTAACAGATACATTTAAAAGATTAAGGGTTCCCGGAATAACCGTTTCAGCAATATTTGGAAGCAAAGATTTAATAATTTGAGTAAACTGTGATTCAGACATTTATAATACATATAATTAAATCTTTGTAGCAACACCAATATTTGCTAATTCGTCTGCACGCGTATTGTTTTCTCTATACACGTGAGCGACAGATTTAAACTTAACATTTTTTACCTTTGAATATAGGGCGACTAAATTTTCTTTTCGAGCCTTATATATACCAAGAACTTGCTTAATCATCATCTCAGAATCTGCTCTCAAATTAACATTTTTTGTATCTATACCAAGAGTTTTGCACATTTCTACTCCCAAAATAAGTGCTTCGTATTCTGCCTCGTTATTTGTTCTTTCCCCTAAATACTTACTTTCGCTCATAATTTCGTTTCCATTTTCATCATACAAAACCGCACCTGCGCCTGCATTACCTGGATTGCCCTTTGACGCGCCGTCAGTGTATAGAAAAAGTCCGGTACAAGTTTCATTTTCTACAGTATGTAGCTTTTTCTTTTCAACCTTTCTTTCAACCACATTTTCTTGTTCTTCAAATCCTTCAAAAATCAACCTTGGTCTAAATATATTTTTTAGCTGATTTAGCACTTTTTCCTTGACGAGTTGTTGTTTGTAAATGTTGTATGTAAAGTCTTTACCAAGCTTTCCAACTGTACACTCCAAAACTTGATCTAAAGGGTTTGCAAGAGCTTTGAGATAATAATTGAAATCCATCTCCAGGGATTCGGAGTGTTCCTTGTAATAATCTGCACTCTCAATTTTTTCGTATTGCTTTGCCTTTAAATTGTCGTCCTTAAGAACAAGAAATTCAAGACGAACGCCAACATCTACACGTCCTCCACGACGACGCATCTTTTCAGCAAGTTGCACTTGTGCAGGCAAACACTTTGTGTAAAAGTCTCGGTCGTCAAAAGCGTTCTTTTGCTCCAGTTGTTTTCTTTTTTCTTCGGGGTTTTGTGATAAAAGTGTAACAGTATAGTTTCCAAGAAGTCCTTTGTTTTTCTTTCCGACAATGGGTTCAGGAATCATTTTTCCATCTCCAACTGCACCAACAGACTTTGTGATAATAAAGTCTTTGAATCCGAACCCATAAGCGCAAAGTTTGTTGATATGCTGAACAACATCATAAAGAATTTCGTGATTGTCTTTTCTATCAAAAATTTTCATAATAATATCAGAATAAACTGTTCGGACAAAGTTGCTATTGTCTCGTCGAGAAAGTAAAACTCCTTTTTTCTCAATTTTGTGACTGACATTTCCTTCTTTGTCGCATTTCAGACTCATATATCGCTTCATAGTCAAAATCAGGAAGCGCCAATAAATCACGCCTTCAAACTCAAGCTTCATTGGCTTTGGAAAGTGTTTGCTTACTTCCTCGCTTACTTTTTCGGCATGTTCCCAAATTTCTTTTGGTGTTGTCAAATGAGGAAACACTACGTAATTTGAGTCGGTATCGCCATAAACAAGTTTGCCTCCAAATTGTTCAGGAATAAGCTTTGCAACTAACTCGATACTTTGTCGACCTTTTGCAGTAACGCACATGGCTCCTGGCATAAGAGGAAGATAACCTTTGCTTACACCCATAGCACCATAACCAGAGTTGGCAGACACCTTGTATGAAAGTTGTCGCTTATCAAGAACATTGAGAAGAGTTGTGAGCTCGTCCTTTTGCTTTTCGTCTAAATTTTCATTCTTGAGTTTCTTTTCAATTTCCTTGATTTCGCCACGAGTTTTCTTACGAGCAGCAAGAAGATCTTCAAGAAGTGTAGGCAAAATTCCCTTGTGTGTTTTCAAAAACCGGAATCGACGGTGACCGCACAAAATGTGCTTTGGTTTGCTCTTCCTCTTTTTCTCTTCATGTACGCATCCTACATGTTCGTCCCATTCAAAGATGTGACAATCGCTATCTGGAATTGGACTTCCCTCAAGAACAAGCGTGGAATAATCAATGTTGTAGGCAATAATGATGCTTGGGTATAGACTTGCAAAATCAAAGGGAACAACACAATCATAAACTCCAGGGACGGGGTCAAAGACATGTGCGCCTTGATAATGTTCGTCGTCTTTTGGAACATAACCATCTCTCTCGACGACCACATTTTCTGTCATGCACTTCTTGTACACTTGTGAAAAAACTTTCAATTGTTGTCCTCGAGTGAAAAGATCAAAAACAGGAACATTGCAAATCGATGCCATTTCTGTTAGACCAAACCATACTTGAAGCTTATCAAAAAGTTTTAAGACGAGTGCCGAATCTTGAATGCAATATTTGCCAACAATACCCATTGCTTTTGCGCCACGTTCTCCTCCTTTTTTTCCCAATTCATAGCATTTGAAGATACCCTTTGGGGTAAGGGGATCTTTAGTTTCGCCAAGAAAGTTGTCTGAAACTGTTTTCAAACTATAGTTATTTAGTTTGTAGTCTCGCTTGACAATTGGAAGAAGATCCACAAACAATCGACCTTCGGCTTCGAGGTATTGAAAAGATTGGTTCTTGTAAGCAGAAGATGACCAAGAAATGGTCTTTTCCTTTGCATGTCCATACTTGTCAAACCCTTGCTTGTCAAACTCTGAAAGAATCAAATGATGTTTCGAACGGTCGATCATATATGGAACATCAAACGTAAAAATATTATAACCACAGATAATATTTGGTTGTTTTTCGCTAATAATGTCAACAAAACCTCGCAAAAGATTCTCCTCGTTTTCATAAATATAAAGATTAACATCTTCCCCAACAGTCTCGGGTTCCGGTTCGCATAAAGAAAGAAGATACTTTTCATACGAATTGTCGCTTTCACCATTTCGACAAAACACACACGAGATTTGAAAAACAACATCTCGAGGATTAAATGCATTTGGCATCTTGTTTGGGTTTGACGAGTACACCTCGATATCATAACTCATGACCAGCGGATTCACAACTGCATTGCAATCCTTCATTGGTATTAAGCTTTTCCAGCGAACTAAATACTCGTGATGACAATTTGTAACTTTGTCTTCTTCTACCACTTCTTTTCCGGAAAATTGAACCCATCCAGACGAAGGAATGTCGCGAGCACAAGTCAATTGAAGAAAAACTGGTGCATTATTTTCGTGTACCTTTAGTTTTACAACTCCGACGCCAGCAATATTGATAGGCTTAAAGAGCTTTGAAGTGAGAGTTCGAATGTCGTTTAGAGAAGAAAAGGACAAAAATAGAAAGGGAAAAAGTTTTCGTTTATTGCCCGACAAATAGGCGTAATAAAGTTTTTTCTTGAAAACAAGTTGTCGTTTGATTGGTTTTGAGTTTCCAAGAAGTTCATCAAGTTTGTTGCATACGATTTGGGCAGAACCTTCGTTCCAATTAATCGTATCGGGAAGTTGAACGTATACATAAGGAGTAAAATCATCTATTCTAATGCAAACGTTTTCGTTGTTTTTATTTAGACCATATGCACGAATGGACGTGACTTCTCGCTCACGTTCGTCAAGGTGCCAAGAGTAGACAAAAAACGAGTTCATTTTTCTTTAATTTAAAACATATAGATGTTTATCAGTTTTAAATTATAATTCTTAAGATTTATTGTATAATTAAAAAATGTCTTCGACTGCTTCTCATTGTTCGTAATTCTTATTTACCCTCTTGCTCTTCAATCTTTATTATTACCCTTTCAATATCCCCCTTTTGATAAAATAACTTCTCCAACTCGGTCTATTTATATTTTGTATATAAGGAATGGGAGATTCATCATCAATCTGTTGAGAAAAAACATTTGATGCAACAGGGACGGGTCGATATTGAACAATCTTATTCATGGGAAAAATGAGAGGTTCGCTTTCTTCGGTAGAAAGATTCTGATACAAGTTCAAGATTGTATCAGCACAGTTTACGCCAATAAGCCCATTATATTCGGTAAAATCAATACCCATGCTTATAATTAATCTTGCAATGTCAAAATTTTCTTTCGTCAATTCCATATCCTCTATACGAAATTCCCTTTGAAAAATAGCCTTATATTCTTCAATTATGTGCGGAAATATTTTGTACTCTTTTTTGCCATTAACTACCTTAAAATCATCCCCAGCATTGATATGGTCACTCATAAAAGGTATCAACAGTTTTCCATCTTTTTCTATTATTGAAAACCCGTAATCGATTATAACGGGGACAAATATCGTAGAAAACTGAATCGATTGTCCATTGACCTCAAATAAAATTTGTTGTTCCTTGCCTTTTTTAAGTGATATTATAAGTACATTTCCAGAATGTAAATCGCCGTGAACAAAGTTGGAGTTAAAACTTTCTTGGGCTTTATGAAGAGCATAAGTTAATTGTAATAAAATTTTAATTATTTCATGCCTAGTGAGCCGGCCACTATTTAACCATTGTCCAAAACTGCCGTCATTTTTTATAAACTCTGTTAGTTGTATGATTCTCATATTTCTTGTATCTGTATTATCACACATGCTCTCAAAAGAATCTTCTTTTGGAGGAGAACAGATAAAACCTCCAAATGTATACATAAAATTATTTACCGTACCTTTTAACTTGTTTAGAGCTAAACCGACTACAATCTCATGCAAAAGATTTGCATTTTTTTCAAATGGACTTATTTTATACCTAGTAGCCTCCGAAATTTCCTCACCATCCGCCGTGTGGAGTTTATCATACTTCATTATTGCCAATATAGTGTCATCGGCCTCATAATCTTTTAATTTGAGCGTCCACACAAGTCCTTGCAACGTATCAGAACTTAATAGAGTTCCACTTAGAGTTTGTGTCAAATGGGGTACTTCAATATCTAAATTTTTAAAAGATTCAACTGCATTAACAGCTGATAGCTTCAAAAAATCATCTTTATATTTTTTCAAAAAATGACGCATTGTGCAACTTGTAGATGTATACGCCCTTTTAACCCTACGTGAAAAATTTATTTCAGGCCAATCAGACAATAACACTACGTCTTGTTGCAAATCATCAATCAAGTTTGCCGCGTCTTTGCACTCACCATCATGCGCTCTTATTTCTTCTAGTATTTGAAAATGTTTTTGAATCTGACTTTCATAATTATTTCCGTTAAAATTTGATGGGTTTGTCAGCCAATCTGGAGTGAACAAAGGGCAATGATAGTCTAAATCCTTTTGCTTTAGTTCAGCGTTTAAGAATCGTTGAATTTTAGGATACACATCTTCTAATAATTTGTGACCATAGCTTGCCATTACTAAATTAAATTCGTCTGTTAAAGACAGACGATTTAAGGAGGGAAATCGATTTAAGGCGGTTAATCGATTGCAGAGTTTTGTTGTTGTACAAAAACCTTTTTTCATTAGTTCATCGCAGTTTTGAAACAAAATTAAACGGTGGGTTATGCATTCTGCCAAAATTGGGTTATTACAATTCATTTGAGTTTTCTTAGGTAAAATCTTATACGGAAATTTAAAATGTTCAATAAATTTATTTTCATTAATAACAACAAAACTCTGCATTAGAGAGGAATCAAGATTTTCTGCATCTGATTTGTACATTTCTTCACTAAAGTAAACGTTGAGACAGCTAAAGTCCTGTCCAACGGACAATTTATTAAATCCTAAAAGAGAGTTTTGTTGAGAATTGTTTACACATAATATATCAGTTAGTTGTATTTGCACATTCATAGCTTTTTTACCACCTAAAGTAAACAACAAAAAAAAGGTTTTTAGAGTATTATCAAATCGATTTTTGCTAAAGCCCGTTTCAAAATTATAATTTGTTTTCATAAACTGACTGTAAAATTGTAGTAAAAGTGTTAAAAATTGGTCTGTATGGCAATATCCAGCTGTAAAAAGGTGATATTCCTCAATCAAGTCTCTATCATTCCATATGTCCTTAATTTGTACATTTTGTAAAAATTCTACTTGAGGAGAAATTTGGGGTTTGGATCTAGCAGTATAAAATTGTTTAAATATGCTTGTTTCTGGTTTGGAAGACAACATGGAAAATTCCGGACCGTTGTACCTGTAAATTTCTTTCAAAATTTTTTCCGATTTATCTAAAAGTTCATCTATGCTTTTAGCTTTCCATATAATTTTGTCTTCCATATATGTAGATAATGCACACATTAAATAAAGCAAAGAAACGTTCTCGATAATATCCATTTATTCAGATTGACATTTTTTAATATAATATTTATTAAAAATTATGTTTGTTTCAAATCAACCTTGCCGCTCTTCTCATCGTAAACACCCCACATAACCGACAACTTATTGGCATTAATAGCATTATTAATGATATCAGAACTCTGTATTATTTTATGCAATGTGCTTTGTGCATTCTTTTTAATTGCATCATCAAGTACATCCTCTACCTTAAAATTATCGCTTATAGTTTTGCATATAAAATCTAAAAACGGAGAACCGTGAGGTGGTGCATCCATCGCCATTTTCACTGCCTGACAATTCGAATGTCCTAATACTATTAACGAATTGACTCCAAGTTGACCAACCGCGTATTCGAGACTGGCCATGCTGTTAAGATACGGTACTTGACCAAGCTCTTGTACCATTACAACTTCACCCTTGTTAAGGTTGAAAAGAATCTCTGCTGGGATGTAATGCTCTGAGCAACAAAGTACGGCTACTTTTGGTTTTACATTTTGATAAAGGTTGTGGTCGCCTTTTTGAAAAGTCTTGTTTCCATCGGTCAACGTTTTGACTGCCTCGACCGGTGTAAAATAATCTTGTCTCTTGCAAGAACTGTATATGACTACAATTGATGAAATAAGTATGACTATTACTGAAAAGAAAATTATCGTTTTTAACGTCTGTTCATTCATTTATTTGAACATATAAAAATCATTCTTCGTCAAAAACTTTCAAAACTCTTCCAGATGGATTTCCTCCACATTCAATCCATTTGGGCATCCAGTAATAATCAATAGGCTTTGAAAAGTAAGAATAATCTTTATCATACAATTCCTTGTACCAAATGCCTTCTTTTTGTGTAGAATTTAATTTGTCTCCAAGATGATCTCTAATACATTCATACCACGGCTTAATTTTTCCAGACACTCCATCCGAAAAACCATCCTTCCTTCGAAACAATACATCATTTGGAAGCATACCTCTAAAAGCATCCCTTAGGGCTTTCTTTTCAATATCTCCATTTGGCGCCTTCTTTTCTCCCGGAAGAGATTTTGCATATTCAATAACATCTGGATCTAAAAATGGAACACGAAGTTCAAGTCCATGAGAGGATATGCATCTATCTGCCCTCAAAGCATCATATTTATAGAGGTCAGAAATCAACCTTAAACTTTCATTATGCGCGTCCAAAGGAGTAGGAGCGTAATGAAAATAGAGATATCCACAAAATAATTCATCTGAACCTTCACCTGAAAATATGACCTTATCTTTTGTATGCTTTGAAATGTATTTACCAAGAAGATACATTCCAACACTTGCTCTAACAGTTGTAATATCATAAGATTCAAGATGAAAAACTACTTCCGGAATTTCATTAATACCTTCCTCTGCTGTAAATAAGACTTCGTGATGTTCTGTTCCCAAAAAATCCGCAACTTTTCTAGCGTAATGTAAGTCCAATGAACCTTCCATTCCTATTGAATACGTTCGTACATTTTTCGGACCCAACAGCTGACATAGAATAGCACAGATAATAGAACTATCGAGACCTCCTGAAAGAAGACATCCAATCGGTCGATCTGAAAGTAACCGTTTTCGAGTTGCGTTTATAAGCAATGTTTTCAAATCGTAATTTTTATAAAATAACGGAATGGACAGGGTCAAATCGTAATATGGGTTTTGTTCTACGTGTTCTTTCATTAAATCAAACGAGACCACATGAGAGGGAGGTACATGATAGATTCGGTCAGAATTACAGAAATACAAAGCTTTTATTTCTGAAGACACTGCAAACGAATGGTCGTGCGCAAAACCGTAAAACAATGGGCGAATACCTATACGGTCCCGAGAAAGAGTAATCAATCGCTTTTTATAATCGTATATAACAAATGCAAAATCTCCATTTAATTTTGCAACATCAAGTAAATTTTTTTCATAAAGACGAAGAATAATTTCACAATCGGACTTTGATGTTAAAGTTAAATCGTGAGTCTTTTGAAGGTCTTCATAATTAAATATCTCGCCGTTGCACATAAGAAAGATACTTTTATCATCTGAATACATGGGTTGATTACCACTTTCGGAAAGGTCATTTATTGCGAGTCGTTGAAAACCGGAAAGATAATCGTCATTGATTACTTTAGTACAAACATCTGGTCCGCGCTTTTCAATAAGTTTTAACGCTTTGTCAAAGATTAATGCGTATTTTTGCTTATTTACAACATTAGATGAAAAAAAGAGGGAAAAAATACCACACATTTTATTAACAAGTTTTTTCTCTAATATGATATTTTTATAACATATTATAAAGCTCTTCAAAACAAATTTTTGAAAAACCCAAGAACACCACTCGATGTACCACTGCTTTCTTCTTTCGTGTAATCAATTACGCTTCCACTTGGGGCATTAAGTGATTTAGCCGAAATAATGCCTTTTGTTACATCTCCTACATCCTGTCCCGCGTTTACTTGAGGTGTATTTGCAGGCTTTTCAGTAAATAATAAAACTGCAACAACTATCATAACAATCACTGATAATACTATAAATAATAGCATACTTTCCTTCATTTATTATTCAGAAAAAGTTTTAATAATATCTGTAATTAAGGTTGCACATTCTAAATTTTTCTGAATACGGGGGAGGCGCACCCATTTCTTCTCCGCCTCTTCCACCCCATTCTTCTCTACCCCTTCCTCCTCCTTCTTCTCCGCCTCTTCCACCCCATTCTTCTCTACCCCTTCCTCCTCCTTCTTCTCCGCCCCCTTCTTCACCTCCTTCACTTCCTTCACCTTTATGTTTCTCGGTCACTCTTCCTATAATTTTAAATGCAACGTATGCTAATGCGGCAACTCCTACAAAAATAGCTCCATATGTCAATATGGTTTTTATATTTGAAGTCGCATCATCTAATAGAGGATTGGCCACCATGGAAGGAATGTTTGCTAGAACCTGAAGGGCGGTATACTTTTGCCAAACGTAGTTGATGCAATTAGAACCACCACATCCTGGAGATGCACACGGCGGAGAACCAAGAGGGCATAAACATTGCTCTTGTTGGCATCCTACCTTTACAGGTTTAGCCATTCCGCCGCATGATTGTATCTGGTAGCAACCCGACATAGCATCTGCAGTCTCTTGAAGACTTTTGTTTGCTTCATATGCAAGAAAAAATATAAAGGCAAACCCAGCCAACTTCATTAAATTGCCCTTGTTTTCAGACATTTTTTCCTTGGCGTCATTAAACTTTTCTTTTGCTTTTTCCCAATAGCTTTTCACATTTTTACCGTCTTCCGTTGTTGGATTTTCTTTGCTCGCGTCTTCCGCCGTTTTATCAGTAATTGGGGCTTTTGTCTTTGCATCTTTTGCAACCTGGTCTAAACCAGCCTTTTCGGTTGGGTTAAGTTTTGATTTTCCATCAGCGTCGACACCGCCTCCCGGGGTCTCAGCGCTAGTGGTGCCACCGCCGCCGCCAGTATTATCTGGATCACCTTCCTCATTCTCTGCATCTTCTATGTCTTGTTGAGTATTATCGGCAGTAGTATCACCATTATCACCATTATCACCTTCAGGTTCACCTTCAGGTTCACCTTCTGCAGCTTCAAAATATTCTTTGTAAAGTCTCATTTATAATAAGAAATAATTTTTATTATTATAAATGAGCGGACTTCAACTTAGTAATTTATCATGTGGAAACGATGGTGTCTCTGCAGGATTTATGGGTGCAATTAATGGGGCGCTTGGGGTTATTGGTTTAGGGGGTATTCTTGGAAACACTTCACAGCAGGATTCTCAAAAGGCTTTGTCTGATGCAAACGCACAGTTACAAAAAGAAACGTCTGAATGGAATAGTGCAATTCTTAATCAAAAATTAAATGATATTATTTTGGCTACAAATATTAACAAATCAATTCAAAATGCCGCAGAGGCTCAGCAAAATGTTGTAAATGAAATTTTAGGAGAGAAAATACAAACCAATTCCTTGATGATTGGAGTTTTGGCTATTTTGGTATTGTTTTTAATTTTTTACGACATCATGTAATTTATCTCGACTCTAATAAATGGCATTAATGATCTTTATGGCTGTCACGGGTGCTGTGACAGGCGGTATAAGTGCGGCGCATACAACATGTAGCAATGAACAGAAAACGCAACAAGCTATACAAGCAACCCAACAGTTTGTTGCTCAATCACAAAAGATGTTTACAAACCTTCAAAATATTGGCTCAAGCGAACTTGATACATTAAATAATTTGTCTCAGGAATCATTAGCAGCGTGCGACGAACTTCAAAGTGTTCATTCGGCATATATAAAGCAGATGCAAAAGTTGCAAATAATCGCTCTTTTTGTCATTGTTATAGTTTTTATGCTGCTTTTAGGAAAGAAATTAAAATTTTATTGAATAAATGTTAACGAAGAAGACAAAGAAAATTATTTATTTTTCTATTTTGAATGTCCTTGGATTACTGTTTGCTTATTGGTTATTTACGTTAAAAACCCCTATTTTAGCCGCGTCAAAAGAAAATTTTACGTCGGTTTCATCTGGCGTTATGAGCAATTCTAATAATGTTTGGGCTATTTGCAATGTTGGTTCTAAAGCAAATGAAAATGGCGGTTCAAAAAATCTTTATAGTAACTCTTATCTTTCAAAGATGAATTTTTCTGATAGTAAAAATTTGAGTGTTGTTACAAATTTTCCCATCTTTTCTCAATCGAATATTCAAAATGTACTACCTCTTGGATCAAACGTTTGGGTGAGTGATTATGACAACGCCGCCGTAAGAATAATTAATTCTACAAGTGGGAGTATCATTCAAAATGTCAGTGTTGGAAGAGCACCTATTGGAATGGCTTTTGATGGCACAAACGTTTGGGTGTGCAACTACTCCGATTCAACTTGTACAGTAATAAGCGAAGGCGACGGGTCTATTATTTCTACAACACCCATAGGCGATGGTCCATTTTGTGTTCTTTTTGACAGTCAATATATTTGGATATCATGTGTTAATGGTGAAGTTTTTGTCATTAATCCGTCCAGTTTCTCACTTAAAAATAAATTTTCTCCAGGAGGACAATTAACCCGAATGACATGCTTAAATAATTCTGTGTATGTTTTGTGTACAAATCAAGGTTCTAATGTAGGGCTTTATTCTTTGATAAAGATGGGTAGTGACCAAATACAAAATACAATCAATCTCACAAATTCCTCTGGAAGTCAAGATATATACGTCGATGTGACAAATGATGGCAAAAATATTTATGTTTTGTCTGTTGGAGGAAATGTCCTCTGCGTTCAATCAGACGGCACTTATGTACGCGAGTTTGCAGTTGGTTTACAAGGTTCTTTCATAAACATTTTAGGTGGCAACGTCTTTGTTCTTGATGCTACAAATAACAAAGTTGCTGTTTACTCTACGTTTGGCAAAAATATTGTTTCTTCATTACCCACTATAGTTTCAGCCTAAACTTTCCAATTATTTTATGATCATAAAATAATTTTAATTTCAAAGGACAAAAACAATACTACTCATAATACATATTCTACTTCTTTGGAATAACCTTTCTCACAACCTTGCGCGCAGGCGTTGATTCAACTGTAGGGGGAGGAGTAGGAGCCTTGGTTGGAATACTCATCTCCTCATCTTCATCGTCGCGGATTGGCTCGTCATCCTCATCTGCCTCATCATTGATTGCACTTGACACTACGGGGGCAGCAGACGCTGCCTCGTTTCGAGCAACCGTCACTCGAGCATCAGAACGAGGACGTTGGAGAAGACGACGAGCACCCGACTCTACAAGTCGTACCTCGGCCTCGTACACCTTGACCTGAAGAGAAATCTTGGAGCCGACGTAGATAGACTCAATCTTGATTGCGGCCTTTACCCAGCAAAACTTCTTTTCAAGAGAAAGAGGCTCAATATCATTACCATTGGAATCAAACATTCCAGTGATAATCTTGTTGTTCTTCTTGCTCTCGATAAGCTTGGGGTAAAGAACAGGCCCTTTGTCCTGAAGAATCTGACCATCGTCGCCGCGCTTCCAATACATAAAGTTTCCGAGAGAATCGAGCACATCGCGCTTCAGATTGAACTTCTTGATCTCAACCTTTGTTGAATCGAGAACAAGGTGGTCCTTGCACTTCTCAACAACTTGTTCAATCAAAGATGAGAATGCCCTCTCAGGGTCGGAAGCACCGTCCTTGTTCCACATACATAAAGGAAACGTGTAACCTGTGACCTTACCAGTCGCCTGGTCGGTGTTCCGACTCACACCAAAGGAAAACAACTCCTCGGTTTGAAACACAAGCTCGCCAATAGTTCCATCAGAGTTGCGAGTAGAAATAGGGATACGAAAGTACTTGATAGCGGGACCATTACCGTTTGCAGCGCCAGCCGAACCAGCGATAGCCTTGCCAAAAATCATGTTAGCCACATCATAAGTAGCCGGAGAAGACAGTTGAGTAGACATTGTTGTTTGCTTTATTTGATTTATTTGTATCTTAAAATCAGTTTAAAATTTAATATATCATAATTATTCTAAAACAATTATGATTTTCACTTCTTTTTTGCAAAAATAACATCCGTCCAAAAACTATAATAACGTATTATATCAACATCAGTAACAGTTGTTCGTTCTTCGCTTTCAGCCGCAGCTTCTCTCTTTTTTCTTGCAGTAGAAAATAGTTTGGAAATATTACTTTTCGTTTCCTTAAAAGCTTCTACATCAGAGATTCTTCTAAATTTTACTTTTGCGTACATAATGTACCCAAGAATAAGTCCAATTGGATTTTTGAAGTTTACTTGCAATTCAGCCGCATCACTTGATTCAAAAATGTGACTTATAATTGTATCTTTCATTCTTTCATCGGCTATACCCGCAGCTATACAATCATCAGCTGCAAAATTAAACTTATCACGATAAGTAGTCGCACCAGATAAATTTTTCGATGTTCTTCCAAACGCATTTACTTCTGCAATAATACGTTGCCCATTTTCATCCTCTTCTCCTTCGTCTACTTCCATTCTTTCTTCACCTTCTTCTCCCTCACTTTTCTCATCTTCTTCATCATTGTCCAACTCTTCATGAACAAACTCATCCTCTTCACTTTGGTCTCTTATTCTCGATCTTTTTACCCTTCTATTTTCCTCGTCCTCTTCTTCCTCTTCCTCTTCTTCCTCTTCCTCTTCTTCCTCTTCCTCTTCGTCTAATAACTTTTCAATTTTCCTTTTTTCAGGCGATCTGCGTTCTCTTTCAACATCCATTGAAATGGGTTCTTCTTGCGTGCTTTGTAAATTTTCTGTCACTTGCTTACTCATTTATATAATGCGTTCATTTTTTAATTAACGTCCATCTTTTGCGATCGGCTGTTGTACAACATGAGCTTGCTCCGGAACCTTGATTTTATCAAAAAATTGAGTTTCATATTCAATTTCAGGATGTCTTTTAATCGTCTGAGCGTATACTTCACGTGGAATGACAAATTTTTTGTTGTCTAGTTGCATACGGTTGTTATCTATTTTTATTTCATCCAATTTTGTGTAGTTGCGATATTTAGGCAACGGATTTGAAGAATAATTAAAATTCGAACTACTTAAACGAGCATACATTTATTATACTTTTTCTTCTTTTTTGAACGTTAAAAATTCAAAAATAAGGATGGTCAAAATAGTCATCAACATAAGAATTACAAACGCTTTTGTATACTTTTCAGGGACACCGAATAAATAATGACAATCTTCACATACCTTTTTGCTCTTGATTTCTTTTGGTTTTACTACAAGATTATCTACCGCTGATTGGGCATCATTTTTCACAGTAAATGACAAACTTGCACCCGGTATTAATGTTGCCCTGAGATTTCTAAAACTAACTTTGTTTTCAGTCTGAGTTTTATCTATGGTATTGCCGTATACAAACAGGGGAGACGAAAGTTTGGGAGAGTTTAATTCAATTGATACCATACCTCCTGGTGAAACGATAGAAGAAATTTCGAGAAGAAATTTTTGTGTACTATTTGTTCCATTATATAATATGTTTGATGTTTTTTGAGTAGAATATATTACAGTATTGTTATCAAGTAATTTTGAAGTTGTGTCGCTATTTGTGGTTGTTATTACCCCTAATTGTTCAGCTGTTTGAAGATTTTTTTCACTATCCTGTACTGTCATTTATTATATCAGAAAAAGTTTAAACAAATAAGCGTTTATGTAAATATTATGAGTAAAAATGAAGAATTATCTAAAAACGATTACGATACGCTTGTGATTTCAGGCGGGTCCATGAACGGACTCGGCATTCTCGGAGCTCTTCAGTATCTAAAAGATCAAAACAAACTTGAAAAGATACAAAATTTTGTTGGCGTTTCTGTCGGCTCAATTATTTGTTATCTTCTTATCATTGGATATACACCCATTGAGATTATGATATATCTTTGCACAAACAAAAAAATCTTTGAAAAACTAAATAAGTTTGACTTTGTCAATGCCGTTAAGGGCGATGGTGCGGTTTCTTTTTCCCTTATTGCAGATGTATTAGAACGAATGACGGTTGACAAAACCGGGAAGGTTTTACTCATTAAAGATCTAAAAAACGTTTACGGAAAAAATTTCACTTGTATTACTTATAATGCAAGCAAATCTAAACAAGAAGTCATTAACCACGAAACAAACCCAGATTTGCCTTGTCTTACCGCATTAAGGATGTCAAGTAACATCCCAATTATCTTTGAACCTTATAAATTCGGCGACAGCTACTATGTAGATGGTGGATTATCTAACAATTTTCCAGTCGACATTGGTGAAGAACTCGGAAATCGCGTTGTTGCTGTTTCAGTAAAGTCGCCAACTACCATTGATATTGAAAAAGCCGATATCATGGAGTATCTCAATAAAATGCTTCTTATCGTTTTAAACGAGGCGACAAATTGTAAAAACAAGTATAAACGAGAAAATACTGATATTATTGAGATACTTTGTGGAGACAAAGCTGTTAAAATATACGAGTTCACTATAGATTCAAAAATGAAACTAGATTTTTTCTCTCATGGATACGAGTGGACAAAAAATTTTTACAAAAGTTAAGATGTACATAGAATTTAAACAATATGAAATAAAATTAAAATGAGATTTCATATTGTTAGTTTACCACATACGAATACAACTCTTGATTTTACTTCTTGTGCATACACAGAAAAAGTGCGACGATTTTGTATTATGATGAAAAATGGTGGCCATGAAGTTTATCTGTATGCAGGAGAAAAAAATTCAGCTCCTGTAGACGAACACATTATTTGTTTAACCGAAAATGACAGACAAAAGTTTGTTAGCGGGTCTTCTTTCATTGACGAAATTTTTGACTGTTCTCTTCCTCAATGGAAGACTTTTATTTCTAATGTTATATCTAACATGGGCAGTAGATTACAACAAAAGGATTTCATCTGTCTTATTGCCGGAATTTGCCATAAACCCATAGCAGATGCATTTCCTGGTCACATATCTGTTGAATTTGGAATCGGATACTCGGGTGTTTTTGCAAAGTACAAAATATTTGAATCTTACGCTTGGATGCATTCCGTATATTCTCAATATAAAGATGCATCAAGAGTAGATGGTCAATTTTTTGACGCTGTAATTCCTGGTTATACAGAACCGGAAATGTTTCCCTTTGAAAAAGACAAGGGAGATTATTACTTATATATTGGTCGTTTGATAGACCGAAAAGGGTACCGTATAGCACAAGAAGTTTGCGAAAGATTAGGTAAAAGACTGATTCTTGCAGGTTTTGGTAATAAGACAGGATACGGCGAATTTGTTGGGTCAGTTGGTGTAATTGAGAGAGGAAAACTAATGAGTAAAGCCATCGCCGTATTCGTTCCTACTTTGTATATAGAACCATTTGGCAATGTTCTTATTGAAGCACTAATGTGCGGAACTCCTGTTATAACCACGGACTGGGGTGCTTTTACTGAAACAAATATACACGGTGTTACAGGATTCCGTTGCAGAACTTTTAAAGAGTTTTGCAACGCTACAGAAGAAGTGAAAAATTTAGAACCAAGAAAGATACGAGAAATTGCAATGAGTAAGTATTCTCTTGAAGTAATACAGAACGAATACGAGAAATATTTTAAACGTTTATTGTCACTCTGGGAAGATGGATGGTATCAAAATTGACAAGGAGATGTTTTACCGGGTACAAATGGGAGTTTTGGAAAAGTGTATTCGGCATCTGAACGATACTGATCATTGTCTTCGTCATACATTTGTCTCAAAAATCCCCGAGAAAGAAGAAAAAATTTTGCAGGTGGCAAAACACTGTCTTTTACATTGAAAAGAGACTGACACCTCCACCCGGGTGAAAATCGAACAGTTACATATTGACCAGTTAAATAATCATTATCTATATCTGTGTCCTCCTCTTTGTTGTAAAATTGAAAACCAAGATAAATGTCTTCCATATCCTCGTAGCGTTTAGGAGCATAAATTTGGCTGAACTTGTTTAATATAATGTCGCCTTTGGTCATTTTTGACAAATAAACTACATCCATTTCTACCCAATATATGCCTTGCGCGTCAAGAGTCCATTTATCCATATTGTTTGCCATATACTCTCGTAATTGAGAATTATTCTGTATATTAAGACGTTGTTGTTCTATAGTTTTGTCATCTTTGAATTCATAATCGAAATTATCGGGTACATTTTGCAGAGTTAATTTCACTATCTTCCAAATCTGGGGAAATTTTTTCAATATGCAAAGGATTTGATAAAAATCTTGCTTGCTTCGTTTTTTGTTTATCTGATGACTATACGCATAGTTAGTTAATAATTTATTTGGACCCAACGATTCTACGTAAGCTCTATCCCAATCGAAAATTTTGATTATATACTTTGTCTTTATTTGCAAGCTAAAGTTTTCTAAATTAAATTTTAATATGTACGGTTCTCCTAAGTCTTGAACAAATATATTTTTAAAATGCAAGTCGTTGTGCACTATACCAAAATGATCCATAACCGACAAGCTGTAAATGATCTGAAATAAAATAGGCTTGAAATCATAAGGGCTTGTTGTGTCGATTTGAAACATTGCATCATCAAATGAAAATAAGGAATTATTAGGCGTTGTTCCAGTCACGAAAAATTTTACAGGAATCAAAGGAAAAAACTCTTCAACCCTTTTTAACTTTATTAATCGTTTGTCTTTCGGATCAAAAGGAAGTGATGGCAAAATATTTGAGAGAGAGCAACTTGCCGAAGAAACCAATGGTATAAAGTTTGGTGATATATTTGTCAAGATAATTTTGTCGGTTATAAATTTATACACGCATTTTTCATAATCCAAGCCTTCATATTTGTTAAATTTTTTTATTGAATCCGTTATGATTATTTTTAAATCACTTAAAATGACATTTGTTCTCACCGGATGAAAGTTGTGCTCTAAGTCTAAAATTTGCGTTAAGACTGCAATTTTCTCCTGTAGCCTGTCTAATTCTTCTTTTTTCTTTATAAGTTTTTCCAGTAAATGTTTGGTTTGAAAAAACTTACCTTTATACTTTTTTATTTTTGTGGATAAATATAGTGCATTATCAGTAAATTTGTTAAATTGTGCTTGAGCAGTAACGGCGTAGTTTGGATTCTCGATGTTTGGCAAATTAGCCTGTGTCAAAAGCGCTGAAATTTCTTGCAACTTAACAAAATTTTTTGAGAGTGTTTCCTCTATGTTAGCTAAAACTTCTTTAAGACGCTCCTTTGATACTGATGGCCAATCTATCCACATTTTCATTGCTAAACCAACTAAGACAGATTCATTAGGTAGAAAAAAATTTGACAGAAAAACTTCTGTGTCACTTGCAGAATTTTTATTAGCTGCCATTGCACTTTGTAATACAGCATTTTCATCAGAAATAAACAAATTGCATGGATTCTTTTTAATATGCGTATTTTGTACTACCTCATTAACTTTATCAATATTTATTAGAGCATTCATATCCATTTATTAAATATTTTTTAAAACATATAATCGTAACCTAAAATCATGAGATGATTCCCCATTAAAAGAACATGTAAATAATCCCCGGTATTAAACGTCTGAGTTGTGACACCCGTTATATCTACAGATTGAGGTGCATTTATAGAGACAAAGTATTGCTGTTAGTAATATTTTAAACGTTTATTGTCACTTTGGGAAGATGGATGGTATAAGATGGATTAAAACATATCCAGCTGAAGTGATAAATCTGTCACTCCATCGTTTGTAAATGTACAAAAAACATGCAGATAATCTCCAGTATTAAATGTAAATGTAGAATTGTAGTAAGTATGTGTTTTTGGACTTGTACTTATATAAGTATATGAATATCCAGGCACATTTATAGCTGCACCAACTCCACCAGGAGTGTATCGTACTGTTATTGTAAACGTTTGACCAGCCGATGTAGGAACCGTATTCAAAGAGATAGCCATACCGGAGAGAATTGCGGGTTGTTGAATTCTATAAAATGCGGGAGGAGTGGTTGTGTCCGGAAATTGATTGCTTGCGGATTGAGTACCAACCCATAAGTATCCAGGATTTACAGATCCAGAAAACTGTCCTCGCAATCCGTAAAAAATTGTTGTCGGATAAATATAGGTTGAGAATGGAGAGTATCCAGCTGTTTTTGTGACCAAATCTACACCCGGACCAAGTTGAATCCCAGGACTTGCCAAATACGTTGGATTGGTTATTACATTTGGCGTGGTTTGTTTAATATCAGATGCAGTATATCCTTGTTCAGCTAGTGGACGCACACAACCTATAGTTGAAGTTCTTAATTGAATAGAACCAGTTGCGACTACATCATTTGTTTCAACACCTATGTAAGAGCCCAATGACGAGACATCGGAAGGAGCCGCAATAAAAACATTTACATCTCTTATAGTTGCAATATTGGTATTTGTAACAATAAGTCCTCTCTTTATTCCTGCTCCATTGGATAAAACATTGACAGTTGAACCTTTTACACAATTGAAAGAAAACGAACGAGTAGTTAAAGTACCAGTGCCAGAAAAATTTATTCCGTAAACAAAGGTTTTGTCACCTCCGGCTGTTGAAGTATTTGAATCGTTAACAGTTAAAACTGTAGTACGTACTTTGGCCGTAGTTGTTGTATCACCCGGAAAATTAATTCCTGTTAAATTATAGTGAGTTGGACCAGAGTTTGTCAAGTTAAGAGTAACATCTTCTAAACGTGTATTTGAGCTCATAGTCACCATTGTAGCATCAGATGAGTTCGATGCAAGATTAATTACCGTTGTTTGTACATTCATGCCTCGCAGACACGTCCCAGTTGGAATGGTTATTCCGCTTGTTAAAGTATACGTGCCTGGCAATACCCATATTGTTTGGCCTGTCGATGCTTGAGCAATCGCCGCTTGTATTGTTTTGAATGGATATGTAAAAAAAGGAGAATTAGCGTTAGCGACAATATCATCGCCGTAAAAAGCATCTACTCTGATATCGTTTCCCAAAGAAGAAAAAAATGAACCTGATGGTCCTATCGCCGCAGGCCCTGTTGCTCCTGTAGCTCCCGTTACTCCTGTAGCTCCCGTTACTCCCGTTACTCCTGTAGGTCCTGTAGGTCCTGTAGGTCCTGTAGGTCCTGTAGGTCCTGTAGGTCCTGTAGGTCCTGTAGGTCCTGAAGGTCCTGTGGCTCCCGAAGGTCCTGTGGCTCCCGAAGGTCCTGTGGCACCTATATCTCCCGTTACTCCTGTAGCCCCTGAAGGTCCTGTAGGTCCTGTTACTCCTGAAGGTCCTGTAGCTCCCGAAGGTCCTGTGGCACCTATATCTCCCGTTACTCCTGTAGCTCCTGTAGGTCCTGTAGGTCCTGTAGGTCCTGTGGCACCTATATCTCCCGTTACTCCCGTTACTCCTGTAGCTCCTGTAGCTCCCGTTACTCCTGCAGCTCCTGTAGCTCCTGTAGCTCCTGTAGCTCCTGTTACTCCCGTTACTCCTGCAGCTCCTGTAGCTCCTGTAGCTCCTGAAGGTCCTGTGGCACCTATATCTCCTGTTACTCCCGTTACTCCTGTAGCTCCTGTAGAACCTGTAGGTCCTGTAGGTCCTGTAGCTCCGGTGAGTCCCTGTATTCCCTGAGGACCCGTAGCTCCAGTAGCTCCAGTGGCACCAGTAGGTCCAGTTATTCCTCCACCAGAGCTTTTGTAAACAGTTGAGACGTAAAGTGTTCCGGGAGAAACTGAAGTGACTCTTAACTTGAGATACTCACATGTTACTTTTCCCGAAATGACAATAACGCCAGAATTTGGAACATAACTATATGTTGTATTTGTTACATTTGTCGTTAAAGGATTGGAATCATTTGTTTGAGAAACAGTGATTGTACAACTAACTGTGTTGCTTATTTCTATAAAAAAATTTGTATATTGCAAGACAGGATCAAAACCTCCTTCCCAATCTGCTATAGCACCTCCAGAATAATTATTGTTTGGGCTTGTCATTTACTTAAGAATAATTTTTTATTCTTAAGTTCAGCATTTCATTTATATATAACCGAAAAATAAAGTTTTGATTGAGGTGCATTAAGAGTGTTGTAAAGAGAAAAATAAATTTTATTACATGTAATGTTTCCTTCAATAATAACGCAGTTATTCATGCTATTGTAGTTATACACAAATATCGCGCTATTATTTATAGTTGGAGTTGCGTCATTACTTTCATATACAGTCAATTGACACGCTGTATCGGCTATAATTTGGACAAAAAACTTGTTATAGTTGACAACGGTATCCCAAACAGGGGAACCTGGATATGACGCATGTCCTGCTAAAGATGCGGTTGTATCAAAACTCGAAGTTGACATTTATATTACACTTTATATTTTCTCAAAGGAAATTAACACGCTAAGTTGTTTTTGACTATCAGGTGCCTGACCATATAATGTATCGCTGTCAAAAGGCGTAAACACCTTTCCGTTTGGTAGCTTTACAATAAGCTTCATGTCACTGTTTGGTTTAATTGTTATTGTCTGCCCTACTCCATTACCATTATAGGTCAGAAATTGGTATTCACCCGGATTAGTTATATTGACAATTGGAACTTTAAACACGGCTTTGTTGCAGTTTGGATTGTTAGAGTATATGATGTTTGAGCTGTTTGAAGATGACGAAGACACATTTTCAATTTCTACGTAGAGAAAGGGATAATTCCAGACATTTCCACCACCTGCGAGAGGTACATTGGGAAGACATATGCTGTTTAAAGTTAGTTCATATGCAGAAGGTTGAGTTACAGACGCCATGGAGCCTGTGTAGTTGAATCCGTTTGTGTTGTCGTATGAGTACTGAAGAAGTTCATAGCTGTAGTTTTTAGTTAAATCGATAGTCAAATTATCCACAACAACGTAAGTTGTAAACTTGGTCATTAACTGAAGATTTGTAGTGTAAACGGTTTTACCGTATTCATCTATGTATGTACCGATAATGTTTGTGATTTTCAAATTTTCCGAAAGTACAATGTTTGGAAAAAACGCTTCGATAAATGAATTTATTAAAGAAGGCCCTGTAGAAACTCCATTACCAAGGTTAACCGAATTAGGGTAACTTGGAAGTCCGGCTGATAGTAATCCAGTAAAAATCGGAGTTTGTTTTTTCAATTCGTATATGTCGGTTGTTAACCACCCAGTAATATTGGTTGTATCTATCTCTGCAAAATGAGTCGTACCATTAAAACTAATTATAATCCCAGAAAAATCTCGTGTTCTATTGTAAATGACATAATTTTGATAGAAATTATCAATGTTTACACTTCCAGGCAGAAAAATGAAAGATCTAGATGTCGTTATTGTGGTTGGATTATATACAATAAATGTGGTAGTGCTTTGAACTAACGTGTCAGGAATTGGCTGGTCTATTTCAACAAGAAAATAATAATCAATCGTGGTATCTACAAGGACTTTTGCGTTTAAAAACCTAGATTTTATAATTCGCCTTAAAATGTTAGTATCGGTTTGTTTAGAAAGGAGAACAAGCCCGGAAAAGTAATTGTCTTTTGCAAAAAATTTATAAGTATTATCACTTAAATTAAAAATAAGCACAAGAGTTGTCTTTGAAGACGACGCTATTTCTGGGTAAGGTTGATTTGGATTTCCAGAAGGGATGACAAGCTTAAATGTTAAGTTATTTGTCTGACTTGGTAGAAAAGTTATATCTGAGTATGCATTGCTGACTGGATCTGTTGCGTTAAATTGTGTTTTCCCACCGCCTTGCGCAATATTGACAATAAACGAACCCGGGCTTGGATATAAATTTCGATTTCGGTATGTACTATCAATCTCTAAATACTTTTGTACCGGCATGTTTATTAATAAATATAATTATTCTTTATGACCACAACCTTTTTTGCACATGCAAGTCATCTTCTTCCAATGCGTCTTAGCCTTGTCACTCATATTCTTTGCTTCTTCAACAAGCTTGTTATCAGGAGAATAATAAGTACATCCTTTTAACACAAAAGAGTACACACGCGCGTAACCCCATTGTCCTTGTGTTGCTCCCGGACGATGTCCAGTTCTCCAAGCGGCCAGCCCTTTGTCGTACACTTTTTGAAGTATGCTTTTAGGTATTCCAGTAGCTTTACTTATTTCACCTAAACCAGACACGCCGGGAAATAATTTGTGAAAACGAGTTGTATAAGACGATGATTTTGTAGTCTTGTTTTTATCTGTTTTGAAAGGTTTATATGCAGAACGATCGCTACTTTTTGTTTTTTCTCCTTTTGCAATTTCTTTTTTCCTTGCTTCTACTTCCTTTTTTGTTAACCCTGCATAATACTTTTTAGGAGAAAATTTTCCCTTGATGATGTTTTTATTTTCATCTACAAACTTGAAAAGTAAACGAGCGACCAATTTCTTTTGTGTACCAGACGAACAAAGACCGTGTTGGTCACAAAGAAAAGACAATGCCATCTTATCTGTAATCATTTATATATAGCTATTTATAAAGTTGAACATTTGCATGAAAAAATTATTAGACGAAGGATGTAACAAACGATTAAACATTAAGGTTTCTGGGCCAATTACTGTCATTCCAAGTTTTTCAATCTTGACTTTATTTTCAGGTAGTAAATTATAACATGGAGCTTTGAAGAATTTTGGTTTATATCCAAATGCATTTTCAAAAATTTTCATTCCCTCTGTAATTTTTTTTTCTGAAACGGGCAAACCAAATTCGGCTTTTTGTGTGTAACTTGAAGGTTCGTGTGTTACTCCATGCATGCCGAGAATTTTACCAGAGGTCTTGAGCTTGTTTACAAAAATTTTGTCATCTGTTATTTTTACATTTTCGTAATCCGGTATGACAAATAATATATCAGATTTTTTTATGTACTCCTCGTTTTGAACAATGTTTTGATGAACATCATCATAGTTTATTAGACGAAATCTTCGAACAAGAAAAAAGATTATAATGCAAATAACAAAAACTTCCTTGCTCGATTGAAAAAGATGCACTAAATCAACAAAAATTACGAAAAGCACAAAGTACCTCAAGAATTGATGATTATACTTGTAAGTAGAAGAGATAACTATTGGTCCCATAACAAATGCTGGAATGGCCATAAATAAAATGGCAAAAAGATGTTTATTTAGATTTAATTGAATTTTGTGTTGGCTATATAGAAGAAAAAATAAATTAGCAAGTAGCCACAAAAATCCCGGAATGATGTAACCCATTAGTTTATCCTTTATTCCCATTGCTATCAAAATAATACCAAGAGTTGCACCTCCCGTGTGTATAATAGTTCCTTCATCCATTTATATATCTCTTGTTTATTTTTCACGCACCCCTTCAATGATTGACGGCAATCCCATTAGTTTCTTTACATCAATCCTTAACTCGCACAATCCTGTCCCAAATTTACCCAACTTTCCGCAGATAATACCGGCAGAAACTCCATCTGTACTTTCTCGTTCTCCTGAGACCGCCGCGTTTAGCAGATTGTCAAGTGTCTCCTCAAAAGACGCCTTGCCAAGAGGGCCTGAACCTTCTGACCGCATGGCATAACGAGAAATTGAGACAATAGTACCATTGTATGTCATCTTGTCGACAAGAAGACGCGAATGACATACATTAATGCCAGTCATACTTGCAGTCAACTCTTCAATCATGTACTCTCGAACAGCTTCGATACCAAGCGTCTCGTAAAGCTCCCAAATGTTGTTTGTGATGGTTTTTGTTTTGTCCACATTATCATGAGCCAAAACTTCAGAAAAGTTTGAACCCTCTGTTTCAACAAACCATTTTTCCTTTTCGCTTGCAAAAAACATGTTTGTGATACCCTTGATACCACAAATTAACAGCTTTTCCAAATTTGGTATAACAACGTCTTCGATGTAAATTTCGATAGCATTATTTGCAGTCACATATGACATGGATTTTTCCGGAATTCGAACAGCGGAAGTGTCAATATAAACATCGATTCGTCGCATATGTAGCGGTGAATGCACGCAAATCAAATCAGAATACGTATCCTCGATTTTCTTGCAAATGTTAGCAAGAGAAAGGGAATATTGATACATGTACTTTTGATTCACTGTAAGGGAAACACAAGAATTAAATTCCTTGTATTTTAACGGATACATGAGATCAAAAATCTCATACCATGGTTCCTCCGTTTTTTCCAGCTTCATTGTCATTTGGTCACAAACATCCTTTAAAGTTATTCCCGCAATTGAGTGGGAAATTTCTTTTCTTAGTGACTGAAGCGAGTCATTTCCCGAGTTGAAGTGAATAATGCATGATGAACCTTTTGGGTTGCGCGTGGCATCCAAAATTTCTGAAAAGCGTGATACTCCGGAGACGACTGTTTTTTCAGACAAACCTGCTTTGTGAAAAGAATTTAACGTGCTTTGTGTTTGAAACTGTCCAAATGATTGAGCAGTAATAATTCCGACATTTTCACCGGCTTGAATTTTTGTCATTTCGTACATAGTCATCATTTGTGTTTTTAACTTTGGAATTATCTTAGGATAAACAAGGGAAGTTTTGAGATTCTTCCGAAACTTTTCCTTATTTATCTCTACAATGCTCATGGCAATCTCAAATGGTATTCCCTGTTGAGGTTCAATAAAGTCAAGAAGACTTTCAATTTCATCTTCGGTCATCAATCGTTTTACGAGTGCCATTTTAAATTTATCGAAAAAAAGAAAAAGAAAAACAGTTTAAAATTAATAAATGTCTTCTCCTCTGTTTGTTTCCGATTGTGATTTAATTTATCAATATACTGGCAGTGGAGCACCCAATAATATGCAAGGTGTATTTAACAATGAAACGCAAGCGTGCGATTATGAATGCAATGGGCTCTTGCCTCCGTCGAAAAATTATTTTTTAGGATGGGATTGTGCATCCGCCCCCGAAAATTCTCCGTACAACCTTGGGTACAAATCCGACTGCAAAAATGTGTATGCAACCTTGTTTTACAACGAGACAAACGGTGACCAAAAAACCATTTTGGATGCATGTCAAAAGTGTAATCCAAATACAAATCTTCAAGACGATTACAACTATAATAACATTGGAGAGTGTAGCCAAAATCCTGCACCTTTGAATATCGGATACAATTCAGATGGACATTCTTGGTTCTTTAACACTTCGGCAGGAAGCAAAGATTCATCAACTCCAAAACTGGCATGTGATAAACCAACTTTTACGATTGCTGACCAAATAAATAACATCAGGAAAAATTACGGTTCAAATTGGAAAATAATTGGACAATGTATAAATGAAGATGCAACAAATACGTCTGAAAATTTTGAGAATTATTCAAGTTCAAAAAATAATTTTTCTCTTTATCTTATCTTATTTGTCGTAATAATTTTTAGTCTTGTTCTCATTATTTTTAGAAAACACTTGTAATTTAAAAAATTAAATCTTTTTCTAAATGATACCAAAAAGAATTTTTCAAACCTGGAAAGAGAAGGATATAAAAAATCAAGTTTTGAAGGCGTGGCAAAAATCATGGACCGACTGTAATCCGTCTTATGAATATTTACTTTGGGATGACAATGATAATCGAAAGTTTATAAAAAATAACTTTCCTACATTTTTGTCTATATACGACAACTATGATGTTAATATTAAACGTGTAGATGCGGTTCGATATTTTTATTTATTAAAATACGGTGGCATTTATGCCGATTTGGATTTCATTTGCTTAAAGCCATTTGACGAAGTTGTCAAAATAGACGCAGATGTTATTTTAGGCCAACTTGGGGAAATGGATAATATGTCGAATATTTATCACTCGATTCCCAATGCAATTATGATTGCAAAAGAAAACTCGGATTTCTTTCGGTTTGTTACGCAAGTTCTGCATACTATTGGAAATCATCCGAAACTAACACCAGAACTAGCAACTGGTCCTATTCTACTTAAGTTTTGTGTCCTTTACTATATAAATAGAAATGGTGTTGAAGAAGCCATTAAAATGTATGGAAAAAATATTTTTGAAAATTGTACGGTAAACTTTAACTCTGTTATTGGTTTGTCTGAACCAGATATATTTTACCCAATAAACTGGGATAATAAAAACCACAGCAAATACAGGGAAAAATTAAGTTCCAATGACGAGTTGAAATCTTTATTTCCAAATTCATATGCAGTAACTTACTGGATGCATTCATGGTAAATTGATTTTTAGGTTCAATTTTATACAGAAAAGAAAACAAACCTATGAATCAATTGACAAAAAGTATTTGCATTTCTCCGGAACTTTTGACACAAGATATTAGACAAAACATATTTTCTGTTTTAAAAGAAAAATTTGAAGGCATCGCTTTGAAAGAAGATGGTTTTGTTTCAAATATTCAAAATGACTTTAGAATTTTGAATAATTTTGTGTCTCCAAGCATGGCTTCGCAAATTATCTTTAAAGTCTGTTTTCGAGCAGATGTTTTAAAGCCCGAAATTGGCAATTGTTTTACAGGTAAGGTGATTGCAGTGGACGAGCGTGCTGTAATTGTTTCGGTAGAAAACAAGATGAATATTCTCATTCCTGCGACTCGTTTGCCTGATTTTTCCTTTGACAAGACAAAAATGACTTTTGATGGTGTTTGGAAAGGTGCGAAAAAAAAGATAAAAGTGGGAGATGAGATTTGTGCAGAAATTATTGCCATTCGTTTTGAGAAAAAATTTATTTGTATTGGCAAGTTGAATTAATTTTTTCTTCATAATAAATGTCTGGCTCAGTAAATCTTTTTGGTTCAACAAAATATGTTTCAGATGGACAAACTTATTATCCTATTTCAAGAGGCTATAGTAGTGTTGCGTGCGAAACTCCCCAATGCGCGTGTAATTATGGTAAACAGTTTTATGCAGGTACTTCAGATTCATCATATACACCAGAAAATGGGTATACTGCCGGTGGTTCTTGCAGTACTGCAGGTTCAACTTTTCAAATGCCAAATAACTTGGGTTACGTTTGCGATGGTAGTAATTTATGGGTTTCTTCAAATTTTAACATTGGCGGCAATGGATGGGACTCCAAAACGCCTCAACAAGCGTGCACAAATTGTCAAAAGCTTGCAAAAGCAAATCAACCTCAACTATCACCTCAGCTTGGCCAGTATCAGGAAGTGGGTGATTGTGTAAATGGTGTTGGAAGTTTTTATTTTGATGTTCAGTCAGATGGTGATCGATGGTTTTATAACATTTTGGCACAACCCACCGGTAATACAAACCCAGCCCTTGCATGCCGCAGTGCTAATACGAGTAAACCGACTTTGAGAAGCTTTCGTGGAGCGGATTTGAGTAAAGGCAAATCGTGCCAATCTCTAGCTCCAGCTCATGCATTTAATTACGGCTCTTCTGGAATGCCTTCTCTCTCAGTAATTAATTCGGAAGTAGGGAGTGCTATAACAGAGTTTTATGATAACAACTCTAACGATAACTTTAAAACAATAAAGATGGTTGTTTTGGCAATTATTCTTATTTCTATTCTAGTTTTGATTTATGTTCTTGTATCAAAGGAGGAAAAAGAAGAATTAGATTTTTATTTTTGTTAAATTGATTCTTTTCAAAGACATTTTAAATGATATAAAATGTCTCTTTTTGAAGAACAAGACGAATTTTTTTCATCTTCTGGTTTATCGGAAGATGAAATATTAAGTTTGGTAATGCAACAGTCCATTGAACTTGAAGAACAACGCAAAAAAGAGAATGATGCCGCAAGGCGTGCACTTATCTTACAACAAGACGAAGAATACCGGCAATCTCTTCTCAAAGATATGAAGAATACCTGTGATGCTGAAAATGATTATAGTGAAATAGAAGAAGAAAAAGAAGAAAATGATTATAGTGAAATAGAAGAAAATGAAGAAGACGTAATTCAAAACGACAGTTCAGAGCCAATAGAAGGTGATGGCGAAGCGTTGAGAAATGCTCGCCTTAGATATTTTCAAAAGTTTAAATCATAAATTTTTAAAGTGATTTAAAGGCGGTAAAAATATCAATAAAAGAAATGTCTTTCTCTCAAGCTGCAAACAAGGCAACGAATGAAGTTGTTCTTCAGTTTTTGAAGTCTGCTTCTGTTAAGTTTAATATTGGCGAGAACGAGTTGGTTGCACTGTGGAATGGAAATGCGGTGGTTAGTACAATCCCAGAGCAACAACCATCGTCGGTTCCACAATCGACAATCCTACCTTCTTCAGAATTGACGAAGTTGGGAAAGAATGAGTTGATTGCCCATTGTAAGTCTCGCGGTCTGAAAACGACAGGAAATAAACAAGAGTTGATTGAACGTCTGACAGGAGGAATGTCTGCTTCTGAGTCTTCTGGAGACAAGGAAGAGAAAAAGGAGACGCCGAAAAAGAAATCGGCAAAGTCAACAACCCCTCCAGAGGATACAAAGATTGTAAAGCAGGTCCAGTCTACTATTCAAACTGTACAGATTAAGAAAAACGCTTTTAACAATTTTGAGCATGTGGAAACTGGTCTTGTTTTTGACCGGATTACGCAAAAAGTGTTGGGAAAGCAGAATAAGAACGGTAAGATTGATTCTTTGACAGATGCAGACATTGAAACTTGCAACAAGTACAAGTTTAAGTATGATATTCCCGAAAATCTGAACTCAAACACGAAGGGTTCTGTTGCAATTGAGGGGTTGGAAGAAGACGAGGACGATACCGAAGCTGGAGATATTATTAACGAGGCAGAAGATCTTATTGAAGAAGAAGAGGAAATTGTAGAGGATGATGGAGAGGAATTTTTCGAAGAGGATGATTAAAAATGTGTTGTAAAATTAAATATGATTAAAAATGTGTTGTAAAGTTAAATATGATTAAATTTAATCATATTTTTGATTACTCAACTAATGTAATGTAATTTCCTTTTGATTGTTTTTTAATCTTTGTTTGGCGTTTTGGAGATTTTTTGCATACCTTTTTTTCTAATCTCTCTGCAGCCAATACTACAGAAGGGTCGCGTTTTTGGCTCGCTCTTATTTTAGCCGAAATAATGCCTCGACAACTAAACTTGCAATTTTTATTAACTCTTAATGATTCACATACAGGGTATTTAAGATTGTCGGGTAGTAAGAAGCATTTTGGCCCGCATTGTTTAAACAAAGCTTGACGTTCATTTCCTTTTTGAGGAGAAGCTGCAGCCCAACCTCTTGTTCTAGATTTCTTGACATTGCGCTTTTTGGACTTTTTTATCTCAACTTTAAATTTTCTTCCTTGTGACCGTTTTTCTTTTGGAAGAGATTTTATCAAAATCTTTGGGAACTTTTTTCTTTCTCGGTTTACACTTCTTTTAGGAGACTTCATTTATCTATTTAGAGACTTTTTTTTATTATTAATCATGTACGAAAAAGTCGCAATATTAGTTAATGTTTGTGGGCGTAATTTAACATGTACAAAGTTGGATGAAACCCCGTTTTACAAAATCTTTCTTCCTTTTTTTCAAACTTCAAAAGAAGAGCAGTACGAATACAAAATTTTTGTTGGTATAGATGACAATGACTGTTTCTTTTTACCTTTTGTAGATGAAATGAAACAAAATTCATTACTACATATAGTATTATTGCAAGATTGCAACCATAAACCAGCAAGAGCTTGGAACATTCTTTTTGAGACTGCGTACAAAGATGGATATGAATACTTTTTTCAAATTGGTGATGATGTTGCAATGATTACATCAAATTGGACTTCTCGCTTTATTAACACCTTGGAGAAAAATGCAAATTTTGGAGTCACCGGCCCGTGTGACGAAATGATATTCAAATGGAGAAGCGAGAGAGGACTTCATCAAGTCATTGAAAATGCATTTGTCCATAGAACTCATTATGACATATTTGGGACACTTTTTCATACAGATATTAATAACCAATTTTGTGATGACTGGATAACACTTGTATATGACAAATTTGCCATGATTAATCTCAATGTAAAATCAGAAAATACAGTGCGAAATGCGAGATACAACTTGGAAAAAGTTGATAAAATTAAAGAATACATTGACAAAGGCAAAGAAAAAATTGAAAAATATCGAAGTAACATAAAGGTTGTTGATTGTTTTCTTTTTCATAATGAATATGATTTGCTTGAACTTCGTTTGGAAGAACTTTATGATGTTATAAACTATTTTGTGATAGTGGAAGCAAACATTACACATTCTGGACTGAAAAAAGACTGGAATTTTGAAAGAAATAAAGGAAGATACGAAAAGTACTTATCAAAAATAATTTATATACAATGCGATGATTTGGAGCAAAAACATTCATGGGATATAGAGAATGCGCATCGGAACGCAATTTCTCGTTGTTTTCACTTGTTTGAAGATAAAGATATTATACTTATTTCTGATATTGATGAAATACCCAAGAGAGTATATGTTGAGCAAATACGTATCCCCCGCCTGCCGATACGCTTTATTATGGATTTTTACAATTACAATTTTAATTGTCGGGTGCTCCCGGATTGGAAAACGGGAACGATTGCTGCTTCAAAAATTACGTTTAAGCATAACCAGCCACAATCGTTTAGATTGATGCAAAATTTGCCTTATATTGAACATGCAGGTTGGCACTTTAGTTGGTTTGGGGATGAAGAATATTGTAAAGAAAAGATCAAGAGTTTTGCCCATCAAGAACTAAATAATGATTCAATTCTAGACAAGTTTAAAGATCGGATGAAAAACTACGAAGATTACTATGCAGAAAGTGGACGAAAATGGAGGTTTAATCACATTTTTTTGCAATCGTCGCTTCCGCAATGCATTAATAGATTACCGTGTCTTTTAAAATACATTGATAACCCACAAAAAAATTTTTACTTTTGTACTTATGGAGATAGTAATTTTAAAAAAAGCAGAGAACGTATTATAAGCGAGGCAAAATCTTCTGCAGTGTTTAAGGAAAGCATTCTTTATACGGAAGATAGTCTTAGTGAAGACTTTAAGAAAGACTTTCATTATCTTCTTTCTCACAAACGAGGAGGCGGATACTGGTGTTGGAAATTTTTCCTCTTTTTAGACATACTGGAAAAGACAAAGGAGGGAGATTGGATCACATATGCAGATGCAGGTTGTAAAGTGGTAGATGAAAACAAAAACACTTTTTATGATTTAGTTTCAGATATGATAATCCAAAATAAAGTTATTTCCGCATTTTCCTGTAAAAAATATTTGGAAAAAACTTTTACAAAAGGAGACATTTTTCATTTCTTTTTATGTAACGAAAATAGCAGTATTTTAGATACTGGAATACTCCTTGGAGGCGTTTTGACATTTATAAACTGCAAGGAAACAAAAAATTTTTTTAAAGAGTGCTACAATATTGCTAAAGATCATCCATTCTTTTTGGATGATTCACCTTCAATTTTCCCCAACTGTAAAGAATTTCTAGAAAACAGGCATGACCAAAGCCTTTTTTCTGTAATGCGGAAACTACGACCAGACATTGTTTATACAACCGAAGATAAAACTTGGAAAGGTGATTTTTTCATTCAAGCTGAAAGAATAAGAGAATAATTAATTTTCACTCTTATAAATGTATTGGACAAAGGAGTTGCAAATAGATATTGCTTCGTGCTTGATTCTTGGGGTTATTTTCTTTATTGTAGACATATCATCTTTCAATTACAAAAATAAGTCAGTCTATCCGATATTATTGCTCCATCATATTCTAAATATTTTTGCACAATTTGGGTTTCTTGCAAGGGATAAAAATGTTTTGATTATTTACATTTTTACACCTCTTCTTGTCATTTTACACTGGGCAACAAATGGCAACAAATGTTTTTTAACCGAGATGGTAAACAAAGCATGTGGAACACACGAACGCTTTAGAGACATATGGTATCTTCTCGGGTTTAAAAATCTAAAACACTACACCGAGCTACATTACGGGTATCTTTTTGTAGCATGGATTATTGCTGTAATAAGATATATAAAATTAAGTTGAGATAAAATCGTGCTCATCTTTCCATTGGATTAGATGAAGTCCAATAATGGCACCTCCTATGAAAGCAATGACTTCATTTTTGTACTTAAACTTTGAATATGCAAGTATGATTAATATTATCCCTGCAAGGATGCTTTTTATGTGTACTAAAAAAAGTGGAAATCTTTCTTTATTATGATAGTGTAAAATCTCCCAGCATTTAGGACTCAAACTTTTCTTGTCAAATCTTTCTCCAAAAAGATACCACATAACCCCTAAAATAATTCCGACAAGTATTGCTATGGTAACAAGATAATTCATTTATTATATAGAGTTTTAATTCGGCTTATAAATTAAAACTTTTTAAGCTCCATTACGGAGGGTAAACTAATTTAGATTATTTTGACTTTAAAGCTTCCGTTACAAGTTTTCGTTTGTTGAACCTGGCCCATGAGTGAGAAACAAAGTTCCGGGTATCAAAAGAATTGCGAAAATAATTAAGATTAGGTAGTAGTCCATTTATTACAAGTTAGAATTTTGTTTCATGAAAGAAAAACCAATCATGACCTATTACTGCTACTCTTGTATATCCTTTTTCTTTCATAAAATTTGAAATCTCTTCTGTTTCATAATTATTTTCGATTGAGATTAAAGTTATATTATGCTTTGAAAAATCAATCGACCTTAAAACATTCATCTCCGCTCCTTCTACGTCAATAGAAAGGTAATCGATATTTTTTCTATCAATTAGCTTTGAAAAAGGAATGCTTTTAACTTTTATAACACGCGTTTCACCGCCATGATCTTTTATTTCTTGTTCAATGCGTTTCGTATGCCTCTCGTCAAAAGCATCGAGAATACCACTTAACATTTCGGCTTCGCCTATGATTTGTTGAAACTCAATTTCACCTTCTTTTTCACTAATGGCAACATTAAAAACATCACACTTTCTATTTTGTCTTAGCTTCTCAAATGTTTCGGGTAAAGGCTCAACACATACTCCATCCCAACCAATGTCTTCTAATAATTTTGTATTGGAAAATTTAACACCGTCATTTGCTCCTATATCAACAAATACTCCGTTATTTTTGTACTTTATAAAGTCCAAATTTATAAGAAACTGGTCTTGTCCCTCTTGACTGTAAAAATGATAATCTTCCAAAGTATGCCGAATAATAAACTTTATAGAAGAAAGTATGTATTGCCACCACTTCAAAATCGAAAATTGTTTTTCATTAAGTTTTTCCTCATCTTCATACAATGCTTTACATTTTTTAATTGCTTCTTCCCAAGTGTTTGCAAAAATCCAAGGCGGTAACACATTGACATAAGAAAATGTTTTTCTCAATTCCTTTGCATCTCCAACAACAACTGGGATACAACCACAAATACTTGATTCATAAAGACGAAAACAATCTTGCGTAACCCACCCCCTTAAGTTTGGAACAAACACAGAAGACATGTAAACATCTCTCATTTCTTCTGGAGAAATATTATTTCTAACAAATGGCATAACCCAAGCCTCTTCAATTGTTTTCAAAATATCACTTCTCTTACTCTTATTGATGTTTCCTACAAATGAATATAAAATCGGTCTTTTTGAAGATGGGATTAGAGATCCTTTAAAGTTTTTCATCATATTAGCAGCGTATCCAAGTGGAATTGTTCTCATATTTGGATACTCTATTTCATAGTTGTTATACTGACTCAAATACAACATGGTGTACTTTGCAAGTTCGTTAAAATGTTTTCTATCACCACCCTCATCGGCAAGAGCAATGATTATTTTTGGTTTAACAACAATGCAAAAATTTCTTATAATTTCATATGCAATTACATTTGTTGAAAAACAAACAACAAGTTTATTGATATCTTTAAAAATTTCTGGAGTGAGAAACGAGTTTGTAGTAACTGGGGTAAAACGATATTTATATTCACCAAACAACTCTTTTATGTAATCCGCTTCTATTGCTGAAGATATGTCATATATTATGACAACCTCCTGAGGTGACATTGTTTAAAGTGGCAAATCATAACTTTAAACAATGTCAGTTTCTGCAATCATACCTTCTTATAACAGGTTTAAGTATCTTTTGAACGCAATTGAAAGTTGTAGAAATCAAACCTTAAAGCCAGTACAAATAATTGTTATCAACGACGGCTCAACCGAACCTGAATATTATTCTCACGATTTTGGGGACGATGTTACAGTTATCCACCTTTCTAAAAATAGTTGCTACATTTTTGGTGAAAAAAGTCCTGGTGGGATACAGAGAAATTTGGGAATTCAAATTGCAACTGGCGACTATGTTGCTTTTTTAGACGATGATGATTATTGGCTTCCGTCAAAATTGGAGACACAGATAAGGCAAATGAAAGACAATAGTATTGAGATGTCATGCACAGAAGGTTTTATAGGTAGTGGTGCTTTTGATAAAGACAAAAAATATAAAAAATATTTATCAGAACATTTTATGGGTGTATTAAAACAAATTTTTTTCTCCAAAAGATTGATTGTTAACGACTTTCCAGAAATTTGGACCAAACGTTTATTAGAAATTCATAATTGCATTATCACGTCTTCTGTTGTTGTTAAAAAGGATTTGTTAAAACAAGTGGGGTGTTTTAACAGACTAAAAATAGCAGATGATTACGATTGTTGGTTACGCCTCTTAAATAATACAAAATGTTTATTTGTAAAAGAGCCATTAGTTTATTATGACGATAATCACGGTAATGGAAGAGAATATTTACTTACTTAAAAAATTACTACGTGATGTAAATGTCGTCTGGTTTTATTACATGTACATTAAGTGGAGGTATAGGAAATCAACTTTTTCAAATTGCACACGCCTTCTCTTTATCAAAGGCGCTTAATCTAGAGTTGATGCTTTCGTTTAATCAATTTTCTGGGTGCGGCCAAGGCTCCCATCCTTCCAAATATTACAGTTCGTTTTACAACAAATTAAATGTTATAAATAAACTGCTTCCTGTTTCAACGTACGTACAAGAGGCTTTTTTCACATATGACCCGAAAATTAAGGCCCAATTAGAAAAAGTTGTCGAAAGTAATAAAAACGCAGGCATAAATTTAAGCGGAAATTTTCAATCCGAGTTCTACTTTCTTTCTCACAGAAATGAAATCAAAAATCTTTTTATCCCAAGTGGCGGTGTAGAAAATTTTTTGAAACATCAATACCCGACAGTTTTCCAAAAGTTTATAAAACTATTTTCAACTGAAAATTTAGATGATAGATGTTATATCGGTGTTAGAAGAGGCGATTTTATGGAAAACGCAAATTTTCATCTTCCTTGTGGTATTGAATATTACAAAGAGGCAATCGAAAAAATTGGAAATGATAAGCAGTTTTATATTGCAACAGATGATATAGACTGGTGCAAGACAAATTTTAAGGGAGATAATTTCGTTTTCTTTGAATTGACTGACGATTTACCACAATTGCTACTTGCAATGTTATTCAAATTCTTTATTATATCAAATTCAACATTTCACTGGTGGGGAAGTTATCTTAGTTTATATAACGATAAACGAGTTATTGCACCGGACAGGTGGATTAATCAATATGGTTACGAAAGTGTATACAGAGAGGACATGGAGATTTTAACACGTTGAGATGTCATTTAAAAATCTTATGTTTTAAATGAATTTTAATCCGAGATACATTACAACATATAAAATTTGCGGTGCTCTTCTTTTTATGCCACAAAATTAATCTAAATGTAAATTTTAAAGAAAAATTAAAAAAATAAAACTATGTATACGATATTTTTTGATATTACGTTGTATCTTCAGGATGGAAGAAAAACCGGTGTTCCAAACACTATGTATAATTTTGCTTTTCATTTTCTTAAACATAGTGAAAACAAAGTAGAGTTTTTACAACTTGTAAACGAGAGATTTGTAACGTGTCACAGCCTAAAAGAAACTTTTTCAGGCCTGCCAAGAGGTAGTTTAGGCAATGATGATGTACCTGTAATATCACAGGGCGATGTACTATTTCTCTCTAACGCTATTTATTGTTTTGGAGCCAATGGTAAATCTTTATTTTCATTGATCAAAAACGGTTTATGCGTCATTCCTTTTCTTCACGATATTATCCCTATAACTCATACTGAATATAGTGATTGTCAAAACGAGTTTTATCCCTGGATAATAAACATGACAAACATGAAAACTGGTATTCTTTGCAATTCTCTGTTCACGGTTCATTCCTTTTTGGAAAGATTTAACTACAAGTATCCAATAGGCTACATTCATCTTGGCTGCAATAAGGACAATTTAAGCTTTGAAGAGGTGTCTCTTCCAAAAGGAAAAAATGTACTTATGGTTAGTACAATTGAGCCTCGAAAAATGTACGACAAAACTTTAGAAGAATTTGATCGCATATGGGAAAGAAGAGACGACATAAATCTTATTATAGTGGGAAAGAAAGGTTGGCAAGTTGACAAAATAATGAATAGAATTGAAACACATCCATTAAGAGATAAAAATCTTTTTAATCTTTCAAACCTTTCTGACGGTCAAATCAATTTTCTTTATAAAAACTGTGACTTGTTTCTTTTTTCTTCTGAAGTGGAAGGATTTGGTTTGGGTGTGATAGAAGCCGGTCGTTTTGGAACTCCTTTATTATTGCGTGACATTCCCGTTTTTAAAGAAATTGCAGGTTATCATGCTACATACTTTGATGATTTCTCAAAATTGCCCGATATTATAAATCACGGGTTTGAATCGGGTTTTAAACGTAGTGAAGGAATGAAAATCAACAGTTGGGATGATACGGCAATTGGTTGTTTAAAGGGAATTGATGGGATAAGATCTCGATATTTAGAAAAGTTTATTCAACAACCTCTTTTATGAGTTGCTCTATTCTCTCGCATCGATTCTTGACACCGTTTACATCAACTCTTAAAACTTGTTGAATAAAAGGGCCCTGATAATTAAACTTGTCACGTTCCTCCCCACGGTAAACAGTAACATCATGGCTATCCATACGTTGTTGAATGATGTTACATAACATAAATTGGTCATCGTACTTATTTTTTCCTAATTGAAAGTCTTCGTCCAGTTCATTCCAATTCTTCGGGATAAGATTCACAAGGTTTAACCAATCTTGAATAATAAAAGGCATAAATTGGTGACGCATGTTATAAAAGCATACTCCAATGTTAATATCAGAAAAAACCAAAGGGTTATCACTTGTTCCTCTACATGCAACTAAAGCTTTCGAGTCGTCTAGAATAAACTCGTCAAGATTTTTCTCCAAATCCACTATAACAGCATCCGCATCAATGTATAAAACCCAATCATATTTATTTTCCTCTAATATTTCTTTTAACAAAAAAATTCTATTAAACGTCGAACACCACGGGAACTTTCCAAAAATTACACCATCATAGCGTCTGTAATCATAACCATGTTTATTACAATAATTTTTATGATGAAATTCTGTTAGATCAAGCATTGGTTTATAAACAACTCCATCACATGTTTGAAGAAGTAAAACTTTTTTCATTTTAATACTTGTCCATAACTTTAATTAAATTAAAAAGTTTCACAACATATAATATTATTCTCAATACTTGTCACTTGAAGTTTTTGTTCATAACTGAGAATAATCTCGCTATCCAACATTCCTCCGCAATTGTAGTCGATAGACGAACGGTCAAAAAACGATGTTCCTTTTCGCACTGTGATACGAAAGAGAGTCGACTTATTTGAAGGTTTGGCCAAACTTATGTCAAGATTAGTTGGGTTGTAACAAAAAGACGTGGTGTTTTCTGCATACCACTGAGCACAAGCTTTGTATAGAGTACAAAACATAAACCCTTGATTTTGGAGTACATCGCCAACTTCACAATCTAAAGTTTCAGGCAAGCCTCTGTAAAGGATCATATCAAACGGCAATGTCGGTGCTTTTTTGATATGATCATTGAAATCAACCGCTTCAATGCTTGGAAGTTTCCCAAATCGTAAAAGACGGTTGGTCTCAAAGAAGTTAATACGATTTGCCAAGTATCTGTGTTTACAAGTGTAAACAAAATTTTGAAGCGAAGTTATGCATGCAACCTCAGGAGAATCTTGTCCTGCATATTCAAAACAATCTACTGTAAAGTTTGACAATTCGTCAAGCTTATTATTAATCGGAGTCGCCATGATAAATAATTTTTTAGGAATTTTAACACAAAAAATCGGTTTGTTATTTAATCTTCAATAGAAATAGAAATTGATTTTTAATAAAAATTTCCACTCAATTTTAGACCAAAACCATTTCAAACCTGCATTTGCAGACCAAAATTGAATCCAGAAAAATAATTTGTAAGAACCAACAAAAAACATAAGCCAAATGAAGTGCTCTCAATGTCAGAAAGAAGGCCATCGGAGTGATAACAAGAAGTTCCATCCAGTAGAGACAGTTCCAACCATTGAAACCGCACAGTCTTATACACCCAACTCCAGTATAGTTGATATGAAGCATGTAATGAGCAGTGAGCGATTAGCTCAACAAAAAGAATTTATTGACCGTAAACTGGAAACTTGTAAACAGTTCAATAAGTACGGACTTACACTCGTCGATGAAAATTTCGTAATTATCTCATCACTTATGGGTGAATTACGAAATAGTGTTTTGTCTTTTTTTCAGGGTGGCATGTATTCTGTAAAGAAGTGTGAACATTGTGGAACAGAGAGTTCTAAGCCCCTTGAAAGGGCGCATAGCAAGGGGATGCCTCGTGATAAGGTTGCACTTTCTGCTCTAAATCGTATTCGCCCAGATGAGACGGTTTCAATTAAGCAATCGTGTTTTATCAGAGCATTTATTGAAGAGCATACTCGACACCCGCTATGGATATTATGCAAGGACTGTCATAAAAAGTATGATGCGTAGGTGTAATGTTTCCGATCTCCTATTACTTTTAGTCTCGGTTTGAAATGGTTTTTGGTCTAAATAAACATAGAAGATAATGAAGAATTTTTGCCTTTTTATAGTTCTTTATACCGTTTAACATTTTAAACGCCGATTTGTAAATTGATTCATAATAACACATTTTGTAAGCAAATACAAAATGACTAGTTACAATCCTCCACATTATAGAGATGAAAATATTCCAGAAACTGAGACTGACCGACTACAACAAACATTATCTACACATCTAAGAAATATGGATGTAAAAAAAACAAAAATTGAAAGAATACAAATTGTAAAAGAAATACTTGGAAAACAAAATAATACTTGCGCGTTTGGAAAAAATGTAGGTGGAAAATGGTGTTGGAATGAATCAAAGGTTAATTTCACAAAACCGAAAAATGAAAAAGACGGCGAATATGTTGAATTAAAGTACATAAAGTTACAATGGGGGCATATTAAGCCACGTTGTAGAAAAGAAAGTCAAAACATTAATGATTTATGCTTATTATGTGCTCGTTGTAATAATCAAATACAAACTTCAAGACATTTAATACAAATTGAAAAAGAACTTGAAAGCAAACTTTTACATATAAAACAATTTTTACAAGAAAAAACATCAGCGGCTGAAATGTGAAAAGGGGAAAAAGAAATGCCCATTCCTAATTATGGACAGACAATGGCAGAGATTTTGTGTTTATAATTAATGAGGATAACCAAAACTGTCTTTAATGTTTAAAATCTCTTTTTTAGTTATTTTGGTGTTAATGTAGATTTTATAGGTATACAAACAAATACAAACGTAGTTTTTATAAGATTTTATGTACAATTTTGTCATTTATAAGTAAACATTTATTACTAAAATGCGAGTTTTATTAATAACTGGAGGGTACGGTTTTATTGGGTCAAACTTTATAAATTATTATTACTACGCAAACGAAGAGGTAAAAATCATTAATGTTGATGCGATGTATTACTGTGCAAACGAGACGAATGTAAAAGAAGAAATTCGAAATGATAAAGAAAGGTACAGATTTTACAAATTAAATCTATATGAAAATGACCTGCAACATTTGCTTGAACTTTTTAATGTTGACACGGTAATTCATTTTGCCGCTCAAAGTCATGTTCAAAACTCGTTTACAGATGCATTACAGTATACAAAGGACAATGTTGTTGGAACTCATATGCTTCTTGAGGCATGTAGACTGTATGGTAAGATAGAAAAATTTATTCATGTTTCAACCGATGAAGTGTATGGAGAGTCTATGCTAAATTCTGAAGAGGAGAAGAAGACAGAAGAAAGTGTGTTGTGTCCTACCAATCCCTATGCGGCAACTAAAGCCGGCGCCGAACTCATCGCACAGTCTTATTATCACTCGTTTAAAATGCCTATCATTATTACAAGAGGTAATAATGTATATGGTCCAAACCAGTATCCCGAAAAGTTGATACCAAAGTTTATCAAGTTGTTAAAAGAAGGGAAGAGAGTCACCATTCAAGGAGACGGGAGTAATGTGCGGGCTTTTCTGCATGTAGACGACGTTTGCTCGGCATTTCGGTTGATTTTGGAAAAGGGAAAGGTGGGAGAGATTTACAATATCGGAAGCGACGAAGAGAGTGAGATTAGTGTTCTCGACGTTGCAAAGTTGTTGATAAAGTCGATTAGAGGAGTTGATGATTACGAGGCGTGGATTGATTATGTAGCAGATCGCCCCTTCAATGATAAGCGGTATTACATTAGCAATAGGAAGGTGAAGGATTTGGGGTGGGAGATAAAGAAAATTTTTTTGATTACAACTTAAAAAATTTAAAATGATTATAAATGACTATTCCTATAGTGATAATAAGTTTTGATAACTTTAAATACGTTCAAAACACAATCAACTCTATTCCAAAATTATATCAACAAGGCATAATTATCTTAGACAATAATAGCACCGACAAGCGAACAATTGAATATTTAAAATCAGTTCCGTTTAGGGTAGTTTATAACAAAGAAAATATTGGACCTTGGTGTTGCCGAAACTATACTGAAAACAAAATGTTGTATGAGTCATTACCCGATAAATTTATATTAACAGACCCAGACCTTCAATTCAATCCAAATTTACCAGAAAATTTTATAGATATCCTTGTGGATCTTTCGGATCAATTGATGTGTGAAAAAATTGGTTTTGCCTTAGATATAAGCGATTATAATAACATGTTGCCATCGCCACAATATTGTGGAGGGAAAAGTATAAAGGAATGGGAAGAAGGGTTTTGGCAGAAAAATTTGCCTTCTATTAATTGCCTTGAACTTTATGATGCGGCGATAGACACAACATTTCATGTATACAACAAACTCGGTAATGGGCATGTACGGGTGGCTGGAAATTTTACCGCAAAACATATACCATGGTACATTGACAATTCTTTTTACAGTTTTGGAGAAAGATTGAGACTGTACAAAAATTCAAAATTTTCAACAATATATAGCACGTTTTCTGACTATGTACACGAACATTTTATTTCCGTTTCAAAAAAATCAATCAAACTACTGATACAAAAAGGCGATACAAACATTAATTTTTGGACAGGACATTTTAACTATGATTGGGAAAATGAAACATTTGATGTTTTGGACCAGTTTCTTTCAACTGAAAAAGTTTTTATTGATATTGGTAGCTGGATTGGACCAATCACTCTTTATGCGACATCTTTATCGAAAAGAGTTATCGCGGTTGATGCCGACATTCAATCTATCAAAGACCTCGAATCAAATTGCAAAGTAAATTCTAATGGCAACGTGGCTATTATAAATAAAGCCATCTATAATAAAAGCGGTGCAAAGGTCAACTTTGGAAAAAACCGATTTCTAGGCAATTCCAAGTTAAACGACTCAACTTCGCAAATTTTGGATTCTTTGTCTCTAGATGCGTATGAAATAGAAACGATAACCTTAGAAGAACTTATCGCTAACAATAATTTAGTTCCTTCCGACATTTCCATAATAAAGGTTGATATTGAAGGCGGAGAAGAAAATATTTTACAAGATATATTTGATTTCTCTTCTAAACATAATGTTCGAGCTTATGTTTCATTTCACTACTCGTGGTGGAGTGATAAAAACTTGAACAGGTTTGTCTTTCTTAGTCAGCAACATAAACTTCAGATTGCAAACGATCCATTTTCAAGTATTTTGTTTTGACACAAGCACTAACAGTTAGATGAGAATAAAAATGGCATATTATGGGTTTCATAACAACAATCACTCCTGATATACTTGTACCTATCCCATTAATTTATCTTATTCTTAAAGGTGTAAGAGAACCAGTAGCCAAAAACACGTCACCCTCTACAAAATGCAAAATTTGAAGGCTTTGTTAAGTCTAATCCAAAAACGTCTTTTTTGCTTATGAAAATCCTTTGTATCCTGTTTGGGTATGAAGTCGTACTTAAAGGGTTAAAAAAATAACGAATTTGTTGAAGCCATCTTTCAACTTAAAACCTTTATACCACAAATTCTATTTATCCATTTATATAATAATATTTTTATATAAATGCTAATAACCGTTCTATATGGGAAAGAAAAATACGTTGATGTAACTGAAGTCGTGTTTAAAACTGCAAAGAGTAATAAGTTTTATGTACCCGCTAAAGATATAGAAAGATTTTATATTTTCCAAACCGACCCTCTTCACGGTATTGTAAAAAACGTTCTCATCATAAAAGATGGACAAACCGAAGTTTTACATGAAGGCTTTGATAAATTTATCGACTTAACGAATTGTACTTGGAGTGAAGAACGACTTTCGTTTCTGCATAAACATTTACAATTTGAAAATGGAAGCATTTATGATGAATTACCAGAACAACGAATGGCTATAAAATTCATAAATCCCTACAGTACTGTCTTAGAGTTGGGTTCAAATATTGGTAGAAATTCTTTAATAATTGCAAGTATACTTGCTAGTTCCAAAAATTTTGTTACCTTAGAATGTGATCCTAATACTGTCTTGCAATTATTAAGAAATCGAGACCTTAATGACCTGCACTTTTTTATGGAGCCCGCGGCCTTGTCAAAAAAGGCCCTTATTCAAAGGGGGTGGGAAACTAAACCTTTTGTAGAAAACGAAGAGGGATGGAGGCTTGTGAATGTAATAAATTTTTTGGAACTGGAAACCAAATACAACATGAAATTTGATACCATTGTAGCCGATTGCGAAGGTGCATTATACGACATTTTTAAAGACGAACCAAACATGCTTTCAAACATCAAAACAATCATAATGGAAAACGATTACTGGGATATAAATAAAAAACTTTTTGTTGACGATTATTTATTGAAGCGCGGTTTCTATAGAGTATATAAAGAGCAAGGAGGATGGGGTCCGTGTGCGGAAAATTTTTATGAAGTATGGAAAAAATTTGATGTAGTTAAAATTTCACTTAGTTTTGGATTTTTTTACAACTGCTCAGAAAGGCTCCTGGCAATTATTAAGTATTTTAATACGTTTAAACAGTTGCCGGACTGTGTGGATAGCTCAGAACAATATACATGGTATAAAACCGACCAAACAAAAGACATAACGTTTGATTATTTTTTGGATTATCAAGATACTGATGTCCAAATATCATATAATAAAGAAGTCAGATTTCAAGTAGAGTTTCAGTTCGAAAACTACAAAGGTATAGATTACACATCTTTAAAGCCTTTTCTTCAAAAATATTTTACTCCCTCAGAACAAGTGAAAAATAATATAAAGAACATTGAACTAAAATACAACTTGGAAAACGATTATGATAATATATGTGTGCTATTTTACAGAGGAAACGACAAAGCAACTGAAACATCACTATCCAGTTATGACTCGTATACAGCGCATGCAGACGAAATAATGAAAAGTCAACCGAATATAAAATTTTTGTTGCAAAGTGACGAAAAAGAGTTTATAGATTTCATGACAGCAAAATACAACAATACTTTTTACTTTAAGGATGAGATACGCATAATGAATAAACAAAATTCTACAGTTGATAAGGTGTTTGCAGGTTCTAATAATAAATTTTCTAAGTTGTATTTAGCGATAACCGTAATCATGGCAAAATGCAAATATGTAATTTGTGGCTCCGGTAATTGCAGTCTTTGGATTATGTTCTATAGGCAAAACGCAGAAAATGTAACTCAATATTTAAACGGAGTTTGGTATAAATAAACTGTGATTTAATGACAGTGAAATTTTATAAAATGAAAATTTCACTATGTTCTAGAATCAAAGACGCGGAAAATATAGTTTGTGAATGGATAGCTCATTACGTATCGCTGGGGTTTGATAAACTTTTTATCTATGACAACATGTCGTCTCCGGCTATAGAAACTATTGTAAGCCAAAAAATTCCTCATTTGTTGCCATACGTAAAAATTATTTTAGATGACGTTGCGGAATCTTATCAGACAAATAGATTTAACGAATGCCTCGAGAAGTACGGTTCTGATTATGACTGGATGTTTTTTTGCGACGACGATGAATTTTTACACTTGAGGTCAGACTTAAGTTTGAAGGATTATCTTCATCAAATTCCTGCCAACGTAGGAACAATTTTGATTAATTGGGTTGTTTACGGACACAATAAATTGGAAAAATTTGATGACACCAAATTAGCTATTGAGCAATTTGTCTATAGAGAGACATATGATAATTTTTGGTGCCGGTTCGTCAAGTCGTTTGTCAAACCGTCCATTGTCAAAGAAGTACAAAATGTACATTATAGTATAAATAAGAATGCCCTGACAATAGACGGTAATGGAACAATCATTGATGTGAACCATGTCGATAGCAGTGTATGCGAATTGGCAAATTACAAACTTGATGATGCAACTAAACTTGTTTTAAGTCATTACATGACCCGTGATAAAGAAACAATGGAGAAGAAGCGTATTAAAAACGAAAAAGCGAAAATTTATTTTAACAGATTGACAGAAGCTTGGTATGCCGAATATTTTAAAGATAATGTTTTAGATACAAGTATGTCAGAAAAATATGCAGAAAAAATTCGACAATTAATTTCCCTTTAATTTTGATTTACTTAACATACAAAGCGTCTCCCCATCCCCACGAAGTCAAATTCGTCATAACTCTTTTGAGCCCAAAAGTTTCTACATACGCGTCAATTTCTTCAACCAAAGGGCAATCAACGTACACTTTTTCTGTATTAACTTCTACATACAGGGCTTGTACATTTTCAAGCAACTTTCCAGCTCCCTTAAGTGCTCTTAATTCCGCGCCTTGTATATCGAAGTTCCAGAAGTTAAACATTTTAAAATCGATGTTATAATCTGCACCGATATCTTTTATGGTTTTAGTGTAGCATTTTTTAGTTTCAACCACAAATACGTCTGGGTGGTGTTTCATATGAGTTCCAAGACTTAGTATGCTTGATGATTGACCATTGTTTGTAATGTAAAACGGCAGTTCTTTTCCAGTTGTTTCGTCAACCATTTCATTTATTACGTTTTTCACTTGAGATTTTATACGATTAAAAATTTCTGTATTTCCTTCAACCCATAAAATTGCATCTTCTTTTACACCGTTGGCTACATAAGCATTTAACTCTTCACATTCATGAGCTCCTACATGAAACACTCCGGATACTTTTATGTTTTTAGCATTCAAAAAGGAAACTATATTTTCAAACGAGATCAGCATTTATAAACTTCTTTGTTTGTTTAAATTAAAACGACTTAATTTAAAGGCTTAACACTTAATCCCCTTCCAATCTTCGAAAATGAAGATATCACCATGCCATCTGATCTTCTGAATTGGAAAAGTTATATCAGAATGAAAACCCATGACTCCTATCATCCAAGAAAAAGTCCCTCCCGACAAAACCACGTGGTTGCAAGTACTGCCAAATTGAATTGTAGTTGGAGCATCCTCTTTTACCACTTGTAGATTGTATTTATTGATTAATTTTTTACAAAACTCATCGTCGATGCTATCACTTGAAATATAACCATTAGTAAATTGAAGTGAATCGAGAGCATGTTCGAAATATTCTATTGGAGGGCAATACTGACTCGCGTCGTCAAGCCGTACATGAACAAAAACGTCATTGTTATTGTTATACCTGTCCTTATACTTGTTATGTCCTATTATACTTTGTTTCGTGTCTGGGTCATTCAAAAAGCTGTGTACAAATCTGGCACTTTCGGGATGCTGACAATGGCTGTTTGTCAAGTTAAAATTACTCTTTAGATTTTCAGGCAAATACATAGGCTCGTCGCTAAGAATATATTTTAAATATTCCGAGTTAAATTCATCCTCAAAATAAATCGTGTTATCAAAAAAATTTTGTCCGGCAGTGAAGAACGAAATTCCCAATTTATCAAAATCATCTTGTTGTCCATATTGAAATTTTAAATTGTACTTTTTCGCTATCAAGTGAGAAGAAACATTTCGAAACAGTTGGTTTGCAAATCTTCCTCTTGAGTTTCTATTATCATTGGACATTTACTGAATAATTTTTTTTTTTAAATAAGTCATACTAAAAGTCCATGCCGTAACTCGTGACTAAAACGGTACTCATTCATGATGCAACAAAATTTCTTGTCCATGTCAGTTCGATTTTTGTATCGTTCGTCTCCCAAAATTTTATCAATCTTCTTCTTCAATTCAGGGTCGATTTTAAGTTTTAGCGTTCCGTCTTCAAACACGTCTTCTAAACGATAGTGCCAAAATTTGTAGTTTATGTCTCTCATTATACCGGCATTTATCATTACAAAGAATGCTCGGTACCAATCCCGCATCGTAAAGTTATCTACGGAGTAACTTTCGCCAAACGAATTAACACATCCAACAACATACCGATTTCTACAAGTTATATCTATCTCATCCCTTGAAATATTGTAGAAAAAAGATAGGGGAAAGTGAAATGAAATCGTATCATTGCAGAGTATAAACGAATCGTACTCTTCGACTCTCTTTGTACTTTGTAACATGTCAAGACATTTTTGTATACCACTAAACTCGTTCATAGTATTGTCCCCATCCATCGGATTAAACTCGTCAAAACTGTTATCAAGTACGGTCATACCGTTGTTTACAAGGTAATATTCAAACTCGGCATTGCCTTCCATACTGCTCAAATACGTTTTGAGCAACTTGATAACTTCCGGTTTGTTGTAGGTATTAAAAATGACACAAACTTTCGGCTTCATTACAACTTCTTTCTTATCCAAAATTTCTATCAATCTTGTAGCATACTTTTCCCCTTGATTTAAGGAATAATTTTTCTCAAAATTTCTCTTTCCATTCAAGGCCAGTTTATCCAATAAATCGACATCACTGTAATAAGAGACGAATTTAGACGCATAATTGTTATCATTTAAATCAAGAACGATTAAGTCTCTCATATGTTCAAAATCGGTACCTTCAACCCCAATAGAAGTTGTAACTATTGGTATATTGTGATTACTCGCTTGTAACAGCTTTCCTTTGACACCGGCGCCAAACCTAAGAGGAATAAGACACAGCCGAACATACTTGCTGAAATTTACAAATTCTGCGTCACTTATGTGCTCTATTATATGAATATGGTTTTCATATATCTTTTTCAATTGTGGTGAAATCTTTGTAGAACAGCTACCAATAATGTAGAAGGGAATTTGTTCAATCTGTAGTATCTTGTGATACACCTCGGCGAGAAAGTAGTTTACCGCGTCAATATTCGGGTCGTGACAACTTCCTATAAAGTAGAAACCACATTTATCTGCAGAAGATTTTAAATCTTTTACACCTACACTTTCGTATAGAATTGGAAACAACATAGCATTCGTTACACGTTCTTCTTTCACCAACACATCATATTCATGTGAACTGCAAATTAGAGATACATCACAACGTTTTATTAAGTTCATTTCTTTCAACTTTAATGTGTCTCTTTTCAAGTCGAGATTAAAATCTTGAACATTTGCCAGGTCAATTTGTCTAGACACGCGCAAACTGTGCAAGTCGTGAGTAATGTAAACTAACTTTGAGCTCGGACAAAACCGACGTATGATATCATACAAACTATTTGTCAAATCAAACCGAGAAACAAAGATGTAATCGTACACGTTATTATGAACAGACAAGAAAGACGAAATGTTATTCCAGCTGTTGTAGTTTATATAGACACCCATTTTTTGAAGCATTTGCGTGTATTTCTCTTCATAAATAAAATTTTCAGGTATGTAATGCACTTCGATATTTTGTTTTTGAAGGAGCTTTATTATACCCATAGTGTATCCAGATCCGCAGTCTTTGTCAGGCCTTAACAAATCGTTTTCTATAATCAATGCATACTTCTGTCTGTCATTTAAAAATTTACGATTTTGTAATTTTAAAGGAACTGACCCAAAGCTAAGGTTCATCGTTAAACATTCTTTAATGCAAGTTGGTTCAAAGTTGAAAATATTAATGTTCTCAACGCCCTCAAAATCTGAATTTACATTGACGAGTCTTTCTACCTTGACAAAAGGAGTGACTTTAATAGATAAATCCATAAAATTTGACAAGTTGAGGGAAAAGATCTCTTCAATTTTATAAACAAGCGAGTTACGAATGAGAAAAAAGCGAGGATAAAACAACATACTTGGTTTCACATAGTTAAAACTATTTTTGAGATTGGTGGCATCTTCATATGGAATAAACTTTTCGTCAAAATAATAGACCTTATTTCTACACACAATGCCACCGTAAAAGGCGGTTTTATTTCTTGATGTGTAAATTAAAGGCGAAAGAACATCTGCATTTGTTTCCTTCATTGTGGTCAGAAGTTCGTTTACGATTTCCAAAGTCGGCGTGCTAAATTCGAAGCCCACAAAAAGAGTATAATCGTCTAACACTAATTTACGTATTTGTTTCAAGTTGGCAGAAAATTTTTCTACCACATCACTCACGCTTTTTTTGATATCATTGACTCCATACTTTGATAAAAGTTTCTCTCCGGACAGCTCGTTATTGCTTCTTTCGCATGCAATGACTTTCATCTGCTCTTCATACGAGAATAAGTTGTAAGTTAACTCTGGGTCGACTTTGTCCCTAATCATGTCTAAAATTTCCGAGTGCTCTATAGTACCAGGGTTGGTGAGATTGATTGTCCCCGTTTCTTTGTTTATACTCATTTGACACATAATAGGAAGCAACTCGTCAAGAACAGTCATGGAGTTTTGAACACTGCAAATTTTATCATATTTTAAAATTTTCATTAAAAAGTTTCGTTCACTTGTATCAGAACTAATAGGCATGCGTATACGGACGTTTAGAACGTTATCAAACATACCCATTAATCTGTCTGTAAATCCTTTGACAACTGAGTAAGAAGAACCAAAAAAGTTTGGAGTATCTTCTTCAGTAAAAATTTTCTTATCTTCTGTATATGTAAAAATACAACCTGTACCCATATATGTTAAATGAACATTGTACTTTTTACAAACAATAGCAAGTAACATAGGGCAAAAAAGATTATCTCTTATATTTTCCTTGTTTTTTCCTTTCTTTTCTAAATAATCTATTGTAGACACGTATTTACCATCAACCATGCCATGCGTTCTTCCTATAAGACAAAAAACGTTTGTTGGTTTTAGCTCGCATATCTCTTTTTCAATCAATTTGTCATCATCAACTCTGGATTGAGATGCAAAACTTTTTATATTCATCGATTCTAATATGTTAACAATCTTTTTCCCAATCCAACCGTTGCCACCATAGATAAGAAACATTTTAAACTATCTATCTTTGTTTAAATACTAAATTTCTGTGAACCACACTGATATATAATTTAAAAAGCAGAAATGGAAAAACTTGAATGGTTATTAAAGAACATAGACTCTCAATTGGTCTCAGAAATTTAATACAATTTAATTTGTATATAATTAAAGAAAAGTGATTTTTTTGTAAACCTTTGAGAGTTTGTCATAACTCAATTAAGATGGAACAAGAAGAATACGATTACGCCGATTACGATTCTTCCGACGATAACAACAACATGCACTGTATGTTTGCTCGTGTTGTTCTTCATCGCGGCGTTGAGATTTGTTACTTGGGTGTTACCGGAGATGGCAGCGATGCCAACCACGACCGTGACAAGCTCGCCGCCCAACTGTATGAGACACATTCATGCATTGCATGTCGTGAGGAGAGCGTTCGTCTTCTCGGTTTTATCCTAGATTGCGGCGACGACACTGCGATTGCTCATTGGACATGTGAGCAAATGGATAGAAGCAACCCGGACGCGAATGCCCAAATCAGCATTGTCTGTCACTCGCCAAAGGCCGGAGCTACTCAAGTGCTGCTCGAGAAGTACAAGTGCGAATCGTGTATGTGAGAATATTGACTATGTGAGTAAATGCTTATGTATAATTCATAGCTTTTAATAAACGTCTCTTGAAATTTTGTGCAAGAATAACCGTAAGTTTAAACATAAACTGATTTTTAAACACATTTTGTTTTTAAAAATAAACAATCATGACTGAGTATCCTTTTATCGGATTTCGTTATTCTTGTCTGTCTCCAAATGAAGAGTTTTACAACTCTACAACTTGCAGGTTTGTGCAACCTAAAGATTCCCATTTTCGTTCAGAACAAGAGCGTATTTGCGGACAGCCAGGAACACAAGATGCAAACAACCTAGTACTACCTGCATGCGAGAAGCACAAAGAACTTTATGAAAATTTGAAACAAACATTCATGTCTATTAGAGAGGACAAGGAAAAGTTCGCAGAGCTCCTTAAACCCCAACCTTTGACTCGCAGCATTGGTGTTAATTTATCTGGTGATTATGTATAATTTTTATTGTATAAATAAATGATAAACAAAACTATATTAAAATACATTGATGAAAAGAAAAAGTACTCAAAAACTCATACAAAAAGTTTGAGGATCTTAATCCTCTGCAATCCGTGCCATGGTTTTGGCGATATTGTTTTTGCAATGAAACTCAACGCGTATATAAAACAATGGTACGGTTCTACTGTACATATTGGAACGACAACTCCCGATAATTTTCTTAAGTTAGGAGCGGATAAGAAAGACATCATTCCACTGGAAGTCATCAAAATAGAACAATGTAGAAGATTTGGAAATGTTACTCCACAGAAACCCATAAAAAACTATGATTTAATTTTTGTAGCTCCTCTACCAATGGATAACAAAATTTCTCAAGGAGACATAACAAAATTGACACCATTTGCTAATAAGAATAACACATTTTTCTTTTCCGAGTATAATGATAAACTAGACAAAGGTTTTGATTTTAATACGGGTATTGGTTCAAGAAGAGATGGGATTTTTCTTACAGAGGTTATAAAAACCAAAACGAATCCCTTTGCCAAACTCGGCAAGTATGCGCTTGCATATCTTGCTGAAGGTATACCAAATTCCCAATTTTGCTTTCTTAACTTTTTAGAGCTACTCACTACAAAATATAAGTACAAAACGTTTTCTGTTGTAGCTCCGAGCTGGATTTCATCTATCAAAGATGAACAATTTTTTAGCCGAATACATGCACATTATAGTAAAATTATTCTTCACACAAAGGATGAGAAAATCATCCTTCTTGATGAAGGTGAAAACGAAATTCACATAAGATGCGATATCCTTCCTCTTGCAAACAAAAAAATGTTAAGTCTCATGCAGAATTCAGTAGGTGATTTACTCTTGACAGGCGACCAAAGCGTAACCGATGCGTTGAGTTGTTGTGTAAATAAAAACATTTTCTATCAAATTGCGCCTTGGAAAGAAAATTTTGGTAAAAATTTGGCAACATACCTTCCAAACAAGTTTCTTATTAAAAAGCGTTTATCTTGCGGTACTACAAAAGCCGTAAGCTACAAATCAAATTACAAAGCATTTATTAGACAATGGGACTTTCGCACAAGAGGTAAACCGAAATTAGACGCTGTTATGGCTTATGCAGTAGATGAAAAACAACATTAAATTATGTATTTAATAACGCCTTTCGTTTATTAAATGATTGAAGTCATACTAGCATGTACGCCGAAATACGGCATTGGATTTAATTGCAAGTTACCGTGGCACGATAAGGAGGAACTAATGATGTTCCAAACAAAAACAATGGATTCTATACTCATTGTGGGAAGGAAAACTGCAGAAAATCTTCCTCCCTTGAAGAATAGGACACTAATTATTGTTTCTAAAAGTGGTGAACATAATACTGTTCAAAAAGCAATTGAAAAAGCTTACTTGCTGGCTGAAAAAACAAAGAAAATTTTTGTTATTGGCGGAGGGCAGATTTACAATGAAATATTTTATCATTATTCTCATCTGATTGACAAAGTTCATATTTCAACAATAAATGAAGACGTGTTTTGTGATACCTTTGTAAATTTTCCCAAACATAATTATCGTCTTCTTTCATTTCAAAATTTTAATACTTTTATACACGAAGTATATGAGGCGAATTGTAAATCTGGTGAAATTCAATATCTTAGTTTGCTGAGAGAGGTTTTAGACAAGGGCAATGATACTTTTGGAAGAAATGGGGCAGTAAAGTCACTTTTTGGAAAAGCATTATTGTTTGATTTGAGTAAAGAGTTTCCTCTTCTTACAACAAAGAAAATGTTTCTTCGGGGTATTATTGAAGAGTTAATCTTTTTTCTTAAAGGTCAAACAAATTCTAAAATTTTAGAGCAAAAAAAAGTCAATATATGGAAAGGCAACACTGAACATACACACGGCTTTATGGGCCCTATGTACGGGTCTCAGTGGAGACATTTTAATGCTGCTCAAGACGAGTTTGATTCAGACACCGGTGTGTACAAAGGAGGATATGACCAATTAAATCATGTTATTAACACTATAAAAAATGAACCGAAATCTCGACGTATACTTATGACAACATTTAATCCTGCTCAGGCTCATCTTGGAGTTCTTTATCCGTGTCATTCTATAGTGAACCAATTTTATGTAGAAGGTGATTATCTTGACATGACCTGTTACAACAGGTCATCAGATTTATTTTTAGGTCTTCCCTTTAACATAGCATCATCTTCACTTTTATTGCATATCATAGCAAAAATGACTAATCTAAGACCTCGTTATTTTCATCTCTACCTTGGAGACTGTCACATCTACGAGTTGCACAAAGAAGCCGTTAAAACCCAACTTGCTCGTGTACCATTGCATCCGCCACAAATTTTACTTTGTCAAGTAAGAAATCAAATAGAAGACTATAAATATGAAGATTTTTCTTTACAGAATTATCAATCATTTTCTTCAATAAAAGCAGAGATGGTAAAGTAAAGTAATTATTATGTAAAACATAATAATTTATTAAACACATACTCAATTCTATCTACGCGTACTGAAAGAAAAAGTTGCCCAACACCCCACTGTTCATCTCTAAGGAGTTGACAACCTGAAATAAATCCAAGTTCAGTTGTTTTGCAACCTCCTTCACATTGTCCGCAATGCCAAACTCTTGTGCATAAATCACTCCATCGTGTTCCTCTCCCTTGAACATGATAACCTTTCGGTCAGTATTCGCCAACAAGGCTTCCGTAAGTGTGTTCAGGTATCCCTCGGGCTTTTCAGAGAGCATCTTCTCAATCTGAGAGAGCTTCTTTCCAAGCATCATCTTTTCCATTTTTGCTCGAAGAGTCTTCGAGTATAGAGAACTAAAGTCGACGAGACGTTCTGTGATACGAGCACGCGTGGCTGTGCTCACGAGAGTATCGTCAGAAGCAATTGGCTCTGCAAATTGCGTCTCAATCTCTTTCAGCTTTGTGCTTAAAAAAGGTGGGATAGTGCTGTGGTATTCGACGCTTAACTGCCGAAATGCAGAGATGACCACAGGGATGGATTGTCCGTGGTTTCCCGCATTACCCTTTTCTCCAGTGTTGTACCAAAAGTCAGTGTTGCATACGGCACATGTGACGGCCATGCATCCTTCACCCTTTTCGATGCGTGTGCCGCAGTGGGGACACGCGCGAAGACTCTTGATCAAAGCAATAGACTCCTTTGTCTCTTGCTTGCAAACATGTCCATGCTTCTTCTCGTCTTCACACAAAGGACAAAAGGTGACATTGCATTTGCAGCATGTCAGTTCTTTGTCAAGAAAGCCACCGCAGAAGAGATTGATGCACAGCCTTCCGAACTGGGCAGCCTTTTGATTTGCCTCAATCTTTTTGACCTTGCGAAGCTTTTCGGCAAAAGCGATGTTTGCAACAGCCATTACTGCTTTTGGCATGTTTTCACTGTAAAAAGCCATGCGTTCTGCTTTCATCTTGTCGATGAGAAGCGTGTGCTTTTTACGCTCCTCGATCTCGCTCTTGTTAGCTTTAAAAAAGTACCGCATAAGAGATTCGCGGTACTTTTTCTGTGTTGCAAATGGGAGCGCTGCAATTGATGCTTGATCATACTCACCAGAACAGTCTTCGCGAGTGCATGCCAACTTTTGACCACTTCCCTCTGTATGTACTACGTCAATGAAACGAACCACGCACTCTGCGCATGCGGCTCCGAGACATCGAAGGTCGCTGCATTTGATCTTTACACCTTCGATGGGGCAGTAACAAATGGAGCACGACATGAAGAATATTACAATTCAGTAAAACTTAACAAAAAAAATCACTTTTTATGTTTAATTATATACTTAATAAATGGATGTTAGAGGAAAAGTTATTATTGCTGCGGCAACAGTGGTCATTGTTTTAATTATAGTTGCGTATTTTCTATTCAGAAAGAAACCTTCTTCATCAAAACCTTCTTCATCAAAACCTTCTTCATCGAGTGCTTCCATTGCAGGAGGTAAAATTTCTGGAAAAGCAAGTCCTCAAACTGCCGCAGTGGCACCGCCAGTATCTGGGTATTATTTTCTCCAATCTATTTCCACAGGGTTATTTTTAGATAAGGAGGGCAATCTTCACAAAAACATGGCAAACGCCGATAGTTTTTATATTAATGTTGATTCAAATCAAATGCAACCTCAACCTAATCTTGGGATATCTCCGAGTGCTACACCCGGAAGTGTCGTAAATATGTATGTTACTCCAAACGGTGGTGTTCTTGGCATTAGTATTCCTGAACAACCCATTTATTATGTTTCTGTTAACAACAACGGGCTTTCCTCAAGTACTTTATCTAATATAAGCAAAACTGCTAATCAAAATCAATATCTCTTTAAATTTGTACCATCTTCATAAAAAAATTTCTTTGTAAATAAATGCCTCTTACAAGTAAAGAAAAGAAAATTTTGGTTGGTGCGGGTGTGGTTCTAATCGTTTTAATTATAGTTATCTATTTATTTTCGTTGCCGTCGTCTTCTTCAAAACCAAACAAAACTCCTATGACGACAAAATCAAATGCACAGACTGGTACCCCTGGATCAAAAATGCTAAATAATGGTGGTAATAGTAATAGTAATAGTAATAGTAATAGTAATAGTAATAGTAATACTAATAGTAATAGTAATAGTAATACTAATAGTAATAGTAATGGTGGTGCTAAAACTGCATCCATAGGAAAAACCGTACAAAATGTTGGGAACAATAATGTTATTGTAAATAACGCTAATACTGTAAATGGGAACAAACCAAGCAAAATAATAACTACAACTGGTACAGATCCGATTATAGTAACACCTGTTACTGGAAAATCGTATTATATTGAGTATCTTGGTAATGGTAATTATCTAAACTCTGATGGAGATTTAGTAGCAAGTGAAGCTGATGCAACTGTCTTTACATATAATCTTGCAGGCGATATGAGTGTAACTCCTTCATTTCAAGGAACATCTGCCCAATCAAATACTGGTAAATCTGGAACTGTATTTAATATTAACGGGCAAGCCTTACAATTCTGGAGTGCAAATAATGATGGCTCTGCATTGCTTCCTGCTACTATAATAAATGGAGGAGTTTCAGTCGCTCAAACAATGGCACCATATCTATTCAATTACATTCCTGTATCAAACTAGTTAACCATATGACACTGTCAAACTGAGTATATCTTGTTTACTTTGTACTTAAAATTTAAACTCTAATTATAGTTTAAATTAAATTAATCAAAAGAACGTCGCGTAAATTTTTTATTGGTGCATTTAATGAAAAATATTCGGCGACGCCTTTTTCTCCGTCTTTAGTATAAGTGTAACCATCGCCCATGTATAGTTCGTTTAAGTTGAGAACATCATTGAGAAATTGGCGCATTTCCCATAGAGAGCCTTTACTATAGTTTAATCTTTCCGCAGTCATCTTTCCAGAAAAAGAAGGGTCACGGGCTTTCATAATATTGCTAAATCCTGTATTAAATGAGTTGCTTTTTAATTCGTCTAGATTTTGTTCTAAATATCGAGGAATATTTGTGTTTACATATTGAATAGTTATAAGAGTCAGTAAATTATCCCAGGTTGCAGGCAAAATTTCATCTTGTTCACTTGCTACGAGAAGCTTAAATTTTGTGTTGCTTCTTAAGAGCTCTTTAATATAATCAACAGGGTAACCAATGGTTATCAAAATGTCTGTCAATGATTTATTTATCAACTCTTGTAACCCATCCGATGCCATAAACATAATTAGTTTTCTGTTTGGATCAGGGCTTAGATTTAGAAAATCGGCGTCTGTTTGTCCGCGTAGTACTCTTCCAACAAGATTTTTAACAACGACTTGTTCACCTTTTTCAAATGCATTTGCATAAGTGACAGGCGTGGTTACAGTGTTTTGTGGAAAAACGGTTTTGAAATAGTTTAACACTTCGGATCTATAACTTTCATACTTTTTATCCATACCGTAAAGAGTCCAAGGGTCTTTTCCCAAATATATAGTTTTTGCAGGTATCAAGCCGTCAACATTTGGTAAAAGACGAACGTTTGTACCTGCAGAAATATCTGCACATGATACTGCGATACACATTTTTAGATAAGTTATATTTTTTGGGTTTAATTGACATAACTTACAATATTCAACATATTTCTTAATGTATGCGTTGAGACGGCATATCATAGGATTTTCTACACCAGTTTCCCAATCAAAAGGCATATTTATTTTTCCAAACTCCCAATGCATGTATGCAGTCAATGCAACAACACGTATATCAATTGCTGGAAATTCGCTTTCAATAAGATCTTTGATATTTATGCCGCACTTGTCAAGCATACAAGAACAATTAGTAAAAAATAGGGATTTCCCAAGTAGCAAATTGCCAGAATATTTTGGATGTGCAGGGTCACCTTCTCTATTGTATTTATCGGGTGCGTATATATCAAGCCAACATTCATTTGGAGAACAACTTTTCACACAGTCACCGCCTTTACCAATGTCGTGAAAAAAAGCAGAAATTACAAGTGTGTTTAAATCTAGACCTTTTACTAGAACATTCCCTTCATAGTTCCATTTAAGTATTTGTAAAGCAGCCCATTGACTGTGTTCTAGCAAGTTCCCAGCGTGTGCTTGACATAAAATATCTTTATATTCTTGTTCAGGATCGGTGTCAAGAAACTTTGTACCGGGTTTGCAAAGTTCTTCTTGTGTTACAGAAAAATTTTTAGATACAAATTCCTTTAGTTTTTGTAGATATTGTGTTTTTGTTATTACTCTTTTTAATTTTGGATTCCAAGGAGATGCAATATAATCAACTAAAGTATTTTTTACTTGTCCCATAAGTGATTTTGCAAAGCCATCATCATGATCCACATTAAGAAGATTTCTCAACTTTTCATCCATTTATATTATTAATAATATAAATTTACATTGGAGGTTTGCCACTATAATCGACCAAATCCCCTTCTCCCAAAACAAATGCTTCACCGGCTTCAACATCATCCTGCAAAGATCGTATCTTAAAACCTTTCCATTTCATACCCGGCTCCATCTCTCCCCAAGCTTTAATAAAGTATTGCTTCACGTCGTCCTTTTTCGGAACCTTTGCACCAGGCAAACCATCCCTGTACCAATCCTTCAATAGGGCGTACAATTCGACAAGAGAAATAACTCCATCGTCGCATTCTTTGGTACATTCTTCAATAAATTGTCTGTATACATCGTTGCGTTGTCTGTATGCGTTTGTTGCACTTCTCACCTTTTCTGGCTCAACCATCATTTTCGGCTTAGTACGGTGTTGAAGAAGAACCCAAGCAAATGCCTCTACAAGTCCAGGGATTTTCTGCGCAAACTCGTTATCCATCGGAAATCGTTTCTGGCGCAGCTGTTCTTCGTATGTATCGGGCGCGGGGTTGTTTGGGCGGCAAAATGTGGCTTCAAAAGGAATAACGCGAGCTCGATTCCAAAGTGCTTTGTCACCACCGCCAACAAAACCAACGGGTTTGTTGCAAATGAAAAAGAGCTTAAACATGGGCTTAATTTCTTTCATGTCTTTGCCCTTCTCAAAGAGGTCGCGAGCAACAAAAGAGTCGTTGCCAGTAAGATGCTTGACAATACCAGAGTAAATTTCTTCACTTTCGTCAATCTCTTCAATCCAGGCGGCTCGAACACCACCACCCGCACGTGCAAGTTCAGGCCAAGCGGATCCTGAAAGAGGCTTTTTTGAGCAGACAAGAGTGGTTGGAATCTTGATGGACAGGGAGTTTCCGAGCATATTCTCGAAAAACATTTGGGTAACAGATTTCCCGTTGTCACCTTCACCAGTCCACATCTGAAATATTTTTCGATGATTGCCTCCGACGAAAATTTCAGAAGAAGTATCAAGAAAAAAAGTTCGTACAGAAGTATCAGGAAAAACTTTTTCAAGAAAGTTGAAAACTTGCATAACCTTTTCATCATTTTCAGAGAATTGCACAAAATTAATTGGCATACTCTTTGACATAAAGTCTTCTGGGCGTCCATTTCGAAAGATATCTTCTTTCAAGTCAAACACCCCATTCTTGAAAGCGATAAGATACGGATTATTATCAAGCTTGTCTTTGAAACGCTTGTCATAAAATACTTCACGCGCCTCTTTCATCACATTGTCTTTGAAACTTGCGTTCTTCAAGTCTTTGATAATTCTTGTGAGTTGTTTAACCTTTTCGCTCATATGTTTTTCATCTGCTTCGTCTCCTGCCTGCTGTTCTTCAACAGCATAAACATTTCGTCGGGTCTCCTTAAACATATTGACAATAACAGAAGAAATCTTTTCACGGAGAAAGATACCTTCTTCAATACACTCCCAACGATGTCCAATAAACTGATACCAAGTTTTGTTTGCAACACTCGCACAAACAAACTCGTTTCCATACTCTGCAAAAAGAATCTTGGCAATGTCGTTGTGACCACCCGAAATAGAATCTTGAAGAAACTTATCACTTACATCCTTCTTAAACTCTTTGTACTTTTCAGGATTGTCAATACTGGCATAATACTTTAGTGTACCAATAGTCATGTCTGTCTTCTTCATCTTATCCCACTGGTAGTGACACTTGGTTGGGTCAAATTTGTCACCACAACGAGATGAAAACTTAAGCCAAAGCTGTAAACCTTCTTCAGCACCTTCGGAAATATTGTAAATGACCCATCCAACAGTCATCCACTCGGTGTAATTTTCAGCTCGTTCATTTGAAAGCATGGGCAGTAACTTGTCGGCGAGTTTTAAATTTTCTGTCACTGTCAGTTTGTCATACACTTTTTGTTCCTTCACCTTTGTTGTTTTGGTCGCAAGAATAGGAACAAGACCACTTCTTATTTGCTTTGGTTCGCGAGAATAGGGAAGTATCGACAGAATACGAGGTGCAAAATATTTGACCCGACCTTTGATATTGATGGCCCGTCCATGATTGTCGTAAATAAGATAGTGTTTAAACGCCTCATCAAAAGAAATTTCCTTTATGTTATGAGTGTAAACACGAGAGATGAGATAAGGGTTTGCAAATTCGTCTTTCTTTGAACCATAAAGAAGCCATGGAACCGAACAGCACTGTTTGTCAATTACGGTTCCCGAATCCTCAATACCAAGATATTCGAAAAGATTTTCAGACCGAATAATCTCAATAACACGGGGAATAAGGTGGACTTCTTGGTCGGCCTTGTCAAGAAACATTTCTGGAAAATGGAGATGAAAGCCATTCTTCACAAAAGTCTTTGTATTTGATGTTTGCTTGTAAGGCGGTTTCTCAAGTAGAACGCAAGTAAGATTGGCATCCGAGACATCTTCAACAATATCTCGAATTACTTTTTGATAGATAGCAATGACGCGCTCAACTTTTTCTTTTGTATAGAGATGTTCATCATCAATACTTTCTGCGTCAACTTTTAGGTCAACGTCGACGAGTATAGGTGTATATTGTTGCGGCTTCTCCGCGATTGAATATTTGAAATTTGATGTTTGGACTTCATCGCAGTAGTGTTTCCAAAACTCTTCAAGGATCTGGCGATTAAATAAATATTTTCCTTTCGGTTCACCCATAGACACATGGGTGTGATAAATTCCCGAACTGAAATTCTGCCTTAAGATTGATTCGATTGAAGGATCCATTTTGGTTATTTTAGAAAAGATTTTATTTTACATCAATTTAAATGTTCGTAAATCACAACAAAGGCACAACGGGGCGATTTTATTTTTGAGGCAAAAATGAAAGCGAAAATTTATTTTGATGAGAAACGAAAACTAAATGAAAGGCCTTTTGTGAATTGAAAGAGTTTTAAGTTGTATTCTCCGCTTGCGTTTGGATAATCTTTGCCAACTTGACAGAAGTAGTGTTTTCTTAGAATGTGAATCTCGGCAGCGTTTGATTGACGAACGGTTGCAAAAACTTTTTGGTTTTTGGGGAGTGAGTTTAAGAGTTGTTTTAAAATGATAGAACTAAATCCTTTTCCTCTATGTTTCTCATCCGTGCCAGCATACCCATACTCGTAAATTAACTGACCAGGAACATCTAAACCAGCTTTTGTATAGGTATTTTGTATATAACTTGCACTTGGATTTTTAAGTACACCTACAGAAACAATTTTATTGTCTATTTTAATGAAGCCAATTTTTTCCGATTTTGGCAATCCGGCTAATATAAATGACATATCAACTTGACCAAATTGTCCAACAAATTGGGCAATATTGTTAAGTTCAGATTTCGATATATCCTTTGGATTGAGAATAGAAAGTTCAAAGTCCATTTATTATACGCTTTTTTCTAAATTAAATCTATTTTTTTCATCCTCCATTAGTGATAGATGCATACTAACAAACTTTTCAATCATATATTTCAAATCATTAGGAAACTTTTCAATGTCAAATCTAATATTTTTAGATACAAATTTGCTTTCGTAAGGGAGTTGGTCAATTGCATCCTTCTTCGTTTCTAGCTGATGATACTTTATAATAACATACAACATTTCTTGTCCTTTTTCGTCTAGCAATGCAATGTGTTTTAGTAGTGCCTCGCGTTTATCATTTGGAAAGTTTTCTTTTTGAACGTCCTTTTTCAATGAGTTAAATAAATGAATAAGAGATGTCCCTGAGCTTGTCATTTATTTAAGTAATTTGCTCTTTAATTACCACAAACGCCATCTTTACACCACAAGTAATCAGGAACAAATTTGGCATAAAACTTATTTATGTCATCGTTGTTTGAGTAAAAACTTATAGGATATCCAGAATAGGGGTGAAGAGGTTGTTGGTCAGGTGGTAACATTCGCGCTCTTTTGGTTAAAAGAGGAAGATCCATCATTCTCCCTTCAGCCGGATATGCCTGGTCCATTTTATAAAATGTTGTATTAACATTATTTTCGCCATCATAGTTACTATCAAGGCTAGAAAATGCTTCATACGGCATAGGTTGACTTAATTGGGGAGAAGGAATAAATGGTTGTGAAGGAGGGGAAGATCGTTGTAAAAATGGTAGTTTTAACATATTTTTCTCGGAATTTATTTCATAATCTTTTACTTTTTCATAACGATAGCTTTCTTTCGGGGTTTGATTGTTGTATCTATACCATGCCAGTAAACCAAAGCATACAATAAGCACAGCTGTAGAAATAATAACAATGTCTTCTAAATGCATTTATTTAAGAGTTAATTTTTTTGAATGAAACAAAGTGATTTTTTTTGGAATTTTTACAGAGAAGAAAACAACAAGAATGTTTTCAAAGCGCGCACCTCTTGTTTTTCAACACGATGATAATCTACCTTTAATTCGTCTTGGTCTCTGCTGCATCAACAATGAACTTCGCAAAAAAGACATTTTTTGTTCTCGAACTCTCATTGCCCGCACGTATACCAAAGAAAAAGCAGACAAACTTGTACAACAAAACTTGGCTGACCTTCTACCCATCATGAAGTGGAATGTTGCACACGGTCTGTCGCACTACCGTTTGTCTTCTGACATGTTTCCCCGCATTACAGATGGCGAGCTCTCTATTGACCAACGTCTTCGTGTCGATTCTTACAGCGACCTTTTACGCGTTGCAGGTGACTATGCTCGTTCAACCAATCACCGCATCACTATGCATCCTGGACAATACAATCAAATTGGCGCCGAAAAGCGTGAAGTGTTTGATAAAACAGTTGAAGACCTCACTGTCCACGCCGAAATTCTTGACCATATGGGCATGGACAACAACTCCATCCTCACTATTCATGGCGGCGGTGTTTATGGTGATAAAGAGAAAACAACGAGACGATGGATCGAGCAGTTTGACGAGTTGCCTCGCTCTGTCAAAAACCGACTTACCATTGAGCACTGCGAACGCCAATATAACATTGAAGACGTGCTGTACATTTCCGAACAAGTGCGCATTCCCGTCATCTTTGATTCTCACCATTTTGATTGTTACAATTTAATCAACGACACTTCCTTTGTGGCTGAAGACTATGTCCCTTTTGTTCTTGACTCGTGGGGCGCCCGTCGTATGGTTGCTCACATTTCGGAACAGAAACCCGACTCGCGTATTGGTTCTCATTCTGACTTTATCGAGAACATCCCGGAGTACTTTTTATCTATACCAGAAAAGTTTGGTGTAGGTGTCGATATTGAGGTGGAGGCAAAAGCAAAAGAGGAAGCGATTGCAAAATTACAAAAAAAGTATAATTTATGAACGAGTATTATTTCACTTTATTTTATAAAATAAATTGAAAATTAAGACTGTAATTAAACACAAGCACCGCCATTAAGTCCAATCACAGAGCATGCAATTCTTCCACCTGCATTACCAGTTGTAGCACTTCCTTTGTCAAAGGTTCGGTTGATTCCCAAATCGTCAATTCCAGAATGAATAACAACAGATCTGCCGAGGATGTCTTTTATGTTAAAAAGAAGTGGATCTTCGTAGGAGAAATTAAATTCGCCATTGCTATCGCTTTGAATGTTATTTATTAGGTCACCTGCGTGGCGGTCGTTACCGTATAATTTTTGGCTTCCGTGCAGTGTATTAAAAGGATTATAGTGATCGCAAGTAGATCCGCATGGGTCTGTAAGGGATGTGATGCCGTATTTATGTATGTGGCACCCGAGTACACTATTGCTAGGCAAACCTTTAAGAGAAAATTGAACTAAAGCGTTTTGGTGAGTATTGCATTGGTGAAATTTCACATATCCTGAAATTGGGGAACATTTTGGACTAAAAACTGCAATCGCGTTAAGTTGTTGTACCATTTTTTAAAAGGAGGATTATTATTAAAAGGAAAATAATGAGAAGGATGAAACGAAGAATTTGGATAAGAGTAAAACTTTTTCTTATGTTGAGAGAAGAAAATCTTTCATCAAGTTTTTTCAACGCATATAGCGAATTTGTTACAGCAGATTCCATTGATGTAAACGAATAAAAACTATTGCCATTTTGAGTACCGATATAATAAATGTCTTTTTCATTCATGGGTATAAAAGAGCCGTTTGCTGTTTCGACAAACGCGGTATCTTCTTCAAACAGTGTTGTTTTGTGAACTATGGCTTTATCGTACTTTGGTAATTGAGGGAAAGAGATTCGTAGTTGTCGAAACACTTCTTCTATCATTTCTTCTTGAGTACTTTCTACAGCTGTTTTACCTGTTTTACTTGATTTTGCATAAATTCGGGTTATACATGTGCTTATTACAAAATTGTAATTATCTTCGACTTTCATATAATCGGAAAGAATAATAAATGCAATTGCCCAATCATCTCTCGGAAACCCCCATACTTTTGGCATATCCACTTTTTGCTTCCAATGAAAAGTAATAGGAATGTCAATAATGTAAGAGTTTGTTTCGCTCCACTTTTCGACATCTACACCCGACCAAATATGGGAAAGAGAAGATTTTTTCAAGAGAGAAACAAATGGTTTGGGAGGTATACAAATAAGCACCTTTTTACCTGTAAAAGACCCTGCTGTATCTGTATGAACGGTGTGATCATTAATAGAAAGAACGTTTGTGTTTTTAAAGATGGTGACGCCGAGTTCGATTAATTTTTTTTCCCAAAGGTGAAAAAGATGATGATCATTAGGGTGTTTTGGTTGATATAGCGCTTCAAATACGTTTTCATTATAAAGTTGCAAAAACTGATATAAGGTATAACGATCGCTGCCAGCTCCATCTGTTAAACGGCAAATTCTGTCAATGTAATCCTTTGAAGAAGATGAGAAGTTGTTATTATTGATGAATTCACCTATACTCAAATTACGTTTTTCAATACCGAAAAAAAGTGGAATAAATTGAATACCTATAAGAAATTTTTCACGCAAAGAAAGATTATTAAATGTAGTTCCTCCGATATCACCAATATTAAATTTATAAGGAGTAAATGTTTCATTCCAATTGGTGTTTATTTTCTTTAGCATAGAATCTACATTTTTGTATGCAGAAGAGTATACACGAGGGCCATGTTCTGTAAATTCACCCGTTTCAGTACGAGTCACTCTATGACATCCACCCAACGAACTGTTTTTATCTATAAGCATACAGTTTTTGCCTATTTCGGCCAAATAAAGAGCAAGTGTCAGGCCACTTGGACCACCACCAATTATAATAAAGTCGTAATCCATTTATACAAAAACTGATTTTTTTGAATAACTTTTTTAGATGAAATATTTCCCTCCGCATAGTAAGAATGCAACAAGCAATGGCTTTCAAACCCAAAATTGTGATTGATGACGCAAATGCCAAACTTTTGAAGGACTCTCAGAAGGAAGTGATTGATGAAGTCTTTGCCCGCCAAATGAAAAATGGCGGGCTGTCTCTTCCTCTTGGCATGGGCAAGACTCGTACTGGTATAATCCTCGGCCTCTCCCTAGACAAAGGAATGGTCTTGGTTGTTGTCTCGAAAACGCTCCTTGCGTCATGGCTCGACGAGATCCAAAAGTCTTTTGGAGACACTTTGCCCTTTGAAGTGATGCACCGTTCTTACCAAAAGAGCAACTACACCACCTGGATTCCAAAGCCCTCGACAAAGCTTGTCTTGACTACTCCAGAAGTCTTGACAGAGGGGTATGACAACTACAAGCTCGCTACCCGATTCATTGAACACATTGTTCCTCCTCGCTTTGGTCCTACAATTGTGCATTACCACCCTCCCGCTGCACCTATGCTTCTGGGTGAGCACTCTGGGGTCGGCAGAGTTTTTTCCACACAATGGGGATGCGTGCTGATCGATGAGATTCAACGGCACACAAGCGTCACTACAGAGAAGTGTCGTGCCATTTCCTGTCTTGCTGCCCATCACAAGTGGGGTCTCTCGGGCACTATGTTTGATGAGCCAAAAAGTGACCGTTTTCTTGGTTTCTTTGTGATGCTCGGCATCGAAGGCCCTCGTCGTCTCCCTGATGTGCCTCGTTTCATTGACACATTTGACGGGTTTCGCCGATACATTGTGCACCGCAGCGAAAACAAAGAGTTTGTTGATCGCCCAGAATATCAAGAGATCATTGTGAAGCACGCCCTTGAGGACTCGGAGACGAAGATCTTTCAGACCTTGAAAGAGGTCTTGAATGAGCTCAATGCTCTCGTCAAACAGTCCAAAGAAGCTGGCGACCAAGTCGGTTTGAAAAAGTTCTCGGGCTATCTGATGTCTATGATCACCTACGTCCGCCAAGCCCTTATATGTCCGATGATTCCAATCGCGAGCATGTACTGTGACATGGCCGATTTTCAAGTGAAATCTGAACTGTCACAGATTGTCACGGACAAGTTTCGCGGGCTTGGCTTAGAAAGCTATCTTCAAGACGAACGCAACATTTTGTCAAGTCGCTTTCGGGCAGTACTTGAAAAGCTCAGTGATCATCGTGCCCAGAAGTGCATTGTTTTCTCGAGTTTTCGCACCACTATCGAGCTTCTTGCACCCTTTATCAATGAAACTGATCGTGTCACCATGACCATCTCCTCCAAAATGAGCATTGATAAGCGTCGCCAAGTCTTGAAAGATTTTGAGGAAAGCGACAACGCGGTGCTTCTCTTGCCCTATGATATTGGCGCCGAAGGTCTCAATCTACAGTGTGCATCTGTAGTGATGCTCATGGACCTTTGGTGGAACAGCTCCAAGATGGAGCAAGCCATTGGTCGCATCTATCGCCCCGGCCAGCGCGCCCTGCATGTGTTTGTGTACCTTTTCATCTCTAATACGGGGATGGAGCAAAAGATCTTGGCCAAAAACGACATCAAGTCTCAGATTCTTGCAAGCTTGCAAAACGGCCCAGGCATTAAGATGGAGGTGCCTCGCATGACAGTGAAAGAGATCATCTCTATCATCAATCTGGATGATAATGAGAAAAGTTTAAAGGAATTGCGTGTGAAACGCAAGCGTGTGGAAGTTGATTAGAAGAGTTTGATTAGATAGAATGAGGCAGAGTTTAGTAAAATAGATTATTTTTTGTATCACCTTGTACACCAACTAGGAGTAAAAGATTTGGATCGATGAAAATATTGCTAAAATGTTTGTCTCGCATGTTGTTGTGAAAAATAACGTGTTCACATATGTACTTTCCATCCTTTGGTTCATATGTTACTGTTGGGTCATTAATTACATTCATTTTTACAAGTTCTAATCCACAGAAACCAGATTTGATAGGAAAAATATCATCACCACGCTTTTTACTCATCGTTTTTAAAGTAATGGGCAAAGCATTTAGAAAACAATGCGTGTGACCTTTAAACGTTCCATCATCATATGCTAAAATGTCATAATAGACAGGTATACCAAGAGATAGTGTAATACCGCTCAACCCATATCCACTTACTGCGTCCCATCTGTCATATTGAGAAAAACTATGAGCTAAACCATCAATAGATATTGGACCTTGAATATCAAGATCAATAAATATAACACAATCAAAGTGGGAGAAATTTGTTCTTATATAATTAAGTAGTCGGTTGCGATAGTCTGCCATCATTCTCATTCTTTTATCTGAAATAATGCCGTGAGAAACTGCATTTGTTTTCTTTAGTTTGCAGTCTTTATCTTCGGGACAAGGGACAAGAGTGATGCCTGCTTTTTTTAGCAACTCACGAGTATTATCTTTTGAGTCATTTTCAAACGTTACAATTTCAACATCTTTGAAATATTTTTTCAAATTGTTAAGACGACGTGTAATTTTTGGGATCTTTTTCTCGATATTTATACATAAACCGGCAATAACAACCTTTTTTTCTTTCATTACTTTATACCCTTTATCAACTCGTTCAGCATAAACAGTCGAGTTCTTTTTTGGTGGAAATTTCTCTTCTGGAAATTCTGATGTTTCTGTAAACCATTCCGGATGCAAAACTTGTAATAAAGTTTTGTCCATTGATCTGCAAAATCGTTCAACACAGAAGAATAATACCAAAATGATTACAATAAAAAACAATAAATATTTTAGTACCATTTATTGTTTCATGAAGCTTTTTATTTCCTTTAAAAATACATGGTAAGAAGAACGATTAACCCAAACACAATTGCATGTAACACAAGACCTGTTATAGTCGGGTTCCCATCAATACCTAAAACATGGATATCAAGTGTTTCAAATATGCCATTGGTAAAGTGATATACTATAGGCATAGATAAGATTATGAAAAGAATAGAACAAAACAAGGAGATAAGTAACTTTTGTTGAAGAGGAACTTGTTGACGAACCATTTATTAAATAATAAATTATAAAAATAAATGGAAGAGGAATTTCAAAAAGTAAGAGAAGAAGTTGAAAAATTAACTGGTGAAAACAAGAGTGAAAATTTCCTCGACTTGACAGATCGAAAAATAATTTATAGCATTATAATTAGTATTATTGTACTAACCCTGATTTTTGTAAGGCCTTCATTTCTTTATGTAAAAGGTGAAAAAGAAGACGAACGAAAATTTTCTTTTACCCGTCTTATACTTTATATCATTATATTAAGTGTCATTTTTATTGTTTTTTACGAGTTTCTCGAAAGACGAAAATTCTTAAAAACATAAAAAAAGAAAATAACCGCGACACACTTGATGAGAATAAGAGTTGTCGGATTTGTGCCAGCAGCAGGATAAAACTTAATGATTAGGTCGTCCACGTTCTTTGAACAAAAAATAATGAAAAGAATTACAATTATAAGCGACTCTTTTAGTTCGTTAAATACAGTGTTGATTGTGTCCTTCTCCTTGAAAAGAACGTTTGCAAGTTCCTTGTTATACTGTGAATTGTCTACAGGTAATTGTTCAATTGAGTCTCCTTGCATATTAGGCATTTTAAGAGTATGAACATATTATTTTAAGCTAAAATAAATGCCGTTAAAACTAAGTAAGCTCGAAAAGTTGTTATACGACAACAGACTAATCATAACCACTTTTTATGTCAAGGGCGAAAAGTGTATCTTTGTAAAAGTTTTTTCTATTGATACTGGATATTCGTTTATTATTTCAATAGACCAAGAATATGATTTGAAAGTAACAACGGATATACTGGAGGGCAAAAATTTTAGCAGCGGTATCGTTGTCCTCGATGAAATTATGTACAAAGAAGGTGAGAGTACTATTGAAAAATATTCCTCTTATCCCGCCGACAAAGAATTAAAAGAAAACTATGACATTGAGTTTAAAAAAGATTTTGGAGAAGGACATGAATTTGAGGCAAATTTGGAAAACGGTTACAAAAAGAAAATTTTTTTAAGAGACATAGAAAAAGACACTGATCAAAAATTAAAAGATTGTACTCGACAGCTGAAACGATTATCTTTAAGTTTTGCCGATTTACAGTACTCTATTTGTTTGATCGAAGATAAACTTTTTGTGCTATCAGTTGAAGACAGAGTAAAATCTTATTTTATAAAGTCGCAAAGTACAGATGGAAATAGATTACTATTTGTTCTCGTTAGTTTAGAGTTTTTTTATGAAACTGGACAATCGGTGATCAAAGATGTGGAAGACATTAAAGAAGCTTTATTTAATATTCTTGATAAAAACAGCGATAACAACCTACAAAAATTAATGCATATGCTGCAAAAGTTTGACAGTGTCGGTAACACAATCGAACAAATTTCTCAATTAAAGTTGAGTTTGAATCATTACATTGCGTCTTATCAAAAGCTGTTGAAAGAAATTGTTAGTACGGAAAAGGAAACAGTTAAGGCGTTGGAAGACTTGGAAGAAAGTCATACAGAGGGAAAAACAAGTGACGTAAATTACGTGCATAGGAAAAGGGTGTTGGATGAAAAAAAGGATCACAGTATACGAGTCAAACAACAAATTTTAAAAAATATGACTTCTGCTATTAACAAATGCGATAATATTTATCTTAAAAACGACAAGTGCGATTTTGAAAATGCAATTTTAGTTGATGCTGTAATTAAAAATCTGAAAGATAATGAAAAAGAAATTCAAAAAAATTCGGTATAGAATAAATGTACAAAAAAGATCCCAACGGTCGCCGTATAGAAGCATTCCAACAAGAGCCCGTAAAATTCTCTATTAAAAACACCCCTTCCTCTTCCGGGGCTGTTGTCAAAGAAAATTACGAAAAGCCTGAAGGCAGTAATAAGACGATATTATACATTGCACTTATGTTTGGTTTAATCGTTGTCGCAGGTAGCGGGTATATGATTTATAAGAATTATAACGAGGAAAACAAAAAGAAGGGTGCGTTTGGATACAGTTTTTGAATTAAAAACAAAATTTATAAGGTAAATGGAGTTTGATTTTCTAACTAATACATTGATTGTTTTTTCGTCGGTTGCTTTTATTGATCTTCCTTGGAGAGATAATTTTGTTATCCTCACCTTTAGTTTGTTATCATCGTCTGTTATATCACTAATAAACCATTGATATCTCTTTTGCTTTGTAAAAGAGATATATTATAAAAATGTACCTGCGGTTTTCTTCCAAGCTTGAGGCGCGCAAATTACGTTAAGATAAGAGTAATTATCAGAACGAACAACTTTTTGTGACACATCAAAATCATGGATGCTTACTTTTGGAACACCTTCTTTTTCGTTTGGGCTGTCCAAAACATTTTTTAATTTTGAGTAGTTTGTTCTCTTGACGGCATTATTCATTTATATTATAAAGTGATTTTTGTTCGAATAGAGTTTTAATAAATGGACTTTATTTCAGGAAACATATGTACACTTGACATTATTTTTGGACCCATGTTCTCCGGAAAAACCACCGAGTTGATGCGTCGTTTGAACATTTGTGCGGAAGCGAAGTACAAAGTTTTGTACATCAACTCAATTATAGATAAACGGTCTGAAAAAGGCTTTTCAACCCACAATCAAATTTTGAAAGAGTCAGATGGCATTGTCTTTGTTAAGACAAACAATTTGTTTCAAGTATTGGACATAGCAAAGCAATACGATATTATCGGAATTGACGAGTCTCAGTTTTTTGAAGATCTAAAAGAATTTTGCTCAACGATGATCGAAGTTCATAAGAAAAAAGTAATTGTTGCCGGTTTAAATGGAGATTTTGAGAGGAAGCCTTTCGGTCAAATAAATGACTTGATTACTCTTTGTGATTCCATCACAAAGTTATCTCCTTTTTGTTCTTCTTGTAGAGTCAAAAATGGAATTATGACACCTGCCATTTTTTCTAAGAGGATAAGTATGAGTAAAGAAACTATTCTTGTCGGCCAGTCAGAATCTTATATTCCTGTATGCAGAGATTGTTACACCTTGTAAACGTTAAATAAATTTGTAAAGTTTTTTACAAATTTAAATCATTATTAATATCCGGCAAGTTGACTTCCTATCTCTGACAAAGTTGCTTTGGTTACATTTCCAATTTTTGGAGGTTCCTTTCCGTACAGCTGAGGTAACCGTCCGAATTGTTTTGGTTTATGCGGCCAATGAGTTGTCATACGCCCATCTTCAAATATTTTTCTTTTACGTTCCAAAGCTTTTTCATTTGCAAGGGCTCGCGGAGTCATACAAATATAAACGACATTTCGAAAATTCGGAACTGCCCGTCCCTTTAAAGCTTGTCTACCAGAATGTACTGTTCTTGAATCCCATAACACCATACTTCCTTTTGGACATACCACATGAATGAGTTCTGTATTGTGCGTTTTTGTCAAGTTATCAATTTCCGGTTTTCCCAACTGAAAATAATCTATTTTTATTTTGTTGTCAAACTTTTCGTTCAAGTCGTTGAAATAATGATGGCTGTTGACCAAAGCGTTAAGTGTCGCATCGCCCTCATTGACATCGTAACCTGTAACCCAGGATTGAATGCATTCAAAATCTTTACGAGTAGGAGATTGATCCACATGTAACCATTCTTTATTTGCATACCAACCTCTCCCCGTAATTTCTGGAGGAAAATGCCAAGCAACACCATCAAAACTTACAAGCAAATCTTCTGGCTTTTTTACTAAATCGGGACGTACTTTTCTCCATATCTGATAAAAAACGTTGATAATTTTAGGATTTTGACGCAAATCCCAAACATATTGAGCATGACCTACACCATAATATTGAACAAGCATACTTTTAGCTGGTGCAAACTCAAAAAACTTATTCCAAGATTCCTGATTATCTTCCGTTATTTGGCCATTAGATAATTCACCAAGCGTTTTCCACATACCTTCATTCATTCTATTGCATTCCGCCGCTGATAAAAGAGACGGAATAATAGCAACGCCATATTCTCTCACCGTATCATATGCAGTTTCGGGTGTACAGTAAAGATTTGTTATATCGAATGTTGATTTTGTCGTCACTTTTGGAGGCGATCCTTGCATTGGATTGTCTAAATTAACGCGGAGACAATTGACAATTTTTAACTCTTTACACAGTTGCTCTTTTCCCATATTTGAAAAATTTGTAATTTTTCGTTCCCTTGCAAGGTCTTTTAATTCCTTCAATGTTAAAATTTTTGATAATCTTGGTTTTGCTTTTGGCAAAGCGTGCTTAGGTGAATTCTGTCTAGAAGAACCTTGTCTAGGTGAAGAGTGTGTAGAAGAACCTTGTCTAGGTGAATTTTGTCTAGAAGAAGCTTGTCTAGGTGAATTCTGTCTAGAAGAAGCTTGTCTAGGTGAAGAGTGTGTAGAAGAACCTTGTCTAGGTGAAGAGTGTGTAGAAGAACCTTGTCTGGGTGAATTCTGTCTAGAAGAACCTTGTCTAGGTGAATTCTGTCTAGAAGAACCTTGTCTAGGTGAATTCTGTCTAGAAGAACCTTGTCTAGGTGAAGAGTGTGTAGAAGAACCTTGTCTAGGTGAAGAGTGTGTAGAAGAACCCTGTCTAGGCGAAGCTTGCCTAGAAGAACCCTGTCTAGGCGAAGCTTTTCTAGAAGAAACCTGTCTAGGTGACCCCTGTCTAGGCGACCCCTGTCTATCTGAAGTCGCATTTCCTAAGGCAAAGGCTGCATTTCCAAGTGCAAATGCAGTATCACCTAAAGATAGAGCTGCGTCTCCCAAAGCCATTGCGGCATCTCCAAAAAGTAAAACAGCTTCATTTTCTTTTTTCCGTAAGTTTATTTTTCCTCTTGCTGACATTTATTTTAGAATAATATAATCAATTTTTTACTAAATATAAAGTTAATTATAATCAGTAAAAATTGATTTTTTTTAACAACTTCTCAGCTTGATTATTACGCTTACTATCTTACCATGTGCGAAATTTCTCCGATTCAAACTTTGCTGTTGACTGGCGACATCGAGGGTGCTTTTGCTCTTGCAAGTTCTGAGCCAAGCCTTGACTTGTTGATGCAAGTGCTCTTGTCTCAAGGCACTTCTATAGATGTCCAAAGAGTGGCACAGCACTTGGTAATCAAGTGCTGTGTGAAGCCTGATGCAAATGCGCTGTATACAGCGGCGCTTAAAAAATTGCCCTATCTGGTGCAATTATTTAACCATCGAGGAGCAAGCATGAGATCGGCATTGCGTCATGCTTACCAAGCACGTCAAGACGATGCCTTCGAGATGCTCCTGAACTGCGGCGTTATCGAGCTTTCAAGTTTCAAGGCATAAATTGTGTGCAAGGGATTGGGTATCGAAGTGCAAGGGATTGGGTATCGAAGTGCAAAGGATTGGGTATCGAAGTGCAAAGGATTGGGTATCGAAGAGAGATTGCTATACGTTTAAAATAATGTTATTTTAAACGTTCTATAAACAGATAAAATGTCAAAACACTCATTATCAAGTTATATTAAAGATTATTTTATTCCTATGATGGATATTCCTATCGATGAGAGTGTAAAAAATAATTTTTTAAGCGCTATTGATAAGAAAAACAGAAAAGAGGTTGAATTGTGGTATCCTGAAATTTTAAAGACTGCTATTATAAGCGGAGATCATAATCAATGCAAAATACATTTCAACAGGATGCGTTTCGATATTAATGCAGAAATTGGAACGACATTTCCATTTGTGTACGATATCGAGTTTAGTTGAAGCTTTTGGAAATGCCATGCTTTTCAAGTTGCCTTAAAAAATGTATTACAACCGTTGTGCCTTCATGATACATATAACAGTCTTTTTAAAAAGACTGTTATAACATACTTATGCATTTTTGTATTCTCTATTTGAAACACCAACCGTTCTCTTTCTTTGTATGGATGGTTCAAAGTGTTTTAAAATAAAAATAATCCTTATCTTTTTCTTTGGACATGATTTTAATTAAGTTTTGCATATTAAAATCAACATATACGCTTATGCCTTTGATTCAAGCATCATTTTCTCTACCCTCTCCCAACTTTTTTTGGCCATTCGAAACTCTCCGTCGGCGTCTTTCAAACGGTAACAGATTGGAATCCACCAAGTGCCAATTTTTTCTGCGGCTCTAGTTTTGATTTTGCGGCAAAAAGCAATGTAAGATTTGTATTTTTCAGGATTTTTCATTGCCGTCTGGTCCGCGCCATTTTCGATCAAAAACTTGACAACTTCCCAATGATAATTTTGAGAAGCCATTTGAAGCGCAAAGTTGTCTCCTAAACATACGTTTGCCCCTTTCTCAACAAGAAACTGGACGACTTTGAGGTGTCCATACAGGGCTGCGTGAAAAATAGCAGCATTCTCTTCTGCTTCAACGTTTGCACCTTTCTCGACAAGAAACTTTACAATACGAAGATGACCTTTGTCAGCCGCCCAAGCAATTGGCGCATCGTTGTCTCCGTGTATGTTGGCACCTTTGCCCAAAAGATACTTGACCATACCGAGATGACCATACGATGCCATCCAACGAAGTGGTGCGTCATTGTAAACGTGAATGTCGGAGCCGTTGTCAATCAAATATTTGACACGTGCAAAGCGACCATCTGCACATGCTTCATACAGGTCATAATCAAAGTCATATTCGATGTCCATACTGAAAAGACGTTGTTAAGAATAGCTGTAATGTTTGTACAAAAATTCAGTTTTAATGATCTGTAGAATAATCTTCATCTTCAGTAATGAAAAGTTTTTTCATATGTTCGATTGCTTTTTCTTCAGAAAAGTTGTTCATTTTTTTTAAACAATCTATTCCAGTTGAATGATACTTTTTTATCCTATCAGTTGAAATGTAATCTGAAACATAATCAATGTGGTAAAAGTGTTCATTTAAACGTGGGTCGAAACAAAAAACTTTGTTGTTGTGCCAATCTCCAACTTGAGACCAAAAAAGAAGACCGCAATCGACCTTTATGAATCCTTTTGCACCTTTGTTTTCACATCGTTCTGGTATTGTCAGTACGTTGACTTTACGATTTTGAGAAAGCATTCCAAGACCTGACAAAGTCGTATGAGAGATGCAAAATGTATCATACGGCCCACTGTAAGGGACAAATTTTCCGTAGTTCATATGAAAAAGCAAGTGACCACTGTGGCCAAATGTTGCGCGGATGATACTTATGTTGTTGAAAAGCACACGTTCAACATTTCGTCCACAAGAGGTGAGGACATTTTCAATATCCTCGTTGTGAATGGAAAGGCATTGTTTTAAAATGTCTTCTATGATAAAGCCTTCTTGATTGAAGTATACAAAAAGATTTTTAGGGTCTCGAAGAAACTGAATAATTATATTGCGAAGTGGTGAAGTCATGGCCTTATATTTAAGGAGGTAAATAGTAGAAAAAGTCATTTTAGTTTTCAATCGTATTTGGCTTTCCGCCCTTTAAAAAATTTGTAACCTTTGAAGCAATAGTAAATGGTCTAGACTTGCACAAATTTTCATAACTCTCTTCAACAAACTGAATGTGTCTATCCATATTCTTGCAGGATGTTTCGATTTGATTCATCTTGTCAATCTTTTCTTTCAACTCATTTACAATGTGAATCAGGTCGTTTACAATTTTAGTCAATGTTTCAACATTTGAATCTGTTCGCGGGTGGCATGTTGCATTTAAACCGTCACATTTCCGAACACATTCATTGCAATAATTATCATTATCTGAACTTGCCATTTATAATCTTATAATATTTTTTAAGTGCTAATATAAATGCCCGGACAACAAACGTATCATTTTGGTGTGCCAGCAGTATTAGTTTGGGTTTCCCATATTGTTATAGGTTTGCTATTAATATATGTTTCATATCTTATTATTGAACGCAAAAATATAAATAAATGGTTAGGTATTCTTCTCTTTGTCATTGGTTTAATTGGAGCAATTTACCACATTCACATATGGTATGTGGAAAGAAGTGAAAATAAAGAATAATTAAATTTAACCGATATTACAGTATAAAATTTATAATGGCTTAAAGAAAAAGAGCGTATATAAAACAAAAGCCTCCTTAGCTCAGTCGGTAGAGCATGAGACTTTTAATCTCAGGGTCACGGGTTCAAGTCCCGTAGGTGGCATGTTTTTAGTACACGGTTGTGTACTAAAAATTTTTTGAAACATTAATCTTTCTACCTCTTTTTGATACAAAACATCTTTTTGAAAAACATAACAGCTTTTGTAACAGCTAAGTGTATTTATCTTAAGGAATAAACGTGATAATTTTAAAGACAAAAATATAATATTTAAACCGATTTTTTATTTGTATGTCTTTGGAAAATGGCAACAAACGCACAAAGAAATGAAATCAGATCTTTCGGTTCTTATCCGGTTTCAACAAAAACTTTTATTGTGTATACAAACTTAATGATTGATATTGAGAAAGTTTTTGATGACGACATTCTACCCATTACCGAGTACAAAATTCTTCAAAAAAAGAGGGGGCGCAAGAAGAAACAAGTTGAAGAAGACCCAAACAAGAATATTCCTTCTGGGTCAATTATCCTTGTCCAATATCGTGACCAATACCGAGGCGTAAAGTTTAAGAAGTCAAACTCGTTTTTCCGAAATTCAATGCCGATTGTAATGAAGGTGCAAGATAAGCTTATTTCATTTAAGGTGTCACGAAAGGGTAAATTTCAAATTACCGGATGCAAGACAAACGAACAGGCAGAAATTTGCGTTCTTGTATTTTATAATATGATCAAACCATATAAAACAACCTATAATGTGACGGACGGAAGTCATCTTAAAATTCATTTCGAACCGGTCATGTATAACATTGACTTTTCGGTAGGTTTTCAGATAGACCGTGAACGGCTGGATATTTACATCAACAGCAAAACACAATACACAAGTTTGTTGGAAACGACAATTGGATACACTGGCGTAAACATTAAGATGCCAGTTTCAGATGCAAAATTGAAAAAGATTATGATTGAATGCAAAGAGTATCGACCAAACGAAGTTGTTATTTCAGAGGTGCCATTTGATACATTTTGCGACAAATTTAAGACAAAGAAAAAGAAGACAAGTTACAATACATTTCTTGTCTTTCAAAGTGGAAGTGTAATTATGTCAGGAAAAACACTTTCTTGTATGGAGGATGCATATTATGAATTTTTTGAACTTGTGTCAAAGTGTTTTCCTCAAAATTTTAATTTAAGTGTGATTTAAAGTAGTCATCTTTTTCATTTAAATGATAAAGATACTTTTGATTTCGATGGTGAAAAATGAAGGCAAAATTATAAGACGTTGTTTGGATAGTGCATTAAGCATCATTGATGCAGTTTTTGTCTTAGATACTGGTTCAACGGATAATACGAAAGAGGAAGTGTATAAATTTCTAGAAGATAATAAATTACAAGGAAAAATAAGGGACGAAAAGTTTGTAAATTTTGGAGAATCAAGAAGTAAAAGTTTTACGCTTGCAAGAGATTATTTGAGAGAAGAACTAAAATGGGATGAGAAAAATACATACGGGTTACTTTTGGATGGAGATCATGTTTTGATTGTTAGACCAGTATTTGATAAGGAGAAGATGTTGGGAGAATTTGATCATTACAAGATAAAGCAAAAAGAAGTATCCTCGTATTTTAATATACGCTTCATAAGAATGAGCGAAGACTGGATCTGCATTGGAAAGACACATGAAGTTTGGACTGTGAAAAACAACACTCATCATGTGGGGGCCGTTGTGCAAGATAAAGATCTTTTATGGATTGATGATAAATGTGATGGCGGTTGTAAATTAGATAAATTTGAGAGAGACGAAAGGTTGCTTCTTGAAGGTTTATCAGAAAATATTGACGACGAATTAAAAAGTAGGTATTACTTTTATCTCGGCCAAACTTACAATGCATTGAAAATGTATAAAAAATCAAACGAATATTATATGAAAAGAATTGATATGCAAGGATGGGCTGAAGAAAAATGGTTTGCTATGATTATCGTTATTAAAAATTATATCGAGTTGAATAAATCCGGTGAAGGCGAATACTTGCCTGAAATTTTGTCTTGGGCCAAACGCGCATTAGAGTTTAGACCATTTAGGTGTGAAAATATTTATTTAGCCGCAGGAGAACTCATTCGCCTCAAAAAGTACGATCAGGCAATGGAATACATAGAAATTGGTAAAACTATTTGCATCCCACCCGAAAACGAATTACTTTTTGTTGATGACGAAATGTACAAGTATGGTTTTGCACTTCTTGAGCTAAAAATGATTGAATCAAAAGGAGAAACAGGTAAGAAAGCACTCGATTTATGTTTGCAAATATTGGAAAATATTGACTCAAAAAAGACTAATTTTTGTATTGTCCATATGATTCCCCACATACCCTTGATTCCACTGTCCACTAAACAAGGATTCTATTTGTCTGATTCGCCGCACAACTTAAGTATAAATTTTAAGGATGGAAATTATGACTTGGTTGTAAATGATAATTTTATGAATTTAGATGAAAACTTTTTACAGGTTGGTTTCGGGAGAAAAATTGAAGAATTTACCAACAAAACTGGTGTTATACTATTTGGAAATTTATTTAAGACAAAGGAGGGTAACTTTGGGACGTTTAAAGACGGCGTCGTAAAAGAAATCGAGACAACTATCAACGAACGCATTATAATTGATGAAAACGTATTTCTAGATTCTATTACGCCTTGGAAAGTAAACGGAAATGTTTTGAATGAGAATGTGCCTGTATTTTTCAAGTATTTAAGTCCGTGTTTGCCGGCTCTTAAGTATAATAACGAATATATTCTTCTTGTCTCAGGTAACATTCAAACAGACACTCAACTATTTACCCTTAATGTGTTTATATATACTGATGAAAAAGGAAATTATATACGTCATACTAATCCATTTTGTTTGAGTAAAGCAAATGGAACAGCTATTTGTTCATTTACGATAAACAATCAAAAGAACACTGCAGTTTTAATATACTTTATTTTTGAAAAAAATAGTTTACATCCAAGGCTTGTAGAATTTGATATGGAACATATTTGTTAATCACATTTTCTTTTGGTTAAACAAAAAGAAAATGAATATAAGCTTAGGATCTTTTTCCCATGGGAGCTCCTCCAGACAACATTCGACCAGCGCCTGTTCTGGGGAATTGCTTGGTTTGCCACAACTCTGAATTGCGCTTACGCATTAATCTTGTCATCATCTCGTCGCGAAAGTTGGTAGTATCTTCAAGATACGCATCCTGGGCCTTTTGACGAATGTCATTTAAATTAAGACCACTATTTTGTATAGGACCGTATGAATCCGAGAAATTATGAGTATCTATTTTGCTTCTAACCACATAATTGGGCATGCGAATAGCATTAATATCATCGTAAGGAAATCTCGGCTGTCCGGTCATAGGGTCAATATAATTACGGTAAGATGTGCCATAACCATTAAATCTTGGGTCAAAAACATTGTCAGCTTTCGGTTCCTCGGGATACTCGATAATGTCATCCCGTGGAGGTGCAAAATGAGGGTCGTGATCGACAATACTTAGGTTGCCGTCATCTTTCTTATAAGTTCTTGGCAAAAACTGTTGTTGAAAGGATATACCAATATTGGAGTTTATTGGTTCGGCTACTTGATTAGTATAATAAACCCCAGGTTGAATTGAAGTTGTAAAAAGAGATTCGTTGTGTGCTTCCAGGACTGGATCACGACCGCAATTACCACGGGGTAAGTTTGCCGGGTACTTGTTCATTTTAAATTGTTCCGCGTCATAGCCATTTGTATCCAAAACACGATCATCCCAAGTAGCTGTTGAATAGTTCATATCAAAATTTTCTATTACCTCTCCATTTTCTACATTTTTTTCTGCTATGGGATGGTGTGAACGTCTTGGCTCAATCATGGAAAAAGTTACATCACCTCCGGGGGCGGGCATATAACCCGATTTTGCAATGGCTTCATTTGTTTGACCATTGATCATATTTGGAACTATCATGGTATTCTTTTTCCATTCAATGTCATATGCAGGACGAGTTACCATTGGAGGAATAAGTGTCTTTGGATTTTGGCCACCTTGCAAGCGGTTGTTTTTCGAAAGCATATCCCGTTCGACAACTCTTGGTTGAACCCGATTTGGATCAGTATAGAGTTTATAACAATCTAGTGATTTGAAGCAAGGTTTTTGAATTTTGTTGTAATGAACATCGTCATTTTTTTTAGGCTGCCCCAGGTATGTTACTTCATAGTTTTCTCTTATTTCGGTTTTATGCATCTTCTTATTAATGAAGAAGATTAAAAAAATGCCGAAAATGACACAGGATAATACTAATCCCAATCTAATATCAATTATTATCGCAAGTAACACTACAGACATCAATATAATAAACTTTTCGTTTTCCCCCATTTATTAAAAGATAAATTGATTATTATTATATAGCATATTCTCAAAATGAGCAAGCGTCATCAAAGCTTTGATCTAAAACTAAATGTGTCTCAACTAAAAGATATTCACGCTAAATATGATATGCTTAAAACAGAACAGGGGATAAATACCACCAATATCGAACTTGAAACTGTTGAAGCACTTTCATTTCTTGATGATACAAGAAAATCTCATAAATGCATTCTTTCACGGGTAGATTTTAGCAATCCTGAAAGTTACAAGTGCTTTTGGTGTCGAAATTCTTGCTCTGACAAACCACCTGTTGGTTGCCCTGTAAAGTATATTCCACCTGTTATTCATCGTAACTATTTTTCAGAAATCAACAAGGAAAAGTTTATTGTAAAAGAAAGTATGTTAAAGGGAGAGAAAATTTCTTCAGGTATTGAAGACTTGACTATTGAGAAAAATGATTATTATGAAACAGATGGCATTTTTTGCGATTTGCCTTGCGCTCTTTCATTTGCGCGTGATAATAAGAAAAATCCTCTATATGCCGAGTCTGAGATTCTTATTCATCGTATTGCCGGAAACAAGGTTGATCCGGCTCCTCATTGGCGAATGCTTAGAGAATACGGAGGGACACTGGATATCAAAGACTTTAGAGAATCTGCAAAGTATACTGAATATCAAAACTTTGGTGTATATAAGCCTTTTTTCAAGTCTATTGCACATGCATTTGAATCAAAGATGAGATTTTAAAAAACTATTTTTCTCTCAATAAATAAATGTTTTGCACTGTAAGAAAACAAACCAAGTGTGATAATAATGAGGGTAAAATTTGTAACCCTAAAAGCGGTCGTTGTGTAAAAAGAACTGGTAGAATTGGTCGTAAGATTAATCTTGACCTTAATCTAGTTAATATCGAAAAATTGCACGAATTGGCAACTGGCTTAAAAGTGGATGGTCGTAGCAAAATGAACAAGGACCAACTTGTGACTGTTTTGAAAGCTAAGAAAGCTGGTTCTCCTAAACGTCGCAAGCCCACCCTTTACAATAAATTTATTGCTGAAGAAGTTCCAAAAATTATGAAGGCCAAGGGTTGTGTTGTTCAGGAAGCTTTCAAACTTGCCGCAGCCAAATGGAAAAGAGGTTCTCCTTCTCCTCAACGCAAGACTCCTTCTCCTCAACGCAAGACTCCTTCTCCTCAACGCAAGACTCCTTCTCCTCAACGCAAGACTCCTTCTCCTCAACGCAAGACTCCTTCTCCTCAACGCAAAACTCCTTCTCCTCAACGCAAGACGCCTTCTCCTCAACGCAAAACTCCTTCTCCTCAACGCAAAACTCCTTCATTGGGTCATTATTCACAGTATTCGGTTGAAAATTTTAAGAGTCTTTTGGAAGAGGTTGCATATGATTTACAAACAATACATGATTATGGTGCAATAGAGACAACGGTTTGGAGGTCTTTAAACAACAGGATTATTAAAGCCATTTCAGATAAAAATGCAACCCGCAACAGTATGTACAATTTGGTATTAGAGTATCGCAAGCTTGGAGGTAGCAATTATTAATATATACTTAAACTATACTTGAAAAATTGATTTTATCAATTTTTCATACTTAAATATTTAATTGAAAGCATAAATGGTTTACGTTTACATTATATTACTCGACATTGGTTTTGGATATAACATAATATGCGTTGTTAGTGATGAAGCAAGAGCAAAGTCAATTGAAAAAGAATTAAGTAATTCAACTATAGGTAAAACAACTATACAAAAAGAATGTGTTGATGACCTCTCGGCTTTGACAAAATTTTTTACATACAAGGATACTTAATCTTCATCTTGAAACATGAGTTCTGGCGGAGCCAAATCTCTTTTAAGTTTTTCTATGTTATAACGTATATTTTTAACAAACATAAACTCTGCAAGCGCGTTAAAATCGGCAGGTTTACAATAAGGAATACTTTCTGTAAATCGTTCATATTGTGTAAAAAGTTGCCTTACTCGAACAAATTTTAGATTAGAAACATCAAAGCCGTCTTTCTCAACATCTTCAATACTGTGATGTTTTTTGATTAACTTAAACGAAGTTTCCGGGCCAACTTTAGGAATATTTTTGTTATAATCTGTCCCACACATAATACAAAAATCAAGAAACTCTTTACTTTTTAGTTCCAATGCGTTTAGCACGTCTTCATATTTGACACAAATACATGTATCAGTTGATGTGTTGATTTTTGTAAACAGAAGTGGTGCTCCGTAAGCAAGAACGTCTGTATCTTCAGAAATAACAAAGTCGACTTGACCTTGCTTGCAAAGATCCGCACACGTTGTTTCTGCTTCTCCAGGAGCTTGAAAGAAAGGCACTCCCAACAATTCAAACACCTTTTTTGTCAAGTCAAAATCAGCCTGACAAATCTTTACCGACTGTTTCTTAATTCTTTCAACTTCAAATTCAATATCTACAAGAGAAACTTTTCGGGGCTGTTCACTTCCGGGACGCAAAAGGCGTTTACGTTTTGAAGAATCATCATCCTTGATTAGTGACAATAGAATGGGGTCGAATTCATTTGTCATCTTTGCTTTTTCCAATGCAGATATTAGCTCTTCAATACGAGCATCAAGCTTGTCACGTTTGTCCCTTCGTGCTTGGCGTTCTTCTGCCTTTTCTTCAGGTGCCTTTGTATCGTAAATAAAACATGCGTGAATATTGTTACGACGAAGGCATGCGATGAGATTAAAGAATGCCGATACCCACGCACCGGGTCCAAAAATAGTGTAATATTTAAATATATAGAGTGATATGTCAACTGCCCCTTTCTGAAATTGAAATTGAGAAAGATGAACTTCTTTGTAAATTTCGGGGCATTTTCCGCGAAGAAATTTGCTTAAATCCTTGATTCCCATTTATTTAAAGTTGAGACAAAAGAGAATCAATTTATTTTTACATCGTCTTCATAATAAAAGCAAGGGCATAGTAAGGAGGCAAACTAGGGATACCGTATTGAGTGACATTCTTTTCTACAGTAGCTTCAAAATAAGAAGAATTGGTAGTTGAAGCATTAGGGATGTCAACAAATGGATAAGGTAAAATGTATTCTTTTCCGCCTGTGGCATATGCGGTATAAGTGCTTAATCCGGCAGGTCCTACTTCACCTGATGTCGTAGCGCCAACGACAAAACGACTTCTCAAATCTGGAGTGTTATTAGTGCCATCGCACAAAGCCCAGCCAGCAGGTATAGTATCCGGAGTGCCAGCCCACATTCCAATAAATCCTACAGGGACATTATAGAACGTACCGACACTTATATTTGAACTTGGATCAATAGTTAGATAAGATGTTGTGTTTGAAGAATTTACATTAGCAGGAGGTGTAAACACATATTTTTCTTGAATACAATACCAAGCAGCGCATAGTATTATAGCGGAAGCTACTATTAAAGCAATAACAAGATTGTCAACCATTTAGTTATACATATATTTAAAAATTTAAAAAGAAATAAATTAATTAAAATGGACCAAGACTTAAAGTCAAAACTTCGTTCAAAAATCAATGCATTTTCTTTTTCCCGTTTACCTCAAAAACTAAAGGAAGAGCAACTTGAAATTGCAAAAGAGAAAATTTCAGAAATAATCAAACATAATAAGCCTAAAAATTAACTTAGTAATTAATTTAATGAGTAAATTAATTGCCTTATTCCGACAAAACCTTTTTAATTAAGAGAGCACATGCAAGCACAAGAATTGCAATTATGATAAGATATACAGTATTGTCTTGTTTATAAAACTTTTTGCAAAGTGGGCAAGATTCAATATGATAAAAAATATCTTGGCAGCTAAAGACATGAGGTTGCATCATTTGTGGTGGTTGAAATTGAGGTTGAGATGGAAACTCGATGATAGAAGAATTGCGAAAAACGTTATTTTGTGGTATAGATGCTGGGGGTTCAGCAGGCTCACTTCCATAGGAAAATTGTTCATATGGGTTAGAAAGCATGCCAGATTCTGGCATCATAACCGAATTTTTTCTAATAAATCTGCGGGACAATTGAGTTTGTTGAGGACTTAACATATGATTAGGTTTATTTATACCAGAACCATCAACATCATCAATATCCGGCACTAAATCTTCAATGGGAGTAACTTTCTGATAAGGCATTTATTATAATAGTAAAGTTTTTCTTCTCCAGTAATTTACAATACCAAAATTTCATTATTGTTGACAAGAAGCTCAAACAAACGAATAATTTCTTTATCGCCTGCTTTGTAGGTTAAATTTTTCAAAATCTCACAAAAATTATCTCTATCTCCGTTTTCTTCTTCTTGTCTTTTATCGCTTTCTTTTTTGTCTGTTTTGAAAACCACCTTAATCCCGTCCTTTGTAAGTTGTTTGTACTTTTCTCCCTTTTTAAACGCCTTAAATTCGTCATAATTTCCTTTTAACGTTAGTTTTAGTTCATCGTCGCCTTTGGGTATGGCAAAATTGTCAACCGAGTCTATGTTTAAATATACAATTTTTTTCCTCTTAAGAAGAAGATCAACTTCATCAAATTTGTAATTTCCAGTTTCATCAAAGTCGAAAACTGCGATTATATTTTGTTCTGATTCGCCAAAAGCGTGTTGCATTGCGGACCCGGTATAGTATATGTTAGGTTGGGGCTGTTGTCTTGAGTGAATATGTCCCGAAACTACAAGCGGAAACTCGTCGTTCCATTTATCTCCTTCAACAGAAATAATGGCACCCATTTTACAGCCAAAAAATTCTTGATGTGCAAATATGCATGTAGCCTTGTCCCAATTATCAATGGTGTTTAAAGCTTCCTCAAATCGTCCAGGAGGCACATACGGACAAAAAATAAAATTGTTATGTTTGATTACTTTATCAACTATAACCACATTCTCCCATTCTTTTAAACCATTCATCCAATGATTTTGCGTTAAGAATTGCTGATTTTGAATGTAGTCATGATTGCCGACTAAAACGAAAGTTTTAGTTTTTTCTCTCAGTTTATCAATGAAGTCGTAAGCCTTATTTAAAGGTATAGTGTGAAGACGCTCATGTGTATGAAGAAGATCTCCCAAAACCACAATAAAATCTGGTTTGCGTTCATCAATCAAAGGAAGAAGTTTGGAAACAAACTCTTCAATTTCAATAACATTATCTACTCGAAAATGAGGGTCGCCGATGCATAAAATCCTGGTCATGTTTATTTATATTTTTTCCCAAAAAATCAAATTGATTTTTAAGTACAAAATTTTTGATTAAAAAAAAGACACAATGTCAGTCAAAAAGATTTTAGAAAACATTGCCAAGATTAATCCAAAACAAAACTTACAATATTTTTCAATTGAAGAGCCTTCTCCACTGCTTTACAATAAAGAATACAAAGAACTTGCAGACAGGTTTGACGACGACTTTTTGTCACAAATTGACTTGAAGAAGGTTGCAAACTTTCTTTCAGATTACAATGAGTATGTTTTCTTCAAGTTAGGCTATCAAATCGTCATATACAATATGCCTCATGTTTCCAAGTTGAAATATGAGGATAACGAAGACGTGATTACATCGGAACATATCTTTGATACAATCAAAGAGATTGACGATAGCGTAAAAATTGTTGCACATTCCCCTCCGGACATATATCTAGTTGTTTGCGACCAAGACAAACGTGTTGCAGAGCTTCTAAATGGGAAACTTGTTGGTACAAACATTTTGTGTGTTAAGAGACTTGAAGAAACCGCGCAAAAGTTTCAAGTACTTGATTATAAGGTGAATGAGGAAGAGGATATTTGTACAACCGCTCTTGTTGTTGCTTTCTTTATTTCTATGGCTAGTCTGTTTGCTTTGCAATATCTTTTCTCATAGTATATTAAATTTGGTATGCGACAAAATGAGACATAGACGAGCCCAGTTTTTTTAAAACTGATTTTAATTTAGTTTTAAAACAAAAAATGAATGATGAACAAAAACGTATTCTTGATTTTGTTAGAACTGGCAAAAATATTTTAATAGTTGGAGCGGCAGGCACAGGAAAAAGTTTTACTCTGAAAGAAATAAAAAAGTGGGCTCAATCAAGAAATACAAATATTGCAATTACATCATCAACAGGAACATCTGCAATCTCAATTGGAGGTCGGACGATTCATTCTTTTCTTGGGATTGGTCTGGCGCAAAAAGATGCATATCAATTATACCTTTATGTAAAGCGAAAGTTTCAGCAAAAAGTCAAACAGCTTCAAGACTTGAATATTCTCATTATTGATGAGGTTTCAATGATTTCAGCAGAGTTATTGGATAAAATTTCAGCTTATCTTCAGCATATTCGCAAATCGCCATTTCCGTTTGGCGGTCTTCAAATTGTTTTGTGCGGAGACATGTGTCAGCTGCCTCCTGTGAACGGCGATTTTTGTTTTTTATCCGAAACTTGGAAGCAATCCAATTTTTGTTGTGTTGAATTGGTAAAACAAATGCGACAAGAGCGCGACCAAAAATTTGCTGAAATTCTTAATGAGTTACGTTTTGGAAAGTGTTCAGATGAAACTTTAGAAATTTTGCGCTCGTGTAAAAATCCAAATTTTGGAGAAGTGAAGCCAACAATTTTGTATTCAAAGAATGTTAATGTTGACGTTATAAATGAGCGCGAATACAAAAAACTTATCGATAGCAGTGTTGAAAGGAAAATTTTTCATACCACTTTTTCGGAACACAAACAGTCAAAATTTTGGGCCGAAAGTCTAAAAATTCCAGAAATTCTTGATGTTTGCATTGGAGCTCAAGTGATGCTTACTGTCAATCTGGCAGTAGATGAAGGACTTGCAAATGGTTCCAGAGGAGTTATCACAGGATTTGCAGAAGAAGGTCCTATTGTGCTGTTTAAAAATGGAGACCAAGTCATTATTGAACCATGGTTGTTTGAAGATGATAATGAAGACCCTGATAGCAAAGGCAATAACATCTGGGCTTCAACGATTCCATTGAAGCTTGCATATGCATTGACTATTCATAAGTCACAAAGCATGACATTAGACGCTGCTATTATTGATTTAGGACCAAACATTTTTGAGTGCGGTCAAGCTTATGTAGCTTTATCACGCGTTAGGGACCGTGATAGTGTAAAGATTACCAATGTAATGAAAAGTTCATTTAGAACAAATGAAAAAGTTATTCAATTTTATAACGAAATTAGTCTCAAAAATATTTTGGCATAATTTTTTATTCATATATATAAAATGTGCGATATAAGTACGAATAAAAAATATTTAAGTCGACCTTCACCTCCGAGACCTGCAAATGATATTGGTTGTGTTGGAAAAACGTTTGTTGGAAATGATGGTAATCTTTGGACCTCAAAACAAAATACAAGCGGTATTTTTAGATGGGTAAAAGTCGGTGGTTCACAAAAGGTAAAGAAGTCTGGAGAAAGAAAGGTAAGAAAAAGTGCTTCTAAAAAGAGTGGAGAAAGAAAGGTAAGAAAGACTGCTTCTAAGAAGAGTGGAGAAAGAAAGGTAAGAAAGACTGCTTCTAAGAAGAGTGGAGAAAGAAAAATGGAACGAGTAGGACCATATAAAATTTCTTTTGCCTTAAAATACATTCATAAACAAGGAACAAAGCCAACAAAAGCAGAACTTGAAGACTTTTACAAAAAAGAAAGCTTCAAAGAGGTAAAGGATATCTTAACTCAATATTCCTATCCAATTAATATATCAGATATGATAACAAATATTCGTATGACAAAAACAGGCATCATTTCGTTTTCTCTTCCTAAAACCCTGTCGAAAACGATAGTTGAAGACTTTGTCAATCGTAATATACGATACAATTCACTTGCAGATGGAAGTTGGGAAGCTAGCCCTGGCACAGGACTGGTTTACTATAACAAAAACGTAATCGGTTTCGGCTCTATTAAAGTAGCTATATAAACAAGAAAAACTTGTATAAAATGTTTGTCATTTCATTTGATATTGGCAAGTGCAATTTTGCGTTTTATATCGAAGAGTTTGATGAGAAGAAATTCGAAGACATAAAAAACATACCTAAAATTAAACGATTCAATTCAGACGGAACACCAACCGAAGAATTTGCAAACATCCTCTCCGAGATTTACTTAAACGGCAATACAATTTTATACAAAAATCTTGATCTTACAAAAGACTCAAAGAAGGAAAAGTATCTTGATCAAAAAGTATGCCTTAACATGATTACAGAACTTGACAAACATAAGGATAAAATTGACAAGTGTTCGGTTGTAATTATTGAACAACAAATGAGCTTTCAAAACACTCGAAATACCATGGCCATTAAGTTGGCGCAAAACTGCGCTTCATATTTTCTTCATCGTTATGGGATGGACAAAGAACTGATTGAGTTTCCTGCATATCACAAAACACAAGTGTTAGGTGCCCCAAAGAAAGGAGGAAAGGCGATGTCTAAACCCGAACGAAAGAAGTGGGCTACTGAGAAAGCCATTGAGATTATAATGGAGCGAGGAGAAAGCGAGACGTTGGAAGAAATTTCAGGGAAAAAGAAGAAAGATGACTTGGCCGATGTTCTTATTCAACTTCAAAGTTTCAAATATTTGAGATATGTGGAGAAGGCAATGTAATAATTATTATCTTTTAGCTAAAAGATAAAATTTCTAAAAAAAACCTTCGACGTCTACAATCACACCACTTTCTTCGTCATTACAAATTAAATTTAGACGGTTAAAACAAAGATCTAGCTCAATGATATCATTTGGCCGATAAATTCGAACGAGAGGATAAAGCATCCTCGCGTGAACGCTTGTCAAACCAATAAATTTCTCTTTTAAATTATTTGGCAGTTCAATTGGATAGGGATTATGTTTTCTCCATTCTTCCACACTAACATCAGATTCAATTCCGCAAGGTGCAGATATATTAAAGTTATGAGTGTTTTCAACGAGTTCATTTTTTAAAAGTAAATCCACAACTTCTTGTGCAATTTGCTTTCCGTCTATTAAGGTTTTATTACACTCTGGGTCATGACCACGTTCAATTGTTACAGACTTTTTGTCATAATAAAATTCAACATCTTTGTCAATAGATGAATGCGTATTTTTACAAATAAAAGTTCCACAATTCTTGCATATTGAGGCTTTTACAGAACTACAAGTAGGACAAGACAATAAAGGTAATAATCGAGCTGGCAAAACTTGTGAAAGGTTTGAAAAAGGTTTGCAATAATTAAGAGTCATTTAAGATTTTCTTTTAACTCTTAAAACAACTTATTTCCTATCATAAATGTGGACTACTTTTGTAACATTTATGATATTAACTCTTATTATTGATTCGATTTGGGTCGTAGGGGCAAATAAGATTCATTCCTCTGTAATACAAGGCGTGCAAAAATCACCCTTAAAAGTCAGCCTCCTTCCCGCTTTTCTATTTTATCTTCTTGTTCCTCTTGGTTATCTCTTTATTATTAAGAAATTAGCTACTGATACAAAATCCGCTTTTCTTTATGGTATGTTGCTTGGACTTCTCATGTATGGAACGTTTGACCTGACAAATAAAGCGGTCTTTGAAGATTATCCATGGGCATATACAATAGCAGATATGACATGGGGAACTTTTGTTATTGGTTTAGTTTCGGCTATAACCTATAAAATAACTTAATTCCAAATTAATACTTCGTTTGTCTTTGCGTTTGGATTTTTAGAATTAATAGCCCTTCGACATTGGATAATTTTTGTTGTATATGTAGGAGGTAAAAAAGAGTCTTTTACAAATTTGACATCTGCGTTACTCATTAGAAATTTTGATGACAAACGGTCACAAAATTCAAATAGAGATTTATGTTCCTTCATATCAAAACCATTTACAGTGTAATTTACAAATGATGTATCTTTTTCTGGTGCATACGGAGGATCAAGATAAACAAAATCTCCAGGTTTGATTTTCGCTAAAGAATCTGTAAAAGAAGAAATATTGAAATGAACGTTCTTTATAAGGCGAGAAATTTCTCGCAAATGTTCGGGCTCGTAAATCAGTGGATTTTTGTAATTTCCAAATGGAACATTGTATCCGTTGGGGCCTTCGCGATAAACTCCCCGAAAACAAGTTTTATTTAGAAAAAGGAGCATGGCCGAAGCTTTTGTCGAATTCTTTTCGCTCTTTTGTAAACTGTTAAACTTAGATCTAATCCAATAGTAATAGGATTCCTGTGAAGTCATTGCATCTTCAAGGCATGTTGGTTTACGGTTGATAAGAATTCCTTTTCCGCTAGTAACAAACTCACTAACAATAGAATCCAAAATTTGTATAAGCGGCTCAGCGTTTGTTTGGATGTTTTTATAAAGATATATAAGATTGTCGTTTAAATCCGATGCATAAATTTCTCCGTGAATTTTACGCTTAGAAGACAGCAAACCAAGAAGAACGCTTCCACCTCCAAGAAATGGCTCGTGGTAATTATTCATTTCGTCTGGAAACAAAGAGAGTACCTCATCCAAGATCTGGGTCTTTCCACCAACCCATTTTAGAAAAGGTTTAATTTTCACGTCATTTGCAATGTCTGTAGACTTTTTTGATTTGCATACTTGAATATGCTTTTCAAATGGACATTTTAGTTTGTAAACTTTGAAGCATGTGGGACATGACAGTTCAGCCATTTATTATTTGCATTAAGTACATAAATCAGTTTAAACACCTACTTACTCCAAGACAAAACTTTTATCATTAATAAAAGATACAAGGTTATCTTTCAGAGAAATAAAGTAGATGTTTTTCTGTTTCCAAGATTCGATTTCGGCTTTTTTGAATGGAGTCTGTTTAGGGCCTGGAAAAATACCAAGTTTTACTCTACAATATTTTTCGGCACCTCCAACACATAATATAAACAACGCACGTTTATCAAATTTTTGCAATGTATCACCATATATGAAAGGCACACTTGCAATTTTATCATGAGCTGTTCCAGGTGTTAAGTACGTACCTGTTTTTACCTCCCAAATTTCATGTCGAGTTAAAAAGTCGGGTTTTGATCCGTCTTTCAGTTTCTGCATTTGAATATCTTCTTTGCCCATTAATCTAAGGTACTCTAGACATATATCTTCACCAAACTCGTTTGTCCATTGTTTTCTTTGGTCAGCTTTGTATTGTGGTCGATATGATTGTAACATGTTCTTTCCCCATTCATTTTCAGCTTCTTTTGATTTTAGCTTATCCTTTGAATATTTTGATAGGAAACTCAAATCTCCGAGAATCCAATTGAAAATTTCTTTGTTTGCCAACAAAGGATAAAGATGTTTTTCAGTATCTAAAATCCGACAAAATCGCTCATAAAGAAAGAGTGTCATTTTTCTAAATGGTATGTATTTATTATCAGTTTATTTTTTGGTTTCATATGGCTAAGAAGTATTGGTTTTTAGATTTAGAGCTTAAATTCGATTATAAAATGGCACAACGTATTTCTAAAGAGGAGTATGAGAAGCAATCTTCCGATTATACAAAGAAGGCATTGGCAGATTTAAATGACCAATTAAAGAATTTTAGACGAAAAGAAAACACAGATGAAGAAGTCTTTGAAAAGTATAGTGACGATGAGAATCTTAGTGATGATGAGTATACTCCTCATAAAAATAAGAGACGTATTATAATCGAAACAAATATGAAGAGTAATAAGAAACGGACTAAGAATAATACTGAAACAGAATTTAACTTTCACCTCCTGTCTTCGCAAGAAAAAAGAATAAAGGACATTCAGGAGCGTTTGAAGGCAGAAGAGCAAAAGACTCATTTTCTTACGCTTGACTTGTCAAATGCAAAGTGTGATTTGGAAAACACAAAGGAAAAATTAGAAACGACAGGCAAAAACTATTCGAACATTATTAAGATACGATTTTTCTTGATGTTATATCTTATTGTGCTTAATATATTTATTTCTGCAATTTGGGTTTCACTTCCACTTGCAGATAAATTTATTTTTACCCCGTTTGCTTCTGCGTCCTTGTACACTGGTTTGCTTTTCAAACGGTTCTTCTACAAATTTAAGAAGCTTTAAATAATCTAAAAAGAAGACTAAAAATAAAATGTCAGAACTTATAACTCACAAATTAGGATTAGATGGAACTCATAAGCAACTTGTAGATTTAAATAAAGATTTTACCTTGTTTGATACGCAATTTACAATAACCCCACATACATTAGATTTAGGTAAGCCTTACGAGATTGCTGTTCTCTCGCAAACAGCATTGGATAGCGATGATGAAGTTAAGTTTAAAAAGGTAGATGGTATTTATTCTGGAAGTGTGAAGAATGATAATCCTCAATCGTCATATCAAAATTTCTTCCTAGTACTGAAGAGTGATGAACCATTCAAGGAGATGAAAATTGACGTCGACATACATGGCATGAAGACTCCCGAAAAAAGACCAACAAGTGATGAACTTTTGTATAAGCAACAAATGGAAATGCAACAAATGCAAATCGAAAAGTTTCAGCAAGATGCTGCAGCTAAAGCTCAAGTAGATGCTGCCAAAGTTACAGAAAAGAAGCAGACGAGTTATTTAAAGTTTGTAATTGCATTTTTTGTAATAATTGCAGGTGGATATCTAATGTACTACTTTTATCAAAAATCAAAGAAATCAAAGCCTGCAGAAGAAACGAAGACAATTATCGCTGCCGCAGAACCCGCAGCACCCGCGCCAGAACCTGTAAAGATTCAAGTTCCACCTGTAAAGATTCAAGTTCCACCTGTAAAGATTCAAGTTCCAGAAGTAGTGAAACCTGAAATTAGAACCGAACCCGTTATTGAGAGGCCAAAACCTTTTTCAAACCTGGCGATGCCAGGGCCCAGTGTTTTACGGCAGCCTGTAAATATGCCATCAAAAAACAGATTTTCTGATTTGCTAAAGAATGCTACTGCTAAAAAACCTCCGATTAATTTACCATTAAAGAAAGTGTTTAAGCCTTCATCATTGTCACCTCCGCAACGTAAACTTTCCGGTGGCAGCACAACTTCCTCGTCTTCATCTTCGTCCTCGTCATCTGTGTTTCAGGCAAAGAAAAATATAAAAGGACGTGCATTTGAGTTTGCAGACTAAATGAGTGAAAAAAGTAAATAAGAGATTATTATTTACTTTCAAATTGTTTTATCAACTCTTCTTTTTAGAGAAAGTACAAATTAGAAATGAAGCCAACTGAAGCAGAGCTTAATGTTTGCAAAAGTCTTGCAGACCCAAAGAATGAAGATGAAATATATGAATACTACGGAAATGAATTTTATCCGTATGCAAAACATTGTGTTTCGTTTTTCTCCAAAAACGAAAAACTTCCAAAACCAAATTTTGACAAGTTGAAAAAGAAGGACAAAATAATCAAAGAAAACACAATTCGTTTAATAGGTTCAACATTGTCAAAAATTAATTTTGACATGAAAAACCTTCTTATACCTTCTATTTTTTCTTCTAAAATTTTGGAGTTACGCGCCATTTGTTTTATGTACATCGCGCAATTTTATCTCCAAAATTACGCAGGAGATAATATTATCGGTCCTTTTAGTATTATCGTCAGCATTCAACGGTTTTTTGAAAAGGTGAAGAATACAGCTTTTGCAAAAGAGGCGTTTGAAGACTTAGATGGATTTTGCAAAAAATTAATCGACGTTTATGGCTATACCGGCAAAACTCTTTACGAAAAGACCCCCGAATTAATCTCACGGTCTGTGTACGACGATTATGTACCATCGACGGGTTACAAACCCTATGAACATCAAATAGAAGCAATGAAGTTGCTTGAAAATGAAGACTCTGTCAAAAATGGTTTTGTTTGTATTTACTCAACATCTACAAACTCTGGGAAAACATTTACATCGGTTGGTCTTGCATCCAGAATCCAACATCTGCAATCAGTCAAGTTTCTTTTCGTGTGCGAAATCAAACTCGTCAGAGATAAGGTGCAATCTCTACTTACCCACTCCAATGTAAAGTCGTATCTCGTTTGCTCTGCGGACGAGGCATACGAACTACTAAAGCAAGAGGGTGCTTTGGCCAAATACGTGCTTTTTATAGACGAAATTGGACTTAATGCGCATTTCAAGTCTGAAACCCTCGTTTCGCATATGAAACTTTTTTCAGTTGCTCCAAAATGGGTTTATCTTTCTGGAGCAAACTTGAATCCAACGAAACTTGACTTTTTCCACATGGTTCATAGTGGACGATTTGAAAGCTCAAAGTATGTAGTTATTTCTACAAACAAAATTTTTAGTTCAGTTTCGGCCTTTACCTTTGATGGCGAAGAAGTTTTGCCTCATATGTATTGCAAAACAAAAAATGATCTGAAAACTGAAATGGACAGCATTGTTATCAATCAATTTAAAGGCCGTATGTACACACCGACTACAAATGGACATTTGTTGGACAAAGCTTTCAAATTCATTACATGGTCTTTGACAGACGACGAAACAAATATAACCAATGCAGAAAACAAAGAGATTGCTTCTTGGCAGAAAAAGTTTCCGGACATTCAACAAATTTTTTCTAATGTGTCACAAATTTACCCTGACAATATTAGAAAAATTGCCATGGACATTCTTTCGGGCGTCATTCAATTCGACGATGACTACATGGTAGAAGTGATTTCAAAGTCATCTGCAAAAGGACGAAAAATTGATTTGTTGAAGCTTGAATATCAGCTTTTTCCAAATATCAATATTGTCGCTCACCCAGACCCGATAATGTTTGCAAAAACCATGTTTCATACGCTGCTTCAAAATGTGGGTTCTAAGATTGGTTCATGCCAAAAAATGCTTTCAAAGTATTTTTTTGAACTTGAGCTTTGGAAAGAAAAAATCGACGCATTGGAACAAAAGATAAAAAATGAAAAAGAAAGAGCAATGGTAATGGATGAACTAAAGTCCTCTCCTCCTTCGATATCATTTCCGGCCGAATTTCAAATCAATACAAAAGACTTTTGCAGCAAGCGCGGCATTGTTCTTCAAAAATATCGACATCAATTGGACTTGGAGAGCATCGACATAAAAGCAATCAAAGACGAAGATTTGTTGCTTCTGCTGTTTATGGGCGTCGGCGTGTATTATTCAAAGGGTCCAAAATCATACACTGACATAGTTTTGAAATTTGTAGCTGCAGGAAAACTGGAATTTTTAGTCACAGATGTTTGTTATGGTTTTGACTATCCGTTTGGGACACTTTTTATCACCAAGGAATTCTCGGATGAGAAAAGTACGTCTGATATTTTTCAGCTTATGAGTCGTATTGGCAGAGGTCGTTTATCCTATGTGGGACAGGTGTATATGGACAAGTCGTGTTCGGAAAAGATTTTAGGAAAAGATGATACAACAAACTTGGAAATGCAAAATATGTTTGAGGTTTTGCTTCAAAACGGAAATTGATATATTAATTAAATTTATGTTTGTTTTTTAAAAAAGAGGAATATGTCTAAATCAGCTTTTGAACAAGGTGATTTAGAAAAAGCAGACCAAAAGATGTGTTAGGAGGTTAAAACGATTCCTTCACTCTGTTGATGATTGTTTTTAACATAAGTGTAGGAGGAGCAGGTACAAATTTCATAGCTATTCTTGTAAAGAAAAGAAACTCTAGTATTGCAACGAGAATAAATGTTGCTGTATTTTCTAAAAGAATCTCAGTGATGGGTACATTTTTATTGCAATCAAAAGAAAGGGTGAGCACAATAGACAAACAAATACCTATAAGTAGTAAAACTGTGAATCCGGCGGAAAACTTGACAAAAAAGTTTTGCTTTAGACTTGCTTCTTCCGGACCGGAATGTTGAACCTTTGAATACTCCAAAAACGGGACGGCTTGTTGAACAAGCGGCAAAGCTACATCGCGCCTTCTCTCTAAAGCAGAATGTACATTTTTCTGTATAATATCACCAATTTCGTCCTTAAAAGCCTGCTCTTCAATTTTACTTACATAAAGAAAGAAAAAGAGAGACAAAAAGGAAAACAGAATAATAATATGAACGGTAATATTCAATCCAACATACGTTGGTTTTTTTAGTTCAGAATCCATTTATTATTATTATAATAAATGTTCGCAAAACATGTCGCAAATATTATTATGGCAACTGCAATGATTTCAGTTTTTCTAGGAGTTTTCTTTTTTACATATGCTTCAAGTGTTGAACAAAAAATTGTAGTCCAACGTAGCACTGAGATTGTTGATGATATGGTCCTTACTGCAAAAAACGCCATTCCGCAATCTCAGAAAACTGTTATTATGAATGAGATTGTGCCTTATTTAGTCGTACCTAAATCTTTAGAAGAAGAAGATGCAAAAGTCGCTGCCGCAAATAAAGAACTTATGGTAACCGCAGCAAAAGCTATAGGAATTTTTGTTTTCTTTTGCTGTATCCTCCTTACTTTGTTAACTATATTTTTCAAAGTACCCATAATAGAACTACTCAAAGATAATTTCATAATTTTAATATTCGTCGGTCTAACAGAATTTACTTTTTTGACGTATTTTGCCGAAAACTATGTTACTATTGATGCAAACTATGTCAAAGGGAAAATTTTAGAATCATTGATAACCTTTGGGTCTCAGACAAATGCTTAAAAATAAATTCTCTTAAATAATGCAGGACTATAGGTTAGGAACCTGACCAAAGTAGTCGCTCTGTTTTTCAATTTTCAACTTTTCAGGACACTTTTTGCATTGCTCTGTCTGATAGACCTCGCATTCGCCTAACCCAGACCACATGTTTGTAAAGTACTCTTGATGATTGGAGTAGAGAACTGAGCAAAGTTGTCTTGCCGTAACTGAACACGGACTTTGGTTTACGTTTTCAGCAAATGTAGTTTTAGAGTTAAATTGCTTATTGAAGGAGCAAATATCTATATTGTTGTTGGATTCAGTATTTAACCCATTTCTTTTTGCTGTTGGATATGTTGCACAGTCCATCTGAGTATAATTATATTCGGTTTTTAAAGGGTCGGTGGTGATGTCGAAATTATCTTGTTTGCGGCAATTATAAAATACAAAGGACAATACGGGTATTGCAACGATAAACAGTATGAAAAGAACAAGGTCAAGTTTTTGCATTTATTTATTAAGAGGATAAATAAATCAGAAGATTTTTTAAACCCTAATAAATGTCTCATTTGTATTCGATGTTAGGCGGCGATGAATTAACCGAAGAGGAACTCAAAAGTTGTCAAAACATAAGTAAATCCTTTTTAGAAAATCGTTTTGGACGACGAATAAGGGATAAACATCTTAAAAGATTTCAAAGAAAATATGAAGTAGAATGTATTGAAGAAAAGAAAAAAGCAAAAAACTTAAATGATCAAATCGTAAATCTCTTTGGTAAATTAAACACGGCAATTCAGCTCAAAAAAGAATATATTTCAGGTAAGCTTCAATCTATTCCAAAATGGGCAGAAACGTTCTTTACAAAGGAAACAATGCTAAATTTTATGAAGAGTCTTCCAAGGGAGGTTGAAATGCCAGAATTTCAAATGGCCGAACTTGTAGTAAACTTTATTTACTTTTGTGTCGGTTTAGGTCTCTCGTGGTCTCATTATTTTCTCATGTTTAAAGACGGCAGAGAAACTTTAAAAAATGTATTTTTTAAGCAAGACTACAACAGCATTGTTGCACTATCAAAGGTAATCTATATTGTTGGCGTTACAAAGGCATATGACGAGATTATGTTTCGAGAAGAATTTTATGCCTCTTTTCCCAACATTGAACAACACATTTTAGGAGATTCTTCCGGACGACTTATTGACACCGTATATCACAAAGCTGCACTTTTTGCAATTGGCCAAATTAGTTTTGCATTATTCAAAACTTCCTTAGATTCTGCAGTAAATCAAATTCAAAGACTAAAGGCTTTAAATAACGTGTAATGTTTATTTTTATATTAAACTCAATACCACAAGAAATTATTATTTCTTTTTTTCTTGGCTATATTTTAACTCCTAAAAGAAATCTTTTAAATGATGAACCATTTGCCGGTTTTTTGTATAATTTAAAACTTGCAACATTCTTTTTGCCTTTTGTTACAATTATTAATTATGTTTATCCCTTGTTGAAAGAAACATAAATTTTTTATAATAAATGACTAAATGGACAACGTTTTTGAAAAAACATGCAGGCAAAGGATATACAAAATCAGAATTAAGTAAAAAATACTGTAGAGAAAACTTGGTAAAGAAAATCGCGATAAACATGAGAGAAGCAAAGTATGTAAGTAAGGAACAAGCAATAGCCGTTGCTTATAGTCAAATAAGAAAGGCATATCCAGAATGTGCTGAATTTTTTAAGAAAAAGTGAATATTATGTATTTTTTTGTAAATGTCATATTATCTTTGATGTGTATAATTCAAACCGGTTTTGGCGAAAAGTGATTTTTTCAGACAATATTTTCAGTTAAAGTATTATTCTTCAACACTCACCTTTTAGGTATAAACAACATGGAACAAATTATTTCCAACATCTTTCAGCAGTCGATGATCGGTTTTGCCAAGGTCTTGGCCGAACATCCTGGAGCAACCTCTGAAGAGATTCTTTCCATGTGGTCTCAATTTTCTTCTGGAGTCTCGGTTCAGATTTCCATCAACGGTTTGGCTGTGAAAAAGCATGAAGAAGTCAAGTCTCGCAAGCGTACTTTCTCAGAGGCTTCTTCAGAAGAATCCGAAGCGATATCTCAGCCAGAGGTATTTGCACCCTTGACAACGGCAGTTGTCTCGTCTCGCGAAGAAGAGCAACCCAAGGCCGTTGTCAAGGTTGCAAAGACTTCTGGCAAGACAATTGTACAGTGCGCATTCAAGCCGTCGCGAGGCAAAGCTGCGGGTATTCAATGCATCAAGAATTCATCTGCAGGTCGCACCATGTGTTGCCTTCACAAGAAGCACGATCCTCTTTATGTTGAGGAAGACAAGGCTGACGGCTCAAAGTCTGAGACTGCATCTGCATCTGGAGATGCTTCAATGTCGGCAGAGTTTGTTGTTGAAGACGAAGACGGCGCTGCAGGTGCGGCAAAGGTTGTTCCAAAGACGGAGCACATGTCAAAAACCTCCAAGAACGCATGCACTTTCACAATTGTAAAGGGCGAGAGTAAGGGTCAGCCTTGTGGAGCGGCTGCTAAGGAAGGAGAGCTTTGTGCCCGTCATTCAAAGATTTTGAACAAGGAGCCAAAGCTTCGAACGGAGCCTGTTGTACCGGCCGTTTCCAAGAAACAAGATGTCATCATCGTTTCTATCCACAAGCCAACTGGCCGTTGGTATCACAAGGATTCTGGCTTTGTGTTTGAGTCTGAAGAGAAGAAGATTGTTGTCAGTCGTTTGAGGGGTGACAACATTGAACCCATCAATGAGGATGACGTTGATGAGATCATGCGCTATGGGTTCAAGTTTGAACTGCCAAAGAAGCAAGAAGCTTCCGATGCGAAGGTAGCTGTGATGAACCAGCCTGCTGTCAAGATTGTTCCAAAGACTGTTGTTCCCGCAGTTGCAAAGCCTGTAGTGCAAGTTCAAATTCTTTCTAAGCAGAATGTGGAGGATATTGTTGGCGAGTTGTTGGAAGACTCCAATGATGGGATGAGGATTGAGGATGAGGATGAAGAAGAGCATCTTGAGGAGGAAGAAGAGTTGTTGGAGGAGGATGAGTAGAAAGATTAGTTATGTATAAATCGATTTTTTCATTATATTTTTTGCAATAAAGAAAATGGATTTGAGAAAGTCTGCAAGAGTCGCTTTACATAAATATATTGCAAGTGAAAAAAACATTAGCATTATTGAAAAAGCCATCTTTGAATATAATCTAGAAAACATAGATTATACTGACATTCTTTATGAAGTTTTATATCTTCTGAAAGATGGTCAGAAACAGGCAGAAATACTCAAGACCCTCAAGTGTAAAAAGATGGGTTGGAATAATCCAGAGTTTAACGATGTCGCTTTTAAGCAGAAGGAACAAGACGACTTTACTATTTCTCCTTTTCAAGTTGAAGAAGGTGTATTGAAGTGTCCAAAGTGTGGTGGATGTAAATCATTTTCTTATTCTAAGCAGACACGAAGTGCCGATGAACCTATGACTACATTTGCTACCTGTGTAACTTGCAAAAACAAGTGGACTTATTCTGGATAGAAAATCTCTTAAGTATATATTTTTGTTTTGACTTTGTTTCCTAACAAAAAGTTTTTCATTATCTTAAAGTGATTTTATCTAAACATTGTTAGATAAATCAAATCTCATGGACGAAGTTATTTCTGGTTTTAATGAAATGAAACTTGGCAAGTTTCGAGAAAAGATGAGTTCATGTTCTCTCGAACTACTTCATAAACTTAAACTCGAGTTTGACAATCGTTACTACAACACTGGAGAAGAAACGATTGAAGACTTGAAATACGATATTCTCGTTGAAGTCCTCACCGAACGAGATCCGGCGTTTTTTGTAAAAATTGGATGCAAACTCCGGGAGGGTGATAACAAAACTACACTTCCTTACAAACTAAAAGGAATGGACAAGATAAAGAAAGGAGAAGAGGACAAGTTGGAAAATTGGAAGGGAAATCACAAATCAAATTCATATGTTCTATCTGAAAAACTAAACGGAGTGTCGTGTCTTATTATATTTTCCGAAGGCAAAGTGAACTTGTATACAAGAGGTGACGGTGTTGAAGGTGCAGACATCTCCTATTTATATGGCAAAATCAGAAACATACCAAATGTTGCAGACTTCAATCCAATTGCAGTGCGAGGCGAACTCATTATCAAAGACAAAACGTTTAATGAGAAGTGGAAGAATGAATACAAAAATTCTTTGTCACTTATTGTTTCAGTTGTTAATTCAAAAACTTTGAAAGAGCCAATCAAGGATATCGAGTTTCTTGCATACGAAATTGTGGTTTCAAAAAATAACGAGTTTGAAATCGAAAGGCAATTTTCTACTCTAAAACAGCTTGGGTTTAAGACGCCTTATTACCAAGTGGTAGACTCGTTTACTTCAGACTCGCTTTCCGAGTTGCTTCAAAAAAGAAAAGAAGAATCTGAGTATGATATCGATGGTATCATTGTCCATGACAATCGGCCTTATGATAGGACAAACGTTTCATCGAGCGGCAATCCAAGTTATGCGTTCGCCTTTAAGATGCTTCTTGAAGTTGCAACCGCAACTGTTAAAAATGTTGAATGGAATCCAAGCAAATGGGGTGTACTGAAACCGCGCATTTGCATTGAGCCTGTGAAGTTGTGTGGTATTACAATTTGTCATGCAACTGGATTCAATGCAGGTTTCATTCGCGATAAGAAAATCAATCGTGGTTCTAAACTATTGATTACAAGAAGTGGCGATGTGATTCCATACATTGTTCAAGTTTTGACTGAAAGTTTGATTGGAGGAAGTATGCCAGATATTGAGTGCGAATGGAATGATACGAACATTGATCTTATTTGCAAGACTGAGAATAAGGAAGTTTGCATTCAAAAATTGGTACACTTTTTTGTTTCTGTTGGAGTGAAGCAGATTAACGAAGGTGTCATTAAGAAGCTTTATGAAAGTGGCCTAGACACAATTTATAAAATTACATCTGCAACAAAGGATGATTTTCTCAAAGTGCCGACAATTAAGAATAAGATGGCCGACCGACTTGTCTCGAATCTCAAAACAGGATTGAGTTTGGTTGACTTTGCGGATTTTCTTGTTGGAAGCGGAATTTTTGGCATGGGTATTGCAAAAAAGAAATTGCAAACCCTTTTGTCTTTTTATCCAGATCTGATAGAAAAAGAACCAAAGTATACGCTTGAAGAGATTTGTAAAGTCGAAGGATTTTCTGAAAAAACTGCAAAGAAAATCATGGAAGGAATACCAATGTTTAACACTTTTTTCCAACCGTTGAAGCCATATGTAACATTCCAAAGTGTAAAAGTGAAAGAAATAGTTGGCGACAAGTTCAAAGATAAGAAGTTTGTATTTTCAAAGTTTCGAGATGAAAAGTTGCGGCAACAAATTATTTCATTGGGTGGGTCTGTTTCAGATTCGGTTTCGTCAAAAACGTATGCAGTTGTAACAAAAGATAAAACCGACACTAGTACTAAAATAGACAAGGCAAAAGCAAATGGTGTAATTGTTATGTCAAAAGAAGAGTTGGAATCTCAGTTGTAAATACGATTCCGGTATGTCTGAAACAAGTGTTCAATTCATTCTGATCATAACATCCGCCAATTGTAAATTGGTCTACTGAATCGAATGTCACCTTCGCTCCAAAGTACTTCGAAACCAACCGGAGGTCGCCTGTGTAAACACCTCTCACAACAGTCCTGAGTTGAGGACCCACAGAAATAACTTCAAATGTATATGGCATTTTTATACGGTTTAATTTTTTTAAATTAAAATCATCTTCTCCGCGTTTTTAAAAGAATCAAATAATTAGTAAATTATTTCATTTTTATGATATAAATTTCCTTTCACATACGATACTTAATATTATCCCTATCATTATTATCTTCGTATTGTCGTTTTACTACAGAGGTATTATTTCTTTGCATTACTAATTGAGATTGAGCGCTTGAAATTTGTAAGTTTGCCGGTAAGTAGGTATTAAACAAAGTGGCAAGATCAACTGCATTAATATCGCTATAAAATACAGAAGAAAAATCTTTGTAAAAATTGAGAATAAAACTGTACTTGATTTTCATAAATTTACTAACTTCTGATAAAGTAGAGATGGAAAACTGTACACAATTATCAATCATCTGTACACCAAGTTGATCAAACGTTTCCTTTACAAAAGAAAGAAAAGAGGTTAAGATATAAGAAAGGCAGTTTGACAAATCAAACGGATTTAGAAAACGACTTAGTGATAAAAATTTTATGTCACTACGAATAGACTCTAAAAATATGGTATAATAATTTTGTAAAAAAGATGTCAAGTCTGTTGCACCACTTATACCCTCTTGTATGGATTCCGTCAAACTTGTAAACAAATAAATCTTTACTTTGTCACTTAACGATAAAACAGGAGTCGTTGTGTATTCATCATCATCTGAAAACGATTCAATTTTTGGTTCTACAAGAATCGGCTTCGTCGCAGACATTTGTTGTTTACCGATAAGATATGTGCTTTCATTGCTAGAAACATCCATCGGTTGTAATTCTCCCTGCGCTTGTGAAATAAACGGAACTTGTACGACAACCTCTTCCTCATCATTGATATTAAATTTAACCTTTCCTGTCACCGCCAATTTTGAAAATGACATCTTTGAAAAAATGCGAGGGACAAATAAACCGTCGCTTATTGAGAATGGGAGCGGTTTATAATCATAACTCAATGTCGGTAACCCTTTTGTATTCTTTTTACTCAAGGCAGATGTCAAGCGAGCAAAAACGGATGCATCTTCAAAAATATTATCAACACCTATATCAATATCGTGAGGAATTTGGCATCGCCATCCGTTAATAATGTTGATTGTTTGCTTCTTTTTATCGTAAAGGACAAGAATAGACTTTAATTTACTTTTTAATTCAGCATTCCCTTGAGTTAAATATTTAAAAATTTTATTCATTGTTATTCTATTTACAAGAGTCATTAATTCTGCCGTTGGAATAAATCGAAACATATCTTTGCTTGAATTGATAATAACATCTGGGTTTTTTGTAGGAGTTTTAAAGTATGGTTCAATTTTTGCAATTTCATCTTGGTCGTCAATTTTAATTTCTAGGTATTCATTTTGAAATGCGTTGTTTCCTGATGGAAACATCTTAGGGTCAGACACCAGCTGAAGATTTGTTACAATTATTTGAGCACTAACATCATAATTTAACAAGGTGCAAACAAACTGTACAAAATCTCGGTTAGGTAAGTATTTGTTAACGTTTCCCAAATTTGTCAAGTCCACATTAATGGGATTATCATCAAGATGCTCATTGTAACCACGATCCATATCAAACATTTTTAAAATATGCGTAGTTTCAAACTCGACTTCATTTCCATATACTTTATACCTCATTTTAACTGGTGTATCAAGAATCTCTACAAAAATATTTCCAAAATGAAGGTCGCCTTGTCTCAATTTGTATTTATTCATAACATAAAGTGCATGAAAGCCTTGAAAAACGATTGATGCAATCTCATCTTTGTTTTTGGCGAGGTTTAATTCTTTTATAACATCGGCTAGCTTTCTGATGTTTTTGCTACTTCCAGTCATCATGAAGTTTAGTTTTACTTTTGGAAAGTATGTCTTTATCAGCGTCATTTTGCGTATCAATTTATCTTTTCGGGTAAATGGTAATGGAGACGCACGAATTGAGAGTATCATTTCATCTATAGTACAACTGCTGACTGTAATAAGAGGAATAAAGTTTGGTGATACATTGCGCATTATAATATTTTCAGTAATAAATTGATATACTCTTGCCTCATATTCAAGAGACAATGGTTTTGCGTCATTTAGAATATCCATTTGAAGGTTGCCAAATTCATCTTGTATTTTTTTATCATAGTTGCTTACGGGAACGGCGACCTTTTTATTATTAAGTTTGGTTTTCGGTACATCAATGTCGAAAAAATCAAAAAACTGTTCTAAATCATCATTAAATTCATTGCTAAGTAACTTTGCTAATGCACTTTTTCTTTTTGTTTTTGTTTCAGAGTTCCAAGAGAACCACATCTTTAAAGCCACTTTGAATTGTTTATGGTCGGGATACTTTTCTGCGTCTGCCAAAACTATATCTGATAAACTAACAGAGTCCTTTGTTATATATTTCGAGGATATCAAAAATGCCTCGTTTTTGGACTCGTCTTTTTCAAAAATTTGGCCACAGTTGGAAAATACTCGAGAATCGGTATTTCGTAGAGCTAAAAGAATAGAATTTAAGTCGTCATTTTTAAGAAACGCCATTTATTATCCTGTTTATTTTCGTTTGAATGAAAAATTGCAAAAATCGTTAAAAAAGAGTTTTTTTCTTCTCTCCAATTATAAATGTCTGGTTCTACTATAGAAAAAGCTATGCCCCGCGTAGCTCTTACGCGTCTTGCCCGCAAGGCGCTTGTCCCTCTAAATTTATCTGCGGATGCTGTAGGTGCAGTCAGAGAACACGTAAACACTGTACTAAGTGATGTTGTACAGAAGGTGATTGTTGTTGCGCAGCATTCTGCTCACAAGAATGTCAGCGGCAATGATGTACTTTATGTTGTACCCAACTCAAAGGAGCTTCAGGCCCAGGAGGGTATCAAGGTGCCTATGTGCCCTCGCAAGACGTTTAAGCCTGCGGCCTGTGACAAGGTCAAGAATCCGAATTGCACGGCTCTAGCTCGTCAGAAGAAGGTTGAAGAGGAAGTTAAGTTTTACAGTTGCCAAGGAATATGCCACATTCTTCCCAAGCGCGCCTTTTCTGGTCTAGTGAAGACTGCTGTTGAGAGACACGCGTCTGGCAAGAAGCTTTCGTCTGATGCTGTATCTCTTCTTCAGAGTTTTGCCGAGAACGCCATTCAGAAGACTTTAAACGCTGCCGGTCAGATTGCGGCCGTCAACAAGAAGTCGACTATCAAGGGTGAGCATATTGATGCCGCAGTAAAGGTAATGAAGCTTGGTTGCTAGAAAATCTGTGCTTTCAAAATAAACTTAATTTAAGTTTATTTTAATCTCCGCAAAAGGATTGAATAAAATTATGGGCAATATCTACTACCTTTTGAAGCATAATTCTAATAATATCTGCGTCAGTTGACATGTCCGCTGAAATCTTTATTTGTTCAATTAAGCATCTTAGTTGAAGCAAAGGTTGCGACGAACATTCTTCGAGATTGCGAAACTCTAGGAGAAACTCTTCAATAGCTTCATTAAGTTTGTGTTGATCCTTTCGAAAAAGTATATTGTGAATGTTGCATAAAATTTTTATTATTTTAAACTCAAGGGTTATAGGAATTAAGGTCGATTTGACTGTTGTTTTTACAGCATCCGCACCTTCAAGAATGTCGAGAGACGAAATAATAAGACTTACTTCTTCAAAAAGTTCCTGTTGTTTTTGAAGTTGATTTGCTAATCTTTCTGCATATTTTTCTGTAGCGTTGATTAAAGGTTTGTAATCGGCATCTTTCCATTCTCTTTCAAGTTTTGGAAGAAAGCATTCAAAATTTATCTTTATTTCTTGAGCTAAAAACACACCTTCTTTAATAGAACCAACATATTTATAGACAATCATCATATCCCTAGAGAAATTTTCTTTATTTGATAAACTTCTCTGACGAAGCAACATACGCATTGAACTTTCAAAACTATTGAGAATCTCAAACCTGGATGATAAAAGCATTTTATTCATTCTTTATCTAAAATAACATAAAAGTTGCTTTAAAAATGATTTTTCTAGTTATTATTTTCTTAAAATCATCTCAACAGAAATGGAACAGAAACGTCATAATTTTCAAAGCAAACTGTCAGAAGGATTGAAGTACAATGAACGTATGATTGTCACTTTGAAAAAGAGCATCGAAAATATTGAAACATCTTTGTCTGCGGGCAAAGATTCAACCTTTTACGAAAATCGCATTGCACAAACTGAAACTTCCATACGCAACTACCAGACCAAAAATGAAGAGCTTCAGACAAAGCTCAATGTTGTTATGAGTGGCGGTTGTGACGCAGAGATTCTAAAAAAGCACGAAGAAGTGAAAGATGCTTTGCAGAAAAAAGAAGAAGAAAATTCAAAAAAGGAGATTGCCGAGAAGGAGATGAATAAAAAGAGAAAAGAGTGCAGTAAAAACTTTGAACAACGAGAGCGAGAATCTTCGCGTAAAGATTTTTTTGCAAAAAAAGACAATGAAAGGAGTTATGAAAGATACTGTCAAATTTCAGAAACAGCCCCAGACTACATCTTGAATAATGTTAAATCGATGCCTAACAACAAGGGCTACAAGTTCAAGAATGTATTTTTCTTTGGGGAATTGCCCGCGGAAAAAAATTCTCCAGTTGTCATTTTTGATAGAAAACCGGATGGGATGTTGATAACTGAAACTTACTCTGACCAAGAAGTTGTCTATTTTAAACCAAGGGATGGAAAACAAAAGGAACTTGTACGTCGTACTCGTCTTGTGAAAAATGTAAACGCTCCTGCAACTCGTATTCCTATGCGTTGATATTTTTAAAGTGATTATTTTTTATTTGGCAATAAAAAATGCCTTTCCAAACTCCACTCGAGAAGTACAAAAGCCGACAAAAAACAAAGTTTCAAGCTTATGTAGAGAAACACATAAATAATCCAGAGTTATCATGGTTATGGGTTTCAAGGGTCCCTTTATTAGACTTGCCATTTTTAAGAAAATGGAAATCTAAATCTTGGAATTGGCAATGTCTCAGTCGTAATTCATCTTTTTCAAAGCAAGATAAACAAGAGACAAAAGATGAATTTCCATGGTCATGGTTTTGCGTAGAAATCCCAACTATGGAAGATTATTTATTTATTAATGGGGATTGTGGCAAGTATAATTTTTGCATTTCGAATGTTAATATTGTTGAAGACATAAAGAAATTTCCAGATTTTGGTTGGAATTGGAAAGCCATAAGTCTTAACAAAAACATCAACGAAGAATTTGTTCTTGAACACAAAGACAAACTCGTTTTGGATTATTTGGCCGGGAACCCTGCCTTATCGTTGGAATTTTTAAAACAAACGATGCACAAGTTTCACTGGAATACTACTGAAATAGCTCAAAATCCAAACGTAAATGCACAAAACTTTTTTTTGTTTTTTAACAAACACAGCTTCAAATGCAAAGAAAGGGCAAATAATTTGACCGAAAACGAAAGCATAAGTCTTGATTTTATTTTTGATAATCTTCATTTTGAATGGAACAGAGAACTACTTAATTTTCGGGCTGATATTACAAAAGAACACATACTTCGATATCCTGATTTTGAATGGAATTGGGGTATTATTAGCAGTTGTAAAAGTGTTGATAAAAAATTTTTGTTAAACCACTCGAAAACAAACTTCAATGAATTTTACTCTTATCATTCGGGTTTAATAATAGATGAAGTTGAACATTTGTCTCCAAACCAGATTTCTTGTAATTTATTACTTGGAACACTAGAGGAAAAAATTGAATTTTTAAGAAAGTTTTATGCGGCCCGTGTAATAGGTAATGCATTTTTTAACTGTTATTGGCACTATGAATATGCTTATTGTAAAAAGCGGTTAAACAAAAGATATGATGAGTTATTTCACAGTGATTTAACAATGACCTAAGTATAATAAATGGATGAACTGATTGTCAGTAATGTTTATGATGAAATTCTTGGGTTTTCTCGGTGCTACACTAATGATGGAAAACTTGTCATTCTTTTGTCAAAGTATGGTTGGAGTAGTTGGACGCGAGAACCAATTGCATCACACCTTCTAATGAACTCTAAAATTGTAAATTTTTTTATTCAAAACTATAACGAAAAACATAGACACGATGAACCGATGAAAACTTTTTTGCAAAGTCTTTTTAACATTGACAATGAAGATGTTTATGAAATTTTGGGAGGCATTGAAGAACTAAGACTTGCATTTATACCAAAAGGTTGCAAATTCCAGGTTATTACTGAAGGATTAGCTGAATATGTCAGCATATATAATGAAAAGGTTTGGAGAGACGCGTAAAATGCATATCATCTAAAATCAATTGAAAAAAATAAATATATTTTTCCGTGTTAAATAAAATGATAACTAATTACCTAGTTACTCTTGTTGCTATGTTCGCAATTATATTTAGTTTATTCAAGACTGAGATCAAAGAAAATTTTACGTCGTCTGTTGTTCACACTGCAAACGGTTTAGCTCCCGGTGGCAATTTCTTTGGGTGGGGCGGTGATGGTCTGTCTTTTACTGCAGTTGGTGGGAACCCCACGAGCAGAATGTACAACGGTGTAAAGTACAATCTTGACTATCCTAGACAGCTTGGTTATCAGGATTATATGGCGTTTCCTCCCAAAGAGACCAAAGAAGGGTATGCAGCATATCCTGAAAACGAGCCATGCTACAAAACTGGTATAGATGCCGGTCGTAACATTCAGACCGCCCCTCCTCCGAGGTTCATGACCACTGCTCCTAAGCTAGAGCATTACCAGCCCGTCGATACTGCCAAGTGGGCTGTCAATTTAGAGAAGCCTATCGACCATGCCGAGGATCTTGTAATAAGCCCTTTTGGACAGATGCAGCGGGACTCTCGCAGAAGCAATGCACAAGATATTCAGGAGAATTATGACAATTATGCCAAGGCATCTGTAGATTTGCCCAAAGACATGTGCAATGTAAACATGCTTGGTTCCGAGTCTCAGCCTGTTATCTATGATCGTGTAATGTACTCAAACATTCGCTCTCGCCTACGCGGCCAGGGTGATTATATTCGTGGCGACTTGATGATTGCACCCGACAACTACAAGCCCAACGGCGGTGGTCATCCTCAGTGGTTTCAGGTTTCTGTCAAGCCCGAGCGCGATCTAAACTCTGGTTGTATGGAACATCTTTTCGGTCGGAAGGAAGAGATTGCTCTTGGTCTCGCCGAAGCCGATATCGACGTTGCTTCTTTTGGTTTGTAAAAATCATATATTATGTTTTCATTCAATACATAATATTTTATATTTTATCTAATAAATGGTTCTTTCAAAAAAACAAAAATTAATAATTGCCGGAGGTGTTTTTCTGCTTTTAATTATAAGTATTGCTATAATAGTAATTGCATCAGGTTCAAAGAATAAATCAAACTCGTCAAATACAGTTCCTATAACTACTTATGTGCCAAAAATGAAACAACCAGCCAAAATTATTCCCATGCAACAACCAGCCAAAATTATTCCCATGCAACAACCAGCTCCCATGCCAGGTATCAAACACACACCTGCAACTACACCTGGTTTAGGACCTTCCAATACTCCTTCTGGGTCTCCTAAGAATACTCCTTCTGGTTCTCCTCCTTCTGGTTCTCCTCCTTCTGGTTCTCCTAAGAATACTCCTTCTGGTTCTCCTAAGAATACTCCTTCTGGTTCTCCTCCTTCTGGGTCTCCTAAGAATACTCCTTCTGGTTCTCCTCCTT